CGGAGACCGCCCGGCTCCCGCGTCCTCGTCGACCCCGAGCACGACGCGCTCCTCCGCGAGACCGCGGACATCACCGCCGGGTGGGCCGCCAGGGTCCGCGCCGTCCCCGGCCTCCGCCTCGCCCGCCACGGACACCCCCACGCCAGCCCGGAGGCGGTCGCCGCGGACTGCGCCGTCCTCGCCGCCCACACCGTCCCCCTGCTCGCCCTCCCGCCCGGCCCCATGACCCGCTCCTTCACGTGGCCCGCAGGCTCCGCGATGCCCCCCGGCCTCGCCGCGGACCTCGCCGACCTCGAAATCCTCCACATCGGCGACGGGTGGCTCAAAGCCCAGACCCGCCTGTCCGGCGAAGACGCCGGCCTCGAAATCCTGGACCTGCACCGCCGCGCCGTCCGCCTCCTCGGGGAGACCCCCGCGCCCCCGGAAATCCTCGACGGCATCCCCTGCCGCAACTGCGAGGCCATGTCGTCCCTCGCCGTCCTCGAGCAGCCCCCGCCCGACCCGGAAAAGCCCGCCCCCCCGTGGTGCCGGTGCCTCGAATGCCGCGACGAGATGACCCGGAAGGAGTACGAGGACTGGGCGGCGCAGTACGCGGCATGGACGCGGGGCGCAGGCGTCCTCACCTGCCGCAGGTGCGACCTCGGGTACTGCGAACGGTGCTGCTGGGACCGCTGCTCATGCCGTGCTGCGGGACACGCCGCCGCCTTATTTGCCAAGATCGATCAGGGGTGCAACACTGACGGCTGACGGCAGAACTGTCCCCGGAGCGCGGCGCGCCCGGGGTCTTTTCACATTCCGGGGCGGTGAGCGCATGCTCCCTGCCCGAGGAGACGGCCTGCTCACCACTCCCCAGCTCGCCCGCCTGCTCGGCGTGAGCCCCGCGACGGTCCGGTCGTGGCGCAACCGCGGCTGGCTCGCCAAGCAGGGCCTTGACGAGCGCGGCCACCCGCTGCACACCCCGGAAGCGGGCCGCGCGGCGGAAAAGCTGGTCCGCGAGCACGGCCTCCAGGCGTCCGGGGTCGACCCCCGGCTTCTCCGCAAGGGGACGGCGCGGGCAGCGTGACCGTGACCGTGACCGAGCAGGACGGCCGGTGCCGCGCCACGGTCCCCTCCGAAGGCCGGGATCTGCCCTGCTGCGAGCCCGGTCACCCGGACCCCGCCGAGGCGGCACGGCACGCGTGGACGCTGACCAGGGCGATAGCGCGGAAAACGATCTTGAACCCCCCGTAAACGATCTTGAAAGACCGTCTCCGCGCGGGGGCCGCGGCCTCTATGAGCACAAGTTCAGGAGGCACCTTCTATGGCCGAGCGCGCCGGGCCTTTCTGCGGGGCCGAGCGCCGGCACGGCAACGGCAAGTGCAGGCGCGACGCCGGGGCCGGAACCGACCACAAGGGCTACGGCAGGTGCTCATGGCACGGCGGAAGCTCCCCGGCCGGAAGCCAGTCGGCAGCGGAGCAGCGCATCGAGGACCAGGCACAGAAACTGCTGTACCAGCATGACGCGGCCCCCGTCGCCAACCCGCTGCTGGCCCTGCAGGCTCTCGCCGGGCGGGCACTGGCGATGGAGGCCGCGATCGGCGAGGCCGTCAACCGGCTCGGCTCGATCCGCTACGACACCGAGACGGGCGGCGAGCAGCTCCGGGCCGAGGTTGCCGTCATGGAACGGGCCATGGACCGGTGCGGCAAGCTCCTGACCGACATCGCCCGGCTGAACATTGACGAGCGGCTCGCGAAGATCGAGCGGGACAAGGCGGACGTCATCGTCGAGGCGATCGAGATCGCCCTCGCCGCGGCGGGCATCCGTGGGCAGCAGGCGACGGAGGCGAAGCGGGCCGCCGCGCGGCACCTGAGGGCTGTTGCCTGACGCGTTCTCCCTGGCCGCCGACGAGCTTGAAGACGGCGCCGACGTCTCGGGCATCCTCCGCTTCTACGATGACCCGGCCGGGTTCGCCGAGCAGGCGATCGCATGGAAGCCGGGCAGGTCCCTGTCGCCCTACCAGGCCGAGGTCCTGGGGAAGATCCCGGCCGGCAAGCGCGTCTCGGTCCGGGGCCCGCACGGGCTGGGGAAGAGCACGACTTCCGCCCTGGCTGTCCTGTGGTTCGCCCTGACCCGCGACGCGGCCGGGCGCGACTGGAAATGCGTCACCACCGCCGGGGCCTGGCGGCAGCTCACCCACTACCTGTGGCCGGAGATCCGCAAGTGGTCCCGCATGGTCCGGTGGGACTTCCTCGGCCTGCCTCCGCTCCGCGAGGGCCATGAACTGCTCGTCTTGTCGATGAAGCTGCGGCACGGCGAGGCGTTCGCGGCTGCGTCGAACAAGCCGGAGCTGATCGAGGGCGCGCACGGCGACTCGGTCATGTACGTGTTCGACGAGTCGAAGGCGATCATCGCCGACACGTTCGACGCTGCCGAGGGCGCGTTCTCGGGCGCGTCGGATGACGAGGGGCTCGAGGCGTTCGCGCTGGCGATGTCGACGCCGGGCGACCCGAACGGCCGGTTCTACGATATCCACCGGCGTGCCCCGGGCCTGGACGACTGGCATGCCCGGCATGTCACGCTCGAAGAGGCGATCGCGGCCGGCCGCGTGTCGCGGGAGTGGGCGGAACGAAGGCGGCAGCAGTGGGGCGCGGACAGTGCCGCCTACCACAACCGGGTGCTGGGCGAGTTCTGGTCCTCGGATGAGGACGGGGTCATCCCTCTGCGCTGGATTGAGCTGGCGAACGAGCGGTGGCACGAGTGGGACGCGTCCGGGCGCCCGGACCTTCCCGGCCCGCACGTTGACGGCGTGGACGTGGCCCGGTCGGGTGAGGACAAGACGGTGATCGCGATCAGGCGCGGCCCGGTCCTGGCGGAGCTTCGTCGGTCCTCGAAAGAGGACACGATGCAGACCGCCGGCCGGGTGAAGGCGCATCTCGACACCGACCCGGACGCGACCGCCGTGGTGGACGTGATCGGCATCGGGGCGGGCGTGCTGGACCGGCTCCGCGAGCAGGGCTGCAAGGCGGTCGGTTTCAACGCCTCGGCGGGCACGAAGAAACGGGACGCGTCAAACGAGCTGGGCTTCGTGAACCTGCGGTCGGCGGCGTGGTGGTCGCTGCGCGAGCAGCTTGATCCCTCCGCCGGGTCTGACGTGGCGCTGATCCCGGATGACCTGCTGCTCGGCGACCTGACCGCCCCGAAGTGGCGGGTCATGTCCGGGGGGAAGATCCAGGTGGAGTCCAAGGACGACATCAGGAAGAGGATCGGCCGGTCCACGGACGACGGCGACGGCACGGTGCAGGCGTTCAACGGCGACGGCGGGTCGTACATGGACGCGTACGGGGTCGTGAAGTGCGGCGGTTGCGGGCGCGGTTTTCTCGGCATGGCGGACGGGAAGCCGAGGGACCGGTGCCCGCACTGCGGCGCGGCTGCGGAGACGGCGTGAAGGCCCCATCCCGGACGGAAAGCGACAGGAGCGAAGTGGCGCTGACGCGCTTGTGCCCGTTCTGCCTTGAAGCGGCCGTAGAGTGCATCTGCCCCGAGGAGGAGCCAGTGCCAGCGATCCCCGGAATGCGGCAGATCCCGGACGCGCAGGCGGAGATGGAACGGCTCGCCGAGGCCCGCAAGCAGCCGCCCGCCGGCGTGGTCCTGACTGGCATCGCCTGCCCCGTCTGCGGCAGGCAGGTCCCCGTCGAGTGCGGCGACGTGACCGGCCTCGACCTTGCGGGCATGCTCGCAATCGCAATGGCCAAGGCAGACCAGGCGCACGTCACCTGCGATGCCGTCGAACACGGCCCGGTCTCCGTCAGCGCTGCCGACGCGGACGGCGCGGAGAAGTACCGGGAGCAGGCCGCCGCGGCGCCGTTCCCCGGCCTGCAGACGCGCTTCGGCCGGTGACCTCTCCCGGCATCCCCCGCTCCCACGGCGAGCCCCTCCTCGACCGTGCCGCCGCCGGGGCGATCGACGCGGCACGGGAGCGGGCAGGGATCGGCAGGCCGCCCGGCTTCCCGTTCCCGCAAAGGCACGTCCTCACCCCGGAAGAGCGGAAGGAAGCCCTCGCCGCCGCGAAGGACGCCTGCCAGCTGTGCGGCGGCCTTCACGCCGCCCCCGGCACCCCGGCCTGCCCGCGCCTGCGCATATTCGAGCTCAACCCGGACGGCAGGGTCATCAAGGGCGAGTTCTGGCAGGACGGCACATGGGACGCGACCCGGGTGCTTTTCATCGCCGACGCGGCCGAGGAACCCGGCACCGGGGACGATGACGAGGGTGAGCGTGACTGACGCCGAGCGGTTCCTGGCGGAGATCGTCAAGACGGCCGAGGCGCTCGGCTTCAGCGAGGTCATCGTGCTGGGGTGCGACGCGGAGCCCGGCCGGTGAGCGCGCCCTCGGACGGCGGGCAGGACCAAGCCCTCGCCGGCCTCGCGGGCGTTTCCGTCCCGGACGGCGTGAACCGGGACGTCCTGCGCCTGGACCTGATCGGCAGGGCACGGGAGAACGGCGTCACCTGGGCCGCGATCGGGGCGAGCCTCGGCGGGATGAACGGCAAGGCGGCGAAGGCGGCGGCGAAGAGGCTCGCCAGGGACACCCGGCGGCAGCTCGCGGCGGCGGTGCCCGGGGACGTCATCGAGGAGATCCTGAAGTCATGACCGAGACTCCCGGCGAGTACCGCAAGCCCTCTCCCGGTGACCTCGCCGGCCGCTTCACCCCGCCCGGTACCGACGTGACCCGGCTCCTGAACTCGCTGAAGTCCGCGCACGCCCCCGCGGCCCCGGCCCCTGGCGCCTGCCTGCCTGCCGACCCGTTCGGGAAGGCCGACGGCGCCGGCATAGCCCTCGCCGAGATGTACCGTTCCATGCTCGCCGGCGGAATCCCGCTCCCGTCGGTGGAGAAGATCCTCGGGCACATGCTCGCCAGCCTGCCGTCTCAGGATGATCAGCGCCCCGGCGGCGTGTAAACGTCATCCGCCTTCTTGCACCGCCTGCACAGCACGAAGTCCGCGTCCCATGAGATCAGCCCGAGCGGGCGGCGGCACCAGTTGCAGAACCCCTCGGCCATGAGCGTCACGGACTGACCGTACCCGCCGGGGGGTGGCCCCTTGGCAAGCCCGGCCGCCATCCTCCGTGCCGCCAAGGCCGTTCCCGGCGCAGCGCAGGCAACCCCGCCGCCGCAGGGGGCACCGGGATGGTCCGGGGCGATGTCGCCGCTCGCCCGCGAACTGGCCGCACCGGACTCCTACCGGAACGCCTACGGCCCGTTCCTGCCCAGGCCGCCGCAGGACTTCACGCAGGGCGCGTTCGGGCCGTTCTCCCCGATCCTCCCCGTCCCGGTCGACGCCCCCGAGGACAACGGCAGGGCCGAGCCCCGCCGGGAGCAGTACGAGGTCGGCTGGAACCTGCCCGTCGGCCAGCCCGGCACCGAAGGGATCAAGCTCGCGTCGTTCCAGACGCTGAGGACCATCGCCGACCTCTACAGCGTCGCCCGCAGCTGCATCCAGCTCCGGAAGAACGAGATCAAGGGCGTCGCCTGGGACATCGTCCCCACCCTCGACGCGGCCAAGGCGATGCGCGGCTCCCCGTCCCAGTCCAAGGACTTCGGGAAGCGCCGCGCCGAGGCCCTGAAGTTCTTCCAGCGTCCCGACCCGGACTACTTCACGTGGTCGTCATGGATCGGCGACGTCATGGAGCAGGTCCTCGTCTTCGACGCCCTGTCGGTCTTCCTGCAGCCCAAACGCGGCAAGGGGCTGGGGAAAGGCCTGCTCGGCTCCGACCTCGACTGCCTGCAGCTCATCGACGGCGAGACGATCCGCCCCCTGTACGACCTGCACGGCGCCACCCCCCGCCCCCCGGCAGTGGCATGGCAGCAGTACCTTTACGGCGTTCCCCGCGCCGACTTCACGGCGGTGATCACCGGCCGGGACATCGACGAGGCAGGCCTGACCGGAGCCCAGTGGGGCCAGTTCCGCGGCGACCAGCTCCTGTACCTGCCGGTGGAGAAGCGCAGGTGGACCCCGTACGGGTTCCCGCCCGTCGAGCGGGCACTGCTGCCGATCATGGCCGGCCTGCAGAAGCAGGGCTACGCCCTGGACTTCTTCCGCGAGGGCACCGTCCCCGCCGTCTACATCTCGCCGGGCGACACGGCGATGACGCCGAACCAGATCCGGGAGCTGCAGGACGCCCTCAACGCGATCACGGGCGACCCGGCCTGGCATCACAAGGTCATCGTGCTGCCCCCCGGCTCCAAGACGATGCCGCAGCGCCCGGCTGAACTCGCCGACCAGTTCGACGAAGTGGTAATGAACTGGGTGTGCATGTCGTTCGACGTGCAGCCGATGGAACTCGGCATCAGCCCGAAGGTCTCCACCACGCAGAGCCCCGGCGCAGCCAACCAGATGGCCAAGGCGTCGCAGTCCTCCCAGGAACGCAAGGCCACCAAGCCGACCCTGGAGTTCCTCTCCGCGATCTGCGACTACATCCTGCAGGAGGTCTGCCGGCAGGCCGACATGCGGTTCCTGTTCGAGGGCCTCGAAGAGGACGAGGACGAGCTGACCCAGACGACGATGCTCACCGCGCAGATCAGCGCGGGCCTGCGGAGCATCGACGAGGGACGGGGCGAGCTCGGCCTTCAGCCGTGGGGCCTGCCCGAGACGTCCGATCCCGGCTGGGCGTCCCCGACTGCGGGCTTCGTCCCGCTCGGCCAGGTCGACGCCACGGGCGCCCCGGTCGCGGGCGCGCAGCCGGACGCCTCCCACCCGGCGGGCGCACCCCCGGCAGGACAGGCACCGGGACAGCCGGCCGGGCAGCGCCAGCCGGGAAGCGCTCCGGCCGGCCGGCAGGACCAGGAACCGGGCCAGGTACCCGGACGGCAGCAGGGCAACGCCGGCCAGTCTCCAGGCCACGACGCGGCCGAGGCGGCGGCAGCCGCGCAGCAGTCCGCGGCCGGGCACGGCACCGGCAGCAGCCGCGCATCCTCCCCGAAGGCCGCCCATGCCGAACTGGACGCCCTCGCCCGGCACCTGCGCAAGGGCCGCGCCATCTCCACGTGGCAGCCCCGGCACCTGCCCGCGGTCACCCTCGCGATGATCTCCGAGGACCTCGCGAAAGGCCTGTCCGCCGGCCAGGCCGTCGACGTCGCGCGGGCAATCACCCTGCCGAAGGCGGATTGGGAGTGGGCCGGCAAGGATGCCGGTGACAGCGGCCCGAAAGGATGGCCGGGCTGGGAGCTTGACGAGATCCTCGCCCGGGTCTACGCCGGGAAGCTGACAGCTGCGTTCAAGACTGCGGCGAGGGCCATCCGGCAGGCCGCGGCCCGCTGGCTCGGCCAGGCGGCCGGTTCCGCGGACGCGGCGGCGCGGGCGATCCGGCAGGCGGTCGAGGACTCCCTCGGCGGCATCCTGCGGGACGCGTGGACTGAAGGTTACGCGCTCGGCCAGCAGGCCGCCATGGCGATGATCACCGAGGCGGACGCGGTCGACTGGGGCGAGTGGACTCCGGGCGACGCCGAGGCCGCGGCGAAGGTCGCCGACGCTTCCGGCCTGTCAGACCTGCTGTCGCAGTACGGGATCGGCGCGATCAAGTCGATCTCGGGGACGAACATGGACGGCGTCGCGCAACTGCTGTCGGATGCACTGGACGGGGGCCTGTCGTCGGCGTCGCTCGCCCGGCAGATCCTCGGCCTGCTCAACCTTCCGGGCCGGGCGCAGATGATCGCGCAGACGGAGATCGCCCGCGCCGTGTCCGCGGCGACACTGGACCGGTTCTCGGCCATGAACGTGACGGCGAAGCAGTGGCTCATCGCCCCGTCGAAAGCATGCCCGTCATGTGTCGCGAACGCGAGCCAGGGCGCGATCCCTGCTAACGCTGACTTCCGGAGCGGCGTCAAGTCGCCTCCGGGCCATCCGTCGTGCCGGTGCGCCATCGCCCCGGCCGCGGTCGCAGGGGTCAGCCTGGCCGGCAAGTCCGTCCGCGTCATCGACCTCAACGGCCAGGAGACACGGCGCGGCCAGCGGCAGGACGACGACGGGGGCTACGCGGCCGGCGGAGGCGCGGCCGGGGTGAGGCCGCACGACGGCGACGGCAGGCAGCAGGACATCCCCGGCGGCGTTCCCGGCTCCACGGCAGGCGGGGAACCTCCCCGCTGGGACGGGTCGGAACCGGAGCCCCGGGTCATGACCGTGCCGGACGACGAGGACGACGCTGACTACCCGGACACCCGGGGCGTGCCCTCTCGTCCCGGCACTTACTGGCCCGCCCCGTACATGGACGGGTACTGGCCGCAGGGCGGCCACGGCACCCGCCAGGCGGGAACGTCGAGCCCCGGCGGCGGGGGGGCGAGGGGAAGGCCCCCGAACGGCGTCGGGAAGGGCGCTGCCGACCTGGACGACCCGAACCCGGCCGACGCGGAGCACGTCCGCGCCCTGATGGAGCAGAAATTTCCGGAGAAGGCCCTGAGCTGGGTGGACGATGCACGGTGGATCGGCCCCGTGAACGTCCCGCTCGACCGGATCGACTTCTCCGGCGAGGACTCGTGGGCAGCCTCTCACGATAAGGCGACGGTCAAGCGGTACGCGAAGGACATCAAGCACGGAACCGGCCACGCCCACCCGGTGATCCTCGTCCAGTCCCCGGCCAGCCCGAAAGCCGTCATCATCGACGGCCACCACCGCACCCTGGCGTACCGGAAGCTCGGAAGGCCCGTTAAGGCCTACGTCGGGCAGGTGGACAAGGTCACCCCGGAGATCGCCGAGACCCACTCCTACCAGGCGGGAGGCGGCGGTGACATGACGGGCAAGGCGGCAGTTCCCGGGCTCACGTCCCGTTCGGGAATGATCTCCCTCGACCTGCCGCCGGGCACGATCGCGCCGGTACCGGGCGGGGTGGACGACCATCACGTCACCGTCGTCTACCTCGGGCCGGACGTGGACGACGACGCGTTCGCGGACGCCTGCGCGAGGGCGCAGGCGGCGGCGCGGCTTGCACCCGGCCCGCTCGCCGGCATCCTCGCCGGCGCCGGCTCGTTCGAGCCGTCCGGTTCCAGCGGCGGCAAGGTGCCCGCGTTCATCCCGGCCCGCATCCCCGGCGCGGAACGCCTGCGGAACGACCTCGCGGACCTGTCGGCGAGCGAGCACGCGGACTGGAAGCCGCACGTCACCATCGCCTACCTTGACCCCGGCGAACCGCTCCCGGACCCCGGGCCGCCGGTTCCGGTGATGTTCACGCACCTGTCCGTTCACCGGGGCGGCGACGTGCGCCGTTTCCCGCTCGGCGGCTAGCCGGGTGGGCAAGCCCGGCCGCGGGCACCGCAAGGACAGGCGCGGCAGGCGGCTCGCGAAAGCCGTGCACGCCCCTCTCCCCGATCGCCGCCGCAATGGCGCCGAGCCACCCTCCGCGCGCCTGCTCCAGTCGGTCGCCGGCGCACTGAACGCCTGCGAGGCCGCCGGGATCATCGTCCAGCTCGCCCACGGGGCCGTCATCACCGACGAAGGCTACGTCTTCGCGGTAGGCGCAGCCGGGGGACGCTGGGCCGCCCGCTCCCGGACGCTGACCGGGTTCCCTGCAGCGGACGGCGACGACTAGCAAGCAGACCTGCCCATCGCGGCACGAACACCCCTACGCAAGGAGATGTGTGGCCACTGCCGTGACCGGCCGGGACCCGGACCTCGTCTACCACTCGTTCCCCATCGAGAAGTTCGACACGGACCCGGAGACCGGCACCCTGTACGTGTACGGGAAGGCCACGTCGCCCGACGTCGACTCCGACGAGCAGATCGTGGACCCGGACTGGTCGGCGAAGGCGATGGAGACATGGTTCGCCTCCGGGCCGAACGTGCGGGTGATGCACAACCCGACAGCGATGCCCGCAGGGTCCGGCGTCAAGGTGGAAATCAACCGGGACGGCGACGGCGCCCACTGGGTGAAGGCCGCGGTCGACGAGCCGACCGCCAAGCGCATGGTGGAACGCAAGCACCTGCGTGCCTTCTCCGTCGGCATCGCCCGCCCGCTGATCGTCCAGGACGTCACCGGCAAGGCCCGGAACGGGATCATCAAGGGCGGCGAGCTCGCCGAGATCTCCCTGGTCGACCGGCCCGCGAACCGGTCCTGCTACGTGGAGATCGCCAAGTCCGCCGGGGACGGGTCGTGCGAGTTCACCGGCAAGGTCTTCGGCGGTGACGACTTCCTCGCCAAGACCGTGAACGTGGACGTGCCGAAGGGGGCGCCGGTCACGTTCTCGCCGGAGGACCTGAAGAAGCTGCTGGAGCATCGCAGGCTCGCCGAGGAGCGGGAATCCGCGGAGAAGGGCGAGCTGTCCGCCGCTGACCGTTCCCGGCTCCCGGCCTCCTCGTTCGCCTACGTCGACTCCGACGGCAACGGCCACCTTCCCGTGCACGACGAGGGCCATGTCCGCTCCGCGCTCGGCAGGTTCGGCCAGCAGCAGTTCGAGGACGGCGCGTCCCGCAAGAAGGCCGCCCGCAAGATCATCGGCAGGGCGCGGGAAATGGGGATCAGCGTGGACGAGGACTCCGACGTCGCCCAGGCGGCGGCCGGGAAGACCGCCCTGCCTGACGGCGTGAAAGCGGCCGGGAAGTGCGGCCTCTGCCACGGCTCCGGCAAGATCATGGACGGCAACCGCGACTGCCCCCGCTGCCACGGCGACGGGAACATCGCCGAAGGCGAACCTGACGAGCACGGCGAGAATCAGGACAAGGACGCGGAACCGGACATCGCCAAGGCCGGCGCGCGGTCCTGCAAGGGATGCGGGAAGAGCCACCACGCGGACTCCCCGGCGAAGTTCTGCGACTCCTGCGGCACGAAGCTCCCCGCGGCGGGCGGGAAGGACGCCGAACCGGACGTCGTCAAGGACAGCGGCGGCACCGGGGAGGACGGCCCGGACGACGCCGGCCAGGGCGGCGGCGATGACGGCGGCGGCGACGACCCGGATGCCGCCGCCGCGGAGAAGGCCGCGGCCCCTGCCGTGACCGGGAAGCCGAAAGTCCCGTGCCCGTCCTGCGGCAGGCAGGTCAAGGCGAAGATGGCGTTCTGCCCCAAGTGCGGCGGCGGCATGACGGCCGGCAAGGCCGGCAAGCCGACTCCCGGCGACGGGGTGACCGGGGAGCACGTCCAGCCCGTTCCCGCCCACCGTGAACCGGACGGCCCGTACATCGAGTCGCTCGAGCACGACGCCGGCCTGCCCACCGACCCGGACGGCCCCTACCTGAACCGCGGCGGCGCGGAGAAGGCCGCGGCGCTGCGGTTCAAGTCCCTCGGAGTCCCGCACGGCCTCGGCGTGCTGCACGACCTCACCTGCCCCGCCTACGCCCCGGCCGCGGTCGCCAAGGCCCACCCGGGCGCGGCACTCGCCGACATCGACGCCGAGGAGTGGATGGGCAAGGCCCTCGACGCCGCCGCGACCGCCCCGCTGCCCGAAGCGGGCGCGATGCAGCTGCTGTGGCAGCACGCCCTCACCCTGAAGGGCGCCGACCCGGAGATCGTCTCCGAGGTGTCCGGTGCGCTGCACAAGGCGTTCGCCGACGCCAACCCGGGACCGGGCACGTTCCCGGTACCAGGCGAGCTCAGCGCGCAGCGGTTCCGGCGCCCCTACATCACCGAAGGCCACGCCGCCCCCTCGCCCGGCCAGGACGGGCCGAACACGGCACAGGTCCCCCCGCCCGGCGGCATTTCGGCTACCCAGTTCAACCGGGACTACCTCAGCGACGGGCACGCCGCCGACTCCCCGCAGAACAAGGCCGACGGCGGCGCCCCCCCGAAGCCCGGCGCCTCCAACGGCGGGCGGGTCTTCTACCGCAACACCGCCCGCGACAACACGAGGGCGGCAATGCAGGCGATGCACGACCACATCGCCGCCACCTTCCCCGACCTGTGCGCCATGAACCCCGGCCCGGAAGCGGACCCTGCGCCCCAGCCGGGGCCGCTGCCCCGCCCGGCCGGCTCATCCAAGGCGGCGAAGGCGGAGAAGCCGGCGAAGCGCCGCGACCCGGAACCCGCCGCGGCCCGGCAGCCGGAACCCGCCGCCAAGGCGGCGGGCGCGGCGTCACCGGACCTTGTCAAGGCCGCCGTCGCCGAGGCCGCGGCAGGGCTCGCGGGACAGCTCGCCGAGACACGGCAGCTGCTCGAAGCGCAGGCGGAAGTCCTGAAGAAGCAGGCGGCAGTCCTCGACGCCATCGCCGGCCAGCCCGACCCGGCATCCCCCTACCGGGGTGCCGCCCTCCCGTACCAGGGCAAGACGGCGACGGCCCCGGCGGGGCCGCTGTCGATGGCCGGGGCCGCGGAGCAGGCCCAGGCCCACGTGTACGCCGAGCTTTACCGGGAGTGGCGCGAGTCCCCCGACCCCGCGGCACGGCTGGCAGCCGAGCGGGCGATGGAGAAGATGCGCGGCCTCCCCTACACCTCCTGACGATCACGCCGCCACGGCGGCGGACACGCATGACGCACGAAAGGAGCTGTGTGGCAGACATCCTCACAGCGGAACCCCCGGCCCCGGCGGCGCTCTACGGAACCCCCGCCGTCGAGGCGGAACGCGCAGCCTCCGGCGCCAGCAGCACCGGCGACGTCCTGAAGGCCCGCATGCCCGAGCTCGTCAAGGGCGCCGGCATGGCCTTCAAGGGCGGCAACACGCCCCTGTCGGACCCGGTCGAGATCACCACGAAGGCCCACCGGGCCACCCTCGACCTGCGGTCCGAGACGTGGCGCGGCTACCATGCCCGTGCCGACGTCGTGAAGTCCGGGTTCAAGCCCGACTTCCTGAAGCAGTTCGGGGCGCTCGCCACGGCCCTGTCGGCGCCGTCGTTCGCCGAGCAGCTCGCCCAGTTCGCCTCCCTCCTGCCCGGCGGCGGAAGCGACGCGCTGAAGTCGTTCACCGCAGGCAACATGGGCATCGGGTCGGTTTACGGCCTGACCCCGTTCAACCTGCTCGCACCGTCCCGGCTCATCTACCCCGTTTACACGGTGTACAGGAACAAGTTCCCCCGGCCCGCCGGGCAGGGCGTGTCCCTGATCGAGCGGCTCGCCCTCGGCATCTCCGGTTCCCAGACCGGCGGCGAAGGCGTCCTGGACATCTCCATCGGGGAACTCGTCCAGAACGGCGGCTCGTTCAGCAACTGGCCGCTGAACCTGCCCCCGTCCGGGTCGCAGAACTTCGAGACGCTCAACGTGCCGTACCGGTTCTTCGGCATAACCGAGCAGCTCTCGTGGCTCGCCCAGTTCGCCGGGCAGGGATTCGAGGACATCAGCGCTCTCGCCAACCTCATCATGCTGCAGGAGATGATGCTCGGCGAGGAGTACCAGATGATCGCCGGCACCTCCGTGCCGCTCGCGGTCCCGGGCACGCCGACCTGCACCGTCCGCACCGCCGGCTCCAACGAGACCGCGTTCAACACCACCATCACCAACGTGAAGGTGGCCGCCACCAACTACTTCGGCTCCACCGCCGTCTCGGTGGCCAGCTCCGGCTTCAGCGTCTCCGCCGGCCAGGTCGTCGACGTCACCATCCCCGCCGTCGCGGGCGCGATGACGTACTCGATCTACGGGTACGACGGCACCCACTACTACCTGCTGGCCTCCGGTGTCGGCGGCATCCGCTACACCCTCCAGGGGTACGCCACCCTCCCCGCGATCGTCACCCCGCCGGCGTCCGACACCGGAACCGGCGCCGCGACCCGTATGGAAGGCGTCATCCCGACCCTCACCGGCGTCTCCGCCTCCGCGGGCATCTACCCGTCCGGGTGGCAGGCCGGGTACGTCAACAACTCCGTCGGCACCCACCTGTCCTACAACGCGATCTACACCGCGCTGAAGGCACTGTGGAACTCCTCGTCCAACAGCCCGGGAGCGTTCAAGGGCGACCCCGCCGAGTGCATCAGCTCCGGCACTGACATCGCCAACCTCTCCCAGGACGTCATCGCCCAGGGCGACGCCACCACCTACCGGCTGTTCATCCAGCAGTCCGAGGTCGGCGACGTCCAGGTCGGCGGCGCCGTCTCCGAGTTCCGCAACCCGGTCACCCGTTCGATCATGAAGATGGTCGTCCACCCCTGGTACACCCAGGGAACCGCGGACCTGCTGTCCTACCAGCTGCCCCAGACGTGGACCAACGTCGCCAACGCCATCGAAATGTCCGTCGTGCAGGACTACGCATCGATTGCGTGGCCCGTCATCGACGCGACTTTCCGCTACTCCATTTTCTTGTATGGCGCCCTGGTCATGCACGCGCCTTTCTACAGCGCGCACCTTGCGGGGCTCCAGAACTCGGACACCACTCCGTACAGCTAGAGGAATTCCGCAGCCTCGCCCGCCCCGGCGGCCAGGAGCCGCTTCCGTTCCAGTCCGGGCACGCACGGTGCACCCGTGCACCGAGTGTCCGGACTGGAGCGCCGGCCGCGATAATCGGCCACGCGGAATTGCGGCGCCTGTCCCGATAGGGGCCGCCTACCTTCACTCCTATTTGCGCGAGAATTCGCGACCGCATGATTTTCAGGAAATCCGGGTTGCCGGATGAAAGGACTGTGTGGAAGCATTCACCACCACCCCTCCCGCCTACCAGGCGACCCCGTCGCTCGGCACCACTGCGACGCAGATCTACTCCGGCACCGGCGTCACCGTCTCCGGGACCGCCTACTCGTTCCCGGCCGGGGTCACCCTGTCGAACCTGATCATCCAGAACTCGGGCACCGCGACCGCCTACGTCGGCCAGGGCTCGACCGTCAGCTCGGCGACCGGCCTGGCCGTCCTCGCGGGGACCGGGATCGTCATCGAGGCGTCCGTCGCCCAGGGCACGGCGTCCACGTTCAACCTGTGGGGCATCGCCGCGGGCGGGACGACCTCGCTCGAGCTGTCGCTCGGCACCCTCGTCGAGAACGTCTGACACCGCCCCAGGGCAGTTAGGGAGTCGTGTGGGAGCACCGTTCAGCACGCCGGTGTCAGTGACGCCGGTACAGGTGTACGTCCCGTCGCCGTCCGGGGTCCCCTCGGTGTTCATTGCGAACACCGGGCAGAACCCGGTGTACGTCGGCGGCTCCGAGGTGACGACCGTGGCGGGGCTGGAGCTCACGCCCGGAGCGTCGATGACCCTGGCCAATGCCGTTCAGGGCGTCTTCGCGGCGTCCGGGTTCACTCCCGGGGCTGCGGCAGGCACCGTGGCGGCGAACATCGCCCAGGGCGGCTCGGTGATCTCCGTCGCGTCCGGAGGGTCGTCGTTCACCATCGGGTCGGAGATCGTCATCGAGCAGGGGAGCGCCCGGCAGGAACTCCAGGCGGTGGCCGCTCATACCGGGACGACGGTGACCGTCAGCGGGACGTTCGCGTTCGCGCACGGGTCGACGGTGACGTTCAGCCAGGTCATCGCCGCTCCCGCTCTCGTCACGGTGAGCGCCGGGGCGGTCTGACCGGTGGCGATCCAGGCATCGCAGTGGGCGGTGGGCACCGTGGCGACAGTCATCGCCAGCGTGCCCGCCGGCCCCTGCACCGTCATCCTGTCCAACGTGTCAGGGGAGACGGTGTACGTCGGAGGGTCTGCCGTCACCGCGGCACGGGGATTCCCCGTGCCTTCCGGCGTCACGCCCGTCGTCATCCCCGGGTACCCGTCGTCGTCGGCCACGCAGCTGTCCGCGGTAGCAGGATCGGCGGCGACCATCGGCGTCATCATCTCGACGGACGGGTGAGTCATTGAGCGTTAAAGTGCAGCTCCCCCCGGGGTGCGAGGGCCTGAACATGCAGGACGGCACCCGCTACGACGCCCGCAAGGGCGGCGCGGTCATGGTCGCCGACGAGCACGCCTCCGCCGTCCAGCGGTACTCCGGCGGCGACGCGGCGATCCTCAACGGCGCGTTCCGGGCGTTCGGCGGGACACGGAACGGCCGCTGGTGCCCCGCGTGCCGGTTCCTCGCCAACGCCTGGTCGGAGCAATGCCCGAGGTGCGAGCGGCGGGGGATCGTGACCGCGACCGTCCCCGAGTCCGAAAGGCCGGCGGTGCGTTCCCCGCTGCCGTCCGGCTGCCCGCCCGTCCCGTCCGGGGCGGCAGTGAAAACAGAGCAGGAGATTGATCCGACGTGACCGTTTACGCCGCCAGCAGCATCGTCTATGTTGCTGTCAGCCCTGAGCATGGAGGCTGCGGAGAATCGCATGTCCGACCCGTGGTTCAGGGTGCCCCCGCCAAGGTGTGGGGCCTGGAGTGCCCCAGGTGCGAGGATCACCTGAGGTCTGACCCGCACTGGTCCCCGGTGATCAGCAAGATCCCGGAGACTTTCGACGAGAAGCTCACCCGCGAGGACTTCGAGAAGCGGGGCGTCCTCGACGAGCGCGCCCTGATGGCGATGGCCCTGGCGAGGCTGACCGGCCTCGAGCTGCCGGAGACGCTGCGGGCCAGGATCACGGGCAGCGGGCCGGGCGGCTTCGTTCCCGGCACTGTCGAGTGCGGGCAGGGGCACGAGAACCGGCCCGGGTCCAAGTTCTGCGCCGAATGCGGCGCTGTGATGCGCGAAGCCGAGCCGACAGTGCTGACGTGCGCGAACGGTCACGAGAACGCGGCTTCGGCCAAGTTCTGCGCCGAGTGCGGCGACCGGTTCAGCCTGATGGCGCTCCCGGCCGCCGGGCCGTCCCTGCCTGACGGCTTTGCCTCGCTGCCCGCGAACCAGCTCCGCGCCCTCGCGAAGGAACGCGGCCTCGACGCGTCCGGCACCAAGGCTGACGTCCTCTCCCGCCTCCAGGCCGCTTAGGGCCGTGTGACGGGACGCGGCCAGTGCGGCAGGTGCGGGACGCGGAAACGGGGCAGGAGCGCCCGCGTCCAGGCCCCCGTCGCGGACTGCCTGCGGTGCGGGACCCCCGTCTGCGTCAAGCATGCCAGGGAAGCACCCGACGAGGGCGGCTACGTGTGCACTAAGTGCGCGAGGGCGCCGAAGCCGGCAGTGCCCGCTGAAGTCCAGGCGGGAGGCGAAGCACCCCCGTGACGACACCGCTTCCCGTAGGGCCGGGCACGCCGTACGTCACGCCCCAGTACCTGACCCAGGCGCCAACCGGAATCAGCTGGTCATCCATACCGCCCGGCTCGACCGTCACCGCCCAGCAGCGTCTCGCCGCCCAGGCGGACATCTGCGCGCAGGCGACCGCCCAGGCCGACGAGATATGCAACCAGCCGCTGCGGGCCACGGTCGACACCGAGCAGTACTCGGGCCCTGACTTCCGGATGACGATCCAGCAGGCCACCGGGAACGTGCGGATGATCCTGGCCCGGTGGCCGATCCTGTCGGTTTCCGCGATCCAGGTGTCGGCGAACGTCTTCCCCCGGCAGTGGACTTCGCTCGCAGCGGGCCAGTGGGACATCGAGTTCCCGCCGATCGGCGTGTACGGGTCGGCCGCCCCTTCGGCGTCAGGCGGCGACGGCGGGCAGTCGGTCATCTTCGCCCCGTCAGCGTCCTGGCGCCTCGGCCGGAACGGTTTCGTCGCCCGGGTCACTTACGTCAACGGGTGGCCTCACGCCGGGCTCACGGCGGACGCAGCCCCGGTGGAGTCCGGTGCGCAGACGATCGCCGTGGACGACTGCACCGGGTGGGCGCTCACCTCGGAAATGAACGGGGTGACCGGCGCGACCGGGACGATCTTCGACTCCGGCGCGCAGGAAACCATCCAGGTGACCGCGTCGTCGGCCGTGTCAGGGCCGGGGACGCTGACCCTCGCCCAGCCGCTCGCCTACTCCCACAGTGCCGGCGTGATCGTCTCCACCCTGCCCGCCTCCGCGCAGTGGGGCGTGATCCTGCTCGCCACCCAGCAGGCTCTCACCCGGGGCGCGACAGCCACGACGGTGCAGTCCGTGCCGGGTACGGCGTCCAACGCGAACACCGGGGGCGGCGCCGGGCTGAACACGCGGGACCTGATCGGGCAGGCGATGCGGATCCTCAAGCCGTTCGCCAGGACCGTCTGATGCCCATCGCGTCGACCCTGGGCTACATCAAGGGGCTGCTCGCCAGCCTTCCCATGCCCGGTTCGCTGCCGGACATGAACGCCTACATCACCCCCCCGGACCCGAACACCGAGACGGACATCCCCACCGCCTACGTGTGGCCGACCGACGGCGAAGAAGGGCGCGACCCCGAGAAGGGCGGCACGGTTCCCCGTAACACAGGGGCCGGCACCGCATCCGGAACCAAGGGCACCGAGCACAGCATCGACGTGTACGTGGTCTGGTTCGCGGCCAGCGACGAACCGGACATCGACAACCTGTTCCCGGGCATCGTTGACGCCGTCATGGCTGCGTTCCGGTACTCCGCCGACCCCGCGACCGCCGTCGACCCGTACACGGAAGAACAGAGCACTCTCGTCGACATCGGCGAGCGCCAAAGTTACCGGATCACGCTCAGATCCCTGGTTGAGCAGGCTTACAACAGGTACGACGCCCTAGTTTCACTGTCAGTGCTCGAGATTATCCAAGCCTAGGCGGCCTACTCTTCCCATCCGCCCTCGCACGGGCACCCGTCGGCGTCGCATTGGCCCCATCCGTGCTCTTCCGGGTCGTGCCCGCAGGTGCAGTCGACGAATACCGCGCTCTCGATCCACTCGCCCTCGCCGTCCGGGCCGTCCTCGTTCATTCCCTTATCTTCCCAGCCAGGAGGCCCCCAGTTGCCGTATCTCTACACCGGAACCGGGACCCGGAAGTACATGGACTACGTCGATACGGCCACTGACCGGATGCTTGTCGCCGAACCAGGCTGGCAAGGGGAGATGCGGGTCACCGACCCCCGGTTCCCCGTCCCCCCGGCAGACGGGCACTGGGAAGAGATCGAACCTGTCGCGGAAGTGCTGGCGGCCGAAGCGCCGAAGGCGAAGCCAGACAAGAACAAGAACGCGCCGGAAGTCGTCTAGAGGCCAAGGACGCCGCGCGCCGAGGGGATCAAGTCCCCATGAGCCCCGGGTCGAAGTGCACCTCGGTGAGGCTGCCGGCCGGGGGATCCATGACCTCGATCGTGTCGTAAAGCTGCCGGGACATGCGCAGCCGCCGGTCGCTGCCGACGTCGGCCACGACTTCGAACCGCCCTCCGGCTGCGGGAATGGCCACCTGCGGGATGCTCCTCGACAGCAGCCTGATGTCCCGCATCGGCACGAGCAGCAGCTTGTACCCGCCCATCGGGTCCTCGTCGTTTTCCACCCGTCAATCTTCCCCCCGCCGGGGGGTCCTTCTCACCCTTCAGGAGCTGTGTGCCCCTTGGCGGACCGAATGTCTTCCCCTCCAGCAAGACCTGGCTGGGCGCCTCCCGAGAGCTAGTCGCCGGTTCCGCGCAGATGCCGGGCACGTCTCCGGGCATCGCGGGAATGCCGTCCACGATCCCGCTCGACAAGTCGTCGTTCGAGGTGGAGGACACCCCGCACTGGCTCCCCGACGAAGCGATCCGGGGCTCCATGGCGAAAACGTTCTCCATGATCCTCGGCCCCGAGGACGCCACGTTCTCCTACGGCGGCCCTTTCTTCGGCGACGTCGAGGGGTTCTTCCTCGACAACGCGTTCGGGGACCTGTCCAGCACCTACTCCGGGTCGTTCGCCGGGAGTGCGACCTCCGTCGCCGCCGTCGCGGTCGGCGGGACGACAGTCACCGTCTCGTCCGGCTCCTCGTTCACCTCCGGCGGGTACGCCCAGTTCGGCACGTCCTCCACCGCCGAAGTCGTGGCCCTCAGCAACGTCTCGGGCAGCGTGCTGACCTTCGCCCAGACCCCGCTCCGGTTCGCGCAGGGCTCCGGCGTCACCGTGTACGCGATCGGCACCGCGGTCACGAACCCGTTCGCGCACACGTTCAACATCCTCAACTCCTCCCTCGGCTACGGCGGCGCGTACGGCGCCCAGCCGCCCACCCACACGTGGGGCGACTACCTCGGCCCCATGACCGGGCAGGGCACCGGGGACGCCGCAAACGCCTACGGCATGCGCCTGTACCCGGGCGCGTGCGTCGCCCAGATCGACTTCACCGGCAACAGCGAGCAGCTGCTGCAGGCGAAGGTCACCGGCACGTCGTGGATTTCCACCCCCGCAGGCACCGCCCCCGCCAACACGGTGTCCGCCGTCGTGCCCATCGCGAACTGGCGGTCCACGGTGCAGACCGGCCTCCCCGGCTCCGCCGCCACCCTCGGGTCCGTCCCGACCGTGGGCGAGTGGATGGTCAGCATCAAGCGGGAACTGCAGGTGTACTTCACCGACCAGGGCAGCCTGAACCCGTACATCATCGCCCGCGGGCCCCTCGACGCCACCGGCACCCTGAACTACACGGCGCCGAACGACGAGACGCCGCTGGAGCAGATGCTGCTGAACGTGCAGCCGTCCGTGCAGATCGCCATCAACAACGGGCAGGCCGGAACCTCGCTCACCTACCTGGGGCTGAACATCGCCATGCACCAGGCGGCGTTCACGAAGGTCAAGCCGGTCCGGTCGGCGGTCCTCGTCGGCTACGACGCGGAATGGCAGGCGGTAGCCAACAGCACGAACGCGGGCGGCAGCGGCGGCCTCGGGCCCTTGACCGTTACGTTGACGAACGGCATCCCAACCTACTGAGCAGCAGCAAACCTGAAAGGCGTGATCCGTTGCGAGTTGACCTCCCGTCCGGCGGCTTCATCGAATGCCGCGACAAGCTCGTCGGACGCGACAAGTTCGCCGTCCAGAACAGCCTCAAGTTCAAGGTCCGCGACGGCCAGGAGCAGGAAGTCTCCGGCGGCATCACCAACGACATGCGCAACGCCCTCCTGTGCGAGGTCATCACCGCATGGTCCCTTGACGCCCCGCTGCCCTCCGCCGACCGCGCGAAGGCGCTGGAAGCCCTCGCCGACCTCGACATCGACGACTACAACGCCGTCCAGGAAGCCGTCGACCCGCTGCTGGAAAAGGTGAGCTTCCGCCCAAACCGCGAGACGCCCTCCGGCTCCGCGGCCTCTTCCTGAGCCGGGGGCGGCAGGACCTTCCCCTCCCCGACGGCATGCCGCCGGAAATGCTCGTCAAGGAAATGTTCGCCGAAGCCTACCGGTGGAGCGAAGAGGAAACCGAGAACGCCTCCCTCGACGCGATCACCTGGTTCCCGCTGATCCGCGAAGCGAAAAACCACGCCATCGAGGCCGAGCAGAAACGCCAGGCACGGGAGTCCCGCAGCGGACGGTGAGGAGGCCGTGTCGCATCAGGACCGGACAGCGTCGGCGAGGTCATCGCGAAGCTGCAGGCCCTCCGCGCCCGGACCCCCGCAGCGGCCGGCCTCGCCGCCGCGGCCATGGGAGCGGTCGCGATGCGGGCCGTGCAGCAGGAACTCGGCCTGTCCTCCCATGGCCGCGGCACTCCGACCCCGGCCGCCCCGGGCGAGCCGCCGTCGCTGATCACCGGGCAGCTCCGCCGGAGCGTGATCATGCGGCCGAAAGGCAGGGCGCACGTCCAGGTCGGGGCGACCGCCGTGTACGCGCGGATCCAGGAACTCGGCGGCGACGCCGGGCGCGGACACTCCGCGCACCTCCCCCCGCGGCCCTACCTGGCCGCGGCGCTGAAGAAGATCACCGAGTCCGGGGAGGCCCGCAAGGCGGCACTGAAGGTCATCCGCACCGTCCTGGACGCGTGACCGGTGCCCGACTCGTTCCTGCCTCCCGCGGTCCTGGACATGATCGTCAACGCCGCCGAGTGGACGGCCGGCCTTGACGAGGCAATGGAGCCCCTCGAAGGACTGAAGGCCCTCATGGGGGAGGTGTCCGGGGCGTCCGCCGACATGGCGGACGTCATGGGCGGCTCCGCCGACGCGATCGACGCGGCATGGTCGGCGGCGTCGGAGGCGGCGGCGCGGGTCCTGGAACTGGAGCAGCAGGTCGCGGAAGCCTCAGCGGAGGCGGCCGACGCGCAGTACGCGCTCGCGTCGGCGTCCCGCGAGTCCACGGCTGCCGGGTCGCAGTACGCGGAAGCGCTGAACGCCGCCTCGGAGTCGACGATCCGGCTGCTCGGCCTCCAGGCGCAGCTTGCAGGGGCCGAGGCCGACGCGGCAGCCGCAGCCGACGCCGCGGTGGCATCCGTGGCCGCGCTCGGCGACGCGCAGGCAGGCGCAGCCGCGGCGGCGGGAGCGGCCGGCGACGCGGAAGACGCGGCAGCCGCCAAGGCGACGGCAGCCGGGGACGCCGCCGGGGCGTCCGGGTCGAAGTGGAAGCTGTGGGGCCTGGCCGTCGCAGCCGGCGTGGCCATCTCCGTGAAAATGGCCGGCGACTACCAGCAGTCCATGACCCGCCTGGTCACGTCCGCGGGCGAGTCGCAGAAAAACCTCGGCCTCGTCTCGCAGGGCATCCTCGCCATGTCGTCGGCCACCAACACGAGCACGTCCCAGCTGGCGTCCGGCATGTACACGGTCGAAAGCGCCGGGTTCCACGGGGCTGCGGGCCTGGCCGTGCTGAAGGCCGCCGCTGAAGGCGCCCAGGCTGAAGGCGCCGACCTCGCCACCGTCGCGAACGCCGTCACATCCGGGCTGAACGCCTACGGCATGAAGGCGAGCCAGGCGACGAGCTTCACCAACCAGATGCTCGCCGTGGTCGGCCAGGGCAAGATGACGATGCAGGACCTGGCATCGAGCATGGCCGCCGTGCTGCCGACCGCGGCCAAGTACGGGCTCAGCTTCGCCCAGGTCGGCGGCGCGCTGGCCACCATGACGTCGATGGGCGTCTCCGCCCGGCAGGGCTCCGACGACCTCGCCAACACCATCAGGAACCTGGGCAACCCGACCAGCGTGGCCACCAACGAGATGGCCGAGTTCGGGATCAGCTCGACCACCGTGTCGCAGAAGCTGGGGAAGCTCGGCCTCACCGGCACCATCTCCTACCTCAGTGACGCCATCACGTCAAAGATGGGCAAGTCCGGCCTGGTCATCGTCAACGCGATGAACCAGTCGAAATCTGCGGCAGCCGACGCGCAGTCCATGCTGAAACTGCTGCCGCCGTCGGTCCAGTCGGTTTCAAAGGCCTACCTGGACGGCGGCGCCAGCTACACCACCTGGTACAACGCGACCAAGAACCTGCCGCTGACCGCCAAGACGATGGCCGACCAGTTCGCCACGGTCGCCGGCAAGGCACACGGGTTCAACACCCTGCTGGCCAGCGGGTCGCCAGCCGCCCAGACCTACTCGGCGGCCCTGGCGCGAATGCTCGGCGGCGCGACCGGCCTCAACGTCGGGCTGATGCTCACCGGCACGCACGCCAAGACGTTCAGCGGCAACGTCAAGGCGATCTCAGAGGCCGCCCGGCACGCGGGCTCCGACGTCAACGGCTGGGGCCTGATCCAGAAGAACTTCAACTTCCAGCTCGGGTCGGCGGAGAAAGCCGTCCAGGCGATGGCGATCAGCTTCGGTACCGCGCTGCTTCCCGCGGCGACGAAGGCGATGAAGATGCTCGCCGAGTTCGGGGGCTGGCTCACCAAGCACACTGCGGCGTCGAAAGCGCTCGCTATCGCGGTCGGGGTGCTGCTCGCCGGGGCGCTCGAGCACGGCCTCGTCAAGGCGCTGAAAACCTGCCTGTCCGGGTTCAAGGACGTCCTCGGCGCCGGCAAGGGAGTCCTCGGGTTCTTCAAGGCGGGCGAGGGCGAGGCGTCCGGGTTTTCCAAGATGCTGTCCGGCATCGGGACGGGCGGGAAGGCTGCGTGGAGCGGGCTGCAGGCCGCGGGCTCCGCGATCAGCGGCGTGTTCTCCGCCGCCGGATCCGGCATCGGCAGCGCCGTCACCGCGGTCAAGAACTGGAGCATCTGGTCCAAGATCGCGGCCGCCGCGACGAAGGCGTGGTCCGGCATCCAGGCCGCCTTCAACGTGGTCATGGACGCCAACCCGATCATCCTCGTCGCGATCGCGGTCGGACTGCTCATTGCCGGCGTCGTCCTGGCTTACATCCACTTCAAGGCGTTCCGTGACGTCGTCAACGACGTCGGCCGGGCGATCAAGGACGGGTTCCTCGACGCGCTGCATGCCGTCGAGAAGGCGATCGGCGACGTGGTCTCGTTCGTCAGGAGCCACTGGGAATTGCTGGTGTCGATCATCGGCGGCCCCATTGCCGCGATCGTCATCCTGATCACGGCCCACTGGAACACGGTCAAGCACGTCTTCGACGAGGCCTGGGGGTTCATCAAGAACCTGGTCCGCCGCGACGTGCACGAGGTCGAGACGATCTTGTCGTGGTTCGGGTCGCTGCCCGGGAAGATGCGCGACTGGTGGAATGAGGCGGTCTCCGCCGTGGAGAAAACGGTGTCCCGGCTGCTCGGCGACGTCCGCGAGATCCCCGGCCGCATCCTCGCGGGCCTGGGCGACTTCGGGAACCTGCTGTGGGGCGCCGGGGCAGACCTGATCAAGGGGCTGATCGGCGGCATCGAGTCGATGGCGGCAGCCCCGCTGCACGCGATCGAGGGCATCGGCCACGGGATCATCGGCGCGGCCAAGGACATTTTCGAGTGGGCGTCTCCGAGCAAGGTCTTCTACCGGCTCGGCAGCGACATCACCGCCGGCCTCGCCCTGGGCATCGGGGAGACAAAGGCGCAGGCGGTCGAGGAGTCCCGCCGCCTAGGGCAGGAGGTCGCGCAGGCCGCGGCGTCCGGCCAGATCACCGCCTCCGAGGCGGCCCAGCTCGGCTCCCGGATCGCGAACGCCCTCGCGTCCGCCGAGCGCCAGCTCACCGCGCGGGCTGCCGCAACGGCAAAGGCGGGCAAGGAGATCGGCCTGAAAATGCAGGCGGGCATCCTGTCTGCCATCGAGGACGCCACGACGGCATCCCAGGTCAAGACTGCCGTCGGCAAGCTGGTGTCGATCGTCAGCCAGTCGTTCACCGCGGGGCTCGTCACCGCCCCGCAAGCATCCGCGATGACGTCATGGCTGGAGCACGACAACGGCAGGCTGCAGCAGCTCGCGACGCAGCGGGCCGCGATCGCCAAGCAGATCGCGGCGGCGAAGGCCTACGCCGTTTCCACGGCGTCGAACATCGCCGGCGGGTACGGCCTGTCCTCCGTCATGCTCGGCGGAACCAGCGGCCAGCTCACCTCCGTGAAGGGCATCCTCGGCAACCTCGGCGCCGACCTGCGGCAGATCCGCGCGTTCAAGACCAACCTGCTCAAGCTCGCCAAGATGGGCCTCAACAAGAACTACCTGTCCCAGCTCATCGCCATGGGGCCGGCCCAGGGCGGGGCGCTGGCCGCCGAGCTCGCCGCCGCCGACCCGGGCCAGGTCAGCCAGCTCAACGCCGCCCAGTCCGCGATCACGGGACTGTCAGGGCAGATCGGCAAGCAGGCCGCCGACGAGATGTACGACACGGGGAAGGACGCGGGCAGAGGGTTCCTGTCCGGCCTCCAGGCACAGCAGGAGTCCATCACGAAGCTGATGGACGAGATAGCCAAGTCCATGGTCGCCACCCTGAAAAAGGAACTCGGCATCCACTCCCCGTCGACCGTGTTCTACGCGCACGGCGTCGCCGTCGCCCAGGGCCTCGCGCTCGGCATCGCGTCCGGCGCAGGGCAGGTCACCCGGGCCGCCCGCGGCCTGTCCGCCGCCGCGACGCTCACCGGGATCCACAGCGGGATTCCCGCCGGAGTCCTCTCGCCGGGAGGCGCGCAGCCGATCGTGATCCGCCAGCAGGCCACCTTCACCGCCAAAGTCGACCGCGGCGTGCTGTTCGAGGAAATGCAAGAGGAAACCTACCGCTACAACGTCCGCAACAGCGGGCAGGTGACCGGCGCGTGGAAGCCGGGAATGCCGTGACGCCCCGAGGGGAGGCCTGTGGGCGAGATCCTCGACGAGGCCGGCAGTCCCCTCCTTGACGAGGCCGGCAATCCCCTCCTCGTCGAGGCCGGGACCCTGGTCCTGGCCGGGATCACCCCGGCGTCAGGCGTCCTCGGCGCGGGCACCCCGGTCGGGCCGCAGTCGGCGCAGATCGGCAATGCCCCCGGAAGCCTCCTGGTGGCGTTCGCCGCCTGGAACACCTCCGAGCAGGCGTCCAGCACCGCCGTGATCCCCGCGTCCAGCGTGTGCGACTCGCAGGGCAACTGGTGGCGTCTCGCCGGCGACTCGGGGAACGCCTGCCCGGGGGCGCGGGCCGCCGTCTGGTTCGCGCAGAACGCGCTCGCCGTCCCCGGCACGGGCTGGTGGTCGGTCGCCCTCCAGGGGTACGCGAACGCCGCCGTGTGGGCCGTCGCGGAGTTCTCCGGCACCCCGGACGGATACGAGCCCGTCATCGACTTCGCCGTCCCCGTAGCCAGCGCCGCCGGCGGGTCGGCCGTGACCGTGACGGCGTTCACCACGACCCCCGACTGGTGCTTCGCCGCCGCCGCAGTCGGCAACTCCGCCGCGTCCCTGGCATCGGGCGCGGCCGGGTGGACGACGCTGGCCTCCGGGGCGCAGGCGGCCAGCGTCACGGCCGACAACGCGGCCGGGATATCCGCCGCGTTCGCCTGGACGGCCGCCGGGTCCGCGGGCACGGTGCTGTCGCCGTCGTGGACGTTCACGGGGACCGGGCAGTACGCCGGGATCCTGGTGGGCATCAGCCAGGCCAGCAGCGCGCCGTCGTCCGCCAACGCGGACTTTCCCGTCGTGCGGACCGAGGCGGCGTTCGGGACGTTCCCGGGCGACCCTTCGCAGGCCATCGCCGACACGGCGTGGACGGACCTGACGCAGCGGACCCTCACGCCCGACGGGGTGGCGGGCATCACCTGCTCACGGGGGCGGCAGTACGAGCTCGCCGAGCCGGAAGCCGGGCAGCTGTCGGTCCGCATGTCCAACGTGGACGGCGCGTTCGACCCGCTGTGGCCCGGCTCGCCGTACTACAGCAGCGCACTCAACTCCAACATGTCGTTCCAGTCGGGCATCGCGCCGTGGCTGGCCGAGAACGGCGCCGTCCTGTCGCAGTCGGGCGCCGTCACGTTCGCGTCCGCGCCTGGCGCTTCCGCCCGGTACTCGATGCTGCTCGCGCCCGACGGGGCCACCGCCAACCCGGCGGCGGTCGGCAACGAGGTCATCGCGATCGCCCAGGGCGGCGCGTACTCGGCGTCATGCTGGATGTACTGCGCCGCCGGATGGCCGTCCGGCGCCTATGCCGCCATCGACTGGTACGACGCCTCGCACTCGTTCATATCGGCCGCCGCCGGCAGCCACGTCCCCCTGCCGGCCGGCACGTGGACGCAGGTCTCCTACGAGGCGGCTCCTCCCTCGAACGCGGCCTACGCGGCGATCGCCTTCGCCGTCTACGGCACGCCGCCGTCATCGACCGTTTTCCACCTCGCGGAGGCCGCCCTCGCCGCCGGCGCCGTCCAGACGGGCCTCGTCCGGCTCGGCACCCCCGTCCGGGTGTCCGCCTGGTGGGAAGGAAGGCGCTACCCGGTGGGGAACGGCTACGTGGAACGGTGGCCGCAGGACTGGCCGGAACTGCCCCAGTGGGGGTTCTCCACGCTGATCGCCACCGACCAGGTCGGGGCGGCGGCGTCGGCGAACATACCGTCAGCGGTGCAGGGGGAAATCCTCGCCGACGGCCCCTACCTGTGCCTGCCGTTCTCCGACAGCTACACGACCAGCGCGAACACGGTCAACGGGACGGTGAACACCCCGTCTGACTCCTGTGACGGCCTGCTCGCCGCCAACACGTCGCGGGTCAACCAGCAGGCCGGGACGTACGCCGACGGCTCCGAGCCCGTCACCACCGGCCAGTCCCTCGCCTTCTCAGGCGACTCGGGCACCGGGATGGGCGTCAGCACCTACCAGGCGGTCGACACGTCGAAGGCCCGCGGGGCGGGCGTCACCTACGGCCCGGACTACGGTCTGCCGTCGGTCACCTCCTCCGACGGGATCACGGCCGAGTTCTGGTTCAGCATGCCGGCGGTGGCGAACCTGTCCTCCCAGCAGCTGTTCCCCCTCATGCAGCTGTACGGCCCCCCGTACATCGGCGGGATCTCCACGGCGCAGCTCGCGCCGGGCTGGCTCATGGCCGCGGGAGTGGAGCTTCCCGCGACCTCGGGCAGCCCGGTCCTGTACGTGCAGACTGCGGCGCAGGCCAGCGCCGTGCTGCTGAGCTCGGGGGCGCTGTCGTTCGGGACGCTCAACCACGTCGTCATCACCACCGACCCCGGAAGCCCGTCCCTGCTGAACGTGTACCTGAACGGGGTCAACCTGTCCCCGGACCTGGAAACGGTCAACGACGGCGGGCAGGTCACCGCGGTCACGTTCGGCCAGGCGTCCTGGGCGTACGCGAACGCGTGGACGAACTGGAACTACGCCCTCGCCTACGGCACCGTCTACCCGTACACGCTGAACTCGCTGCGCGTCTACGGCCACTACCAGTCCGGGGCGACCGGGTTCTCGGGCGACACGATCGCCCGGCGGTTCGGCCGGTACCTGGCCTGGGCTAACGCGGGCCTCAACCCGGGGGGGCCGGGAAGCATCCCCGACGCGATGCTGCTGTCGGCCGCCTACGGCACCGACGGGTCGTCGCTGTCGTCGGCGGTCAACGGCGACGCGGCAGGCTCCGGCGCGTCCTGGCACGCCACCGCGGCCGGGAACCTCGTCATCCTCCCGCGGCCCGCCCTCTACGGCCAGCCGTCCACGGTGACATTCGGGGACAGCCCGGCGAACGGGGAGATCCCCTACCAGCGCGACCTCGCGTTCGACTACGACAACACGTACCTGAAGAACGTCACCCAGGCGACCCTGAGCCAGGGGCCGAATACGAGCATCTCGCCCGTCGCCAGGGACACCGCCTCCGCCGCCGAGTATTCTGCCCGCGGCCCCCTGTCCCTGACCGTGTCCGGGACCAGCGCGCAGGACGCCTACGACGCCGCGTACTGGAACCTGTCGAAGTACGCGCAGCCGCAGATGCGGGTCCGGAAGATCACGGTCGACGCCGCCTCCTACCCGGCCGCCTTCGCCGCCGTCCTCCAGACGGACCTCGCGGACGTCGGCACGGTGATCCGCCGGCCGGTCGGGGCACCGTCGTACACGCTGCCGGCGATCACCCAGCGGGTGCAGCACGCGATCGGCCCCGGCATGTGGAGGACGTCCTACCAGCTGACCCCCTACGTGCAGGAAGGCGCGGTGCTGGAAGCCGACGTGACCGGGTCCGACGTCCTCGGCGCCACCGTGCTGGCCTGGTTATGCCCGTCCAGCCAGGATCGTGGAGCACCGGCCCCGTCACGGCGAAGGCGCTGAACGCCGCCCTTTACTCGATCCGGCCCGGCAACGGCCACAAGCCGGGCGGCATCGCGTTCCACGCGAACCGGCCGCTGCTCGTCGAGGGGCTGACGGACTCGTCGTTCACGCAGCCGTCATCGTCAGCCGGGACGTTCAAGTCCGTCGCGGGAACAGCCGACTGGAAGAACTACTTCGACTCCTCCGTCCTGTTCGGGGGCGGCGCCGACGCGCCGTGGAACACCGCCACCGGCACGTTCACCGCGCAGGTGTTCGCGTCTGACGGCAGCACCTCCGACGTTCCCGGCGGCTACTACCTCACCTGGGGCAACGCGGCGTGGACGGCGACGAAGAACCCCGGGGCGTCCGGCGCGGGAATCCTCGAAGCGGGCAGCGTCACCGCAGGCGGCGCCCAGTTCTCCGGCACCGCCCGGCCGAACTGCGCCTACGTTCTCGACGCCGTCCAGCTGCCGAACCCCTCGACGGCGAACCTGATGGGCTACTGCTCGGACTCCTCCGGCTCGTCGTTCACGTACACGTCCAAGTCTGCCGACTACTCCGGCGCCTGCACCCGCTTCTACACGGCATGGGCCGGGATCTCGTCGGATTACGCCACCCTCGGGTCCGTCCCCGCCCCGGCCGCGTGGGCGAACGGGGGGACGGTCACGTCGGCGCTCCTCAACGGCGCCGGGGTCAACGAGCCGCTCACCCTGCTGAACGCGCCGCCGCTGCTGCGCGCCGGGTCGCTGCTGGCCACGTCCGTGTCCTCCGGCACGGTCACCACCGTGCCCATCGGCACCCCGCAGATCGACACCTACTCCGCGTACACGGTCAGCACGCGCACGTGGACCGTCCCGCTGACAGGCGTCTACCTGGTGCACGGCATCGTCTACTACGCCTCCGGGTCGACGGGCCAGATGTACGCGGGCATCGAGGTCAACGGGTCGCTTATCCTCTACGGCCCCGCATACCAGTCGGCGGGGAGCGGGAACACCGCCTGCCAGGTGACCCGGCTGCTGGACCTCGAAGCAGGCGACGCGGTGAAGCTCGTCACCTTCTCCAGTGCGTCCAACACGCTCGGCTCCTCCTACCAGTGCCGTCTCGTCACCCTGTGGATGTCCTCTCTCGCCCCTTCCGACGGGGCCTGGTCGTGGACCCCGCCGTCCACGGGGTTCCGCTGGGAGGCGGGGTCCTCCGGCACCGCGCTCACCGCCCAGTTCGCCGCCCACCTGACGAACGACCTGTCGTTCCTCCTCCAGCGCCCCTACCTGCTCGCCTGGCAGGGCACAGCGCAGACCGGCCTGTCCCAGAACGCGTTCCACACGGTCACCATGGACACCGTGGCGGGCAGGGTCCACGCCTCCGCCGGGGACCCCTACGGGGGCTGGCACACCGGGTCGGGCGGCTACTGGGAGGCCCCCGTGAACGGCTGGTACCTCGTCCAGGCCGGGTTCTTCCAGGGCGCCCCGTCGTCCACGCCCGCGTCGCTGACCGCCGCCATCTTGCAGAACCCGCCCGGGACGGCGACACCCGACCAGTTCCAGCAGGCGACCACGGTGTCGGCGACGCTCGCCCCCGGCGCCGAGGCCGTCGGCGCCTACTACCTGCGCGCCGGCGACACCGTCCAGCCCCAGTACCAGCAGCAGGACGGCGGGACCTTTTCCACCTTCACCGGGGCGGGACGCGAGTCCTACTTCGGCGTCATGTGGCTCAGCAATTAACGGCCAACGACCACTTCCGGAGTCGCGATTGAAAATCGGCTGGGGTCCTTCGAACGCCCCGTGGGCCGCGTCCGGGTACGGAACGCAAACCGCCCTGTTCGCCTCCCGTTTCCGCGACCTCGGCCACGAGGTCGTCATCTACGCCAACTTCGGGCTGACCGGGGCGGGCAGCACCTGGAACGGCATCCCCGTGCTGCCCGCCGCGTTCGACGGCACCGGCTGCGACATCCTCGGCGCGCACGTGCAGTCCACCCGGCCGGACCTGGTCGTCATCCTGGCTGACGCGTGGCCGCTGAACCCGCAGGTGCTCGCGGGGCTGCCGTGCCCTGCCGCGGTGTGGATGCCGGTCGACTCCGACGTTCTCGGCGCGGCCGACGAGCGGATGCTCCGCGCGTCGGGGACTGTCCCCGTCGCGATGTCCCGGCACGGGGAACGGCAGCTGAAGGCGGCCGGGTTCTCGCCTCTTTACGTGCCGCACGGCGTCGACGTCCAGACGTTCCGCCCCCCTGCCGACAGGGACGCGCTGCGCGAGCAGTGGGGCGTCGCCGGCCGTTTCGTGGTCGGGATCAACGGGGCGAACAAGGACGGCATCCGCAAGGGGTACGCCGAGCAGTTCCTCGCGTTCTCCCGGTTCCGCGCCCGGCATCCCGAGGCGCTGCTGCTCGTGCACGCGCTCCCGCAGATGCCCGGCTGCCAGCTTGACCTCGAGGCGCTGGCCCGCAAGACGGGCATCGCGGACGCGGTGCTGTTCTCCGACCGGTACAAGTACGTGACCGGCCTCCTGTCGCCCCGGGACCTGGCCGACTGGTACGGGGTGCTGGACGTCCTGTCGGCATGCTCGTACGCGGAGGGCTTCGGCATCCCGATCATCGAGGCGCAGGCCTGCGGGACGCCCGTGGTCACCACGGGCGCATCCGCGATGACCGAGCTGCGCGGCCCCGGCTGGCTCGTGGCCGGCGAGCCGTACTGGAACCCCGTCCACGAGGCGTGGTGGACCCGGCCGTCAGTGAAGGCGATCGAACGGGCCTACGAGAAGGCGTTCCGGGCTGCGGGGCAGAAGAGGCAGGCCGCACGGGAGTTCGCGATGGGCTACGATGCGGACCTTGTGCTGGTAGACCACTGGAAGCCTTCACTTGACGCCCTCATGGAGCGGGCGGCGGCGGCATGAGGTGCCTTGTCACCGGCTCGGCCGGCTTCGTCGGGAAGCACCTGACGGCGGCCCTCGAGGCCGGCCGCCACACGGTCACGGGGTTCGACCTCCGCTACGGGGACGACATCCGCGACTACGAGCAGGTCCGCACGGCTGTCGAAGCGTGCGAACCGGACCGGGTCTTCCACCTTGCCGCCGCCGCATGGCCGGGGGAGTCCCTCGCAGACCCTCAGCGGCACCTGGACGTCAACGCCACGGGCACGCTGAACTTGCTCCGCGCCGTCCGCGCGGCCGGATCCGACGCGCGGGTCCTGCTGGCGGGCACGTCCGAGGAGTACGGGTACGAAGGCCACGACGGCTTCGTCATCACGGAGGACTCCCCGTGCCGGCCGACCACGCCGTACGGGGCATCCAAGCTGGCAGCGTCCACGATGGGCATGGTGTACGCGCGCCGGTTCGGGCTGCACGTCACCGTCACCCGGGCGTGGAACCACACCGGGCCGGGACGGCAGGCGGTCAACGCCGAGTCGGCGTTCGCCCGCCGGATCGTCGCCGTCGAACGCGGCGAGGCGGACAGCATCCCGCACGGCGACCTGTCGTCGCTGCGGAACTTCACCGACGTCCGCGATGTCATCGCCGCTTACCGGATCGCGATCGAGCAGCCCCCCGGCATTTACAACGTCGCCTCGGAGAGCACCCTGAGCCTCCGCGACGTGATGAACCTGCTCCTGTCCATGTCCCGGGTGCCGGCCGCGCCGCTGAAAGAGGCGGCCGGGCTCGGCCGCGCCGACCGGGGCACTTTCCCCGGCGTGTCAGCGGAAAAGCTCCGCACGGCCGGATGGGCGCCGGAGATCCCGCTCGCCGGGACCTTCGCCGATCTCCTCGACTACTGGAGAAGCCGTTGAACTGCCGTAGCTGCGGCACGGAAACCAGCCAGGTCCTCGACCTCGGGGACCATTACCTGCCGGACTTCACCGACCTGGGCACGCCGCCCGGCCCGAAGTACCCGCTGCGCCTGGAGTTCTGCCCCGGCTGCACTCTCCTCCAGCTGGACGAGACGACACCCCGCGGCGCCCTCTACCACGAGCGGTACGGGTTCAAGTCCGGGGTGAACGAGGCGATCCGCGCCGACCTCGCGGACGTGGTGAAGTACGCGCTCGCCGCGAAGCCGGGCGCGGGGTCGTGGCTGGACATCGCCTGCAACGACGGCACGCTCCTGTCGCGGGTGCCCCGCGGCATTTACCGGGCCGGGATCGACCCGCTGGAGCAGTTCGCCGCCGAGGCCGCCGGCCACGCCGACCGGGTCGTATCCGACTACTTCGCCGCGCGTCACTTCGGCGTGCCGTTCGACGTGATCACGTCGGTGAGCATGTTCTACGACCTGGATGACCCGGGCGCGTTCGCCGGGGAGGCGGCGTCAGTCCTCGCGCCGTACGGCGTGTGGGTCATCCAGCAGAACTACGCCGCCGCGATGCTCGAGCGGAACGCGGTCGACAACATCTGCCATGAGCACGTCACCTACTTCTCGGTCACGTCACTGAAGCCGCTGCTCGAACGGCAGGGGCTTGAAATCTGCGACGTCGCCTACTCGGACGTGAACGGGGGCTGCTTCCGGACGCTGGCCGCCCATGCTGGCACGCGGCCCGTCATGCCGTCAGTCCAGGAGGCGCTCGACGCCGAGCAGGCCGCGGGCCTCGGCGACGCGGCCACTTACACCCGGTGGGCGGATGACGTGCGGGCCGAGCTTGCGAAGACCCGTGAGCTGCTCGACCAGGCGAAGGCCGAAGGGAAGCGCGTCCTGGTCTACGGGGCCAGCACCCGGGGCGGCACCATCCTGCAGATGATCGGCGCCGGGCCGGAACTGCTGCCCGCCGCGGTGGAGCGGAACCCGGCCAAGGTCGGCAAGGTCATGGCCGCGACGGGAATACCGGTCATCTCCGAAGAGGAGATGCGGGCCGGCCCGCCCGAGTACCTGCTTGTCAGCCCTTGGTTCTTCCGCGACGTTTTCACTGCCCGCGAAGCGGAGTACCTGAAAGGGGGCGGCAGGATGGTGTTCCCGCTGCCGCGTTTCGAGGTCGTCGGCGGATGATCTCGGTCCTGTGCCCGTCACGGGGACGCCCGGAATCCCTCAGCGGCTCGATCGGTTCCCTGCTCAGCCTTGCCTCTGACATGACCGGGGTTGAGATCCTGGTCGCCGCCGACCCGGACGACCATGCCACCGCGGGCGCGGTGCCCGCGGTTGCCGCCTGCTGGACCGCCCCGGAACGTTACGGGTACGCGCAGCTCCACCGCTACTACAACCACCTGGCAGCGCTTGCCCGGGGCGAGTGGCTGCTGCTGTGGAACGACGACGCCCGGATGCTCACCAGGGACTGGGACAAGGTCATCGAGGGCCAGGAGCCGGGCGTCCTGTGGCCAGGGTCCAACCAGGGCCCGTACTTCTTCCCCGCGTGGCCGAAGGCGTGGTCGGACGCGTGGGGCCACGTGTCGCTGTCCCCGAACGTGGACGTGTGGCTGTCCGAGGTCGGCTCCCGGCTAGGCCTCGCCCGTCCGGTCCCGGTCGAGATCGTGCACGACCGGAAGGACATCACCGGCGGCCATGACGACCTGACGTACGCTGAAGGGCGCGCGGTCATGGGCGCCTACTCCAACCATCCCGACTACGATTCGGCGGCCAACCGGGAAGCCAGGATCAGGGACGCTATCGCGGTGCGGCGCCTCCTGGAGGGGGTGTCCTCAGCCTCAGCTACAGCGCCTCGAACCGTTCCAGCCGTACCGGGGTAGAGCACTTCCCGCACAGGAGCGGCTCCATCGCATGCCAGGTCCGCCAGAACGGATGGCTGGCGAACGTGATCGCCTGCCTGTGCATGTTGCACACCGGCCACGGCTCGGCGGACCCGCAGGTGCCAGTGTTCTCCTCGTGGTCGAACAAGGCGAGCCACTTCGCCGTATCCGCGCACGGCGGGTCGGCCATCGAGAAGAAGCACGGAACATGGCCCTCGAACATGGCCAGGGCCGCTGTGCGGGATTCGACGGTGCTGCCGGCCGCGGCGGAAGTCATGACCGGAATCTACCGGCCGCCGCCAGTCCTGGCGTCCCGGGACCGGGGAGGCCCGCAGCGGGGACCTCTTGCGGTCTTTGCCCCGCCATGCCGCCGTGAAGCCGGACCGCGTCAGCGGCGGGGCGGGCCTCTCCTTTCTTCTCCCGTCACTTCCGGTCCCCGCCGGCCAGTCCGTGATCTAGCCGGCAGCCGGGGAGCAGTACGAGCGGAGTGCCGCGGCATCAGCCGTCCACTGGCCCACCGCCGCAGTCATCCCGGTGCCCGTGGCGAATGCGAACCCGATGTTGAGCGCGTCGGCCGCGAGACTGTCGGCGAGCATTCCGGCGGTCGTTCCTTTCCGGCCGCCGAGCGCGACCGAGTCATCAGCGGTCTGCGTTTCCGTCGCGGGGGCTTCCGCGGGGAGCGCGGCCAGCGCGGAAGCACAGCCGGGCGGCATCGCCGCTGCCGTGGCTTTCGCCGTGACGGCGGCTTTCGCCGTGACGGTGACTGCCGACACCGGCGTGCCGGGCGAGCAGGCGGCAAGCAGGACGGTGAGCGTGAGCAGGGGGACAGCACGGCGTGCACCCATCATGAGGGCAGCGTCCTTCCTAGGGGTGACCTGGGTTGCCGGCGGCTGCGGCCTGCGCGCGGCGTGTGACAAGGCGTGACGCTACCAGTTGACCGGGGCGGACACAGGAAGCCGCGCTTCCCCTTCACTCATCCGAATACAGCCCGGAGGCAGCCTTGGCCGACACTGACCCAGCCGTCTCGTATGCCGTCCGGGACCTGATAGCGGAGCTCCGCAACGACCTGCGGGGCGACATCGCCGCACTGCGCGCCGAGATCGCAGCCCAGCGGCAGCACCTGGAAGACAGGTTCGACCGGATAGACGCCAAGCTCGACGGGAAAGCCGACCGGGCAGCGGTCGACGCCCTGGCCGTGCGGGTCACGACGCTCGAAGAAGACAGGCGGGTCCGCGAGGAACGGGACCGTGTTGAACGCGAGCACCATCAGGCCGGGGTCGACTGGCACCGGTGGATCTGGCCCACCCTCGCGGCCATCGCGGTCGTCATCGTCGGGATTCTCCAGATAGTGCTGAAATAGGGGGTGCCGGTGACCGTTCCCGCGCACGTGCAAGCGGAGTCGCATCACTACGTGATGCACTTCCCGCCCCACCCGGCCAGGGCCGACGACCCGCATTACGCCGACTTCGACCACTACCACCGCAAGACGCGGGCGACCGCACGGTGTTACATCGGTGAGCGGATCGGGTTCGGCGACTGCAAAGACGCGCAGTGCAAGCCGTGCCCGCCTCCTGAAGACGGCGGCGAGCAGCCGGGGCTCGAGCTGCACCATGCCCACGTCGAGTTCAGCCTCCAGAACGGCGTCGACCTTGCCGCACTCGAGAAGGACTACCCCGGCATCTCCGACCCGTCTCAGGTCGGGGCATGGGTCGAGTCGGAGGCGAACTTCCGGTGGCTCTGCGTCGCCGAGGGATCGCCCGTGCTGATGGCGGACGGCACGACGCGCCCGATCGAGTATGTGCTACCCGGCGAGCAGGTCATCGGCAGAGACGGACTGCCTCACCTTGTCGAAGTAACCAGCCGGAAGAGGTATCGCGGCGAGCTCGTATCGTTCGGCTGCGCGTCGTTCACGCCTGAGCACCGCATTCTTAGTCATCGAGGCTGGCTCTCTGCGGCCCATGTTTTCCGCCAGGTCTGGATGCATGGCCCGGACGTGATCGCGCTGCGATGCGAACAGAACCAGATTCGCTCTGGCGTTGTCGGCGCGGTTCCCGTTGAGGTGGTGAACGCGCTCTCGCGGCAGCAGCGGGCGCCCTATCCAGTCTTCCATGACCACGACGTGCTCCATGCGATGCCGGCTGCCGTCCCAGATGCGGATGTAGCCCTTCGCGGTGACCCAGGCCGTCCGGTTGCCGACGTTCCACTTCGGGAGCTTGTTCAGCTCCGTGAGGCGGCACTCGTTGGTGCAGTAGCGCCCGACGTTCGGGCGGGAGCGCCAGTGCGCCGGTCGGTGGAAGGTCTTCCCGCAGGAGGCGCAAGCCCAGAGATGGGATGGGTCACAGCGATGCCCAGCCGGACGGCCGCTTTTACCGGATGGGTTCACGACCTAAGTGTAGCGCATAGCCACTCTTTTGTTGTGGGCGGCATCGCGGCTCATAACTGTGCCTGGCATCACAGGGGGGCGGCCGGGGCGCATACGGCGTCGCATTCCGATTGGGAGGCGAGCCAGTACGTGCAGGGTCTGATTTCGCAGGCGGCGAAGTGACCGGCATCCCCGTCCAGGGCCTGTCGCCGGCAAAGGCTGGAACGGGCGTGACCAGGTCGATTGTCGTTCACCAGGTCCGCGTCGCGGATGAGGGCCGCTGGCAGTGGCGGGGTTCCCGCCTGACCTGGCAGCCTCCGCACCGGTACGGGTTCGAGGCGGAGTTCGACCCGTTCCCCGCCTACCCCCACGATCCTGACGCGGCCCGCAAGGCGGCCGATCATGTCGCCGCGTGCTGCCCTCCGCTGTGGGACGTGAACCTGTACCTCGCCGACCGCGAGGAGACGTCCCGGTCCAACGGCCACTCCAACGTCCACGAAGGCGGCCGGTACGAAGGCTCCGAATGGGTGCAGGACGAGCCGTCCGGGATGATCCTGCTGTCCGCCAAACGGATACCGCCGCACCCTGCGATGACCCGCCACCTGGTGGCCCACGAGTACGGGCACAACGTCGAGTACATGCTGAACTCGCTGCGCGGCGGCAGGCACGTGGCATCATGCGACGACCTCGAACGCGAGTACGCGGAAATGCGCGGCCTCCCGCCGTCGTCGGTCCACCACGGGGAAGGCGCGACCTGGCACGACTCCGCCTGCGAGATCATGGCGTGCGACTTCCGGATCGTCGTCTGCGGCACCGAGGCGGAGTTCTGGCCCCACCCCGGCATCCCACGGCCGGAAGAAGTACCCGCCGTACGGCAGTGGTGGGTCGGCGCGACGGGACAGCTGGCGGATGGCCTGGCCGCGAAGCAGGCGGCATGACCTCCAAGGCCCGTGCTGGGGCGCTGGTCTTCCCGGGCGGCGGGGACGGGACTCCCGAATGGCAGGCGGCTTCATGAGGCAGCACGATGCGGTCACCCATCCCCGGGACCTGATCGCCACGGAGAAGCGCGCGGTCGCCAGGTTCAACGACTGGGCGGCCACTCATCTCGCCGCGTTCTTCGGCCTGGTGTGGACGGTGTGGTTCTTCGCCGCCTGGCCGCTGGCGTCGCTGCTGCTGCCGAAGGGCCTCCAGTCGGTGGCGTTCTTCATCTCCTCCGGCTGGATCCAGCTATGGGCGCTGCCGCTGCTGAACTACGTCTCCAACCGGACCCAGGAGATGCAGGGCGCGCAGTCCGACGCGCAGCACCTCGCGCTGACTCACATCGCGAACACGGTTGACGACATCAAGGCCGCTCTCGCGGCAGGGAAGGACCCGGCATGACGGCCAGCGCGCAGGGCGCGGACACTTCGGCCTACCAGCAGCCGCTCACCGCCGCCGTGCTGAAGGCAGCGGGCTTGTCGTTTGCGTTCGCGAAGGCCGCCAACGGGACGGCGGGGGAAGACCCGGATTTCGCCGTGTCCTGGCAGGCGATCGCCGAGGCAGGCCTGCACCGCGGTGCCTACCATGAGCTGACCGGGGAGGACCCGCTGCTCCAGGCGGGCACTTTCATGGCCGTCGTCGCCGGCCGGGGGCTGAAGGCGGGGGACATGCTCGCCGTCGTCGCCTCCGACTATGCCGTGGCCGGGCGGCAGGCGAAGGCGTTCCTCGACGCGGTGAAGGCGGCGGCGGGACCGGAATGCCCGGTGCTGCTCTACTCGGACCTGTCGGCGCTCCCGTCACTGGCGGAATGCTCGGGGTACCCGCTGTGGCTCGCGTATTACGCGGACTCGGCTCCCGCCTCGGTGGCCCCGTGGGACCGGTGGACGTTCTGGCAGTACCAGGCGGGCGGCGGGGCTGACGGCGGGGACCGTGACGCGTTCAACGGCACCGTGGCGGAGCTCGACGCGTGGATCGCATCGTACGCGCACCCGGAACCTCCGGCGGACTGGACGTTCGGCCCGGTACGGGACCTGACCGTGGAGGGCGCGGGGCCGCACTCGGTGAAGCTCGCCTGGGAATCCCCGGCCGTGCCGATGCCCGCGGCGGTCGGCCACTACCAGATCGTCGTGCGGAAGGACGCGCAGGACGTCGGAAGCTACCCGAGGGTCACGCCCACGGGGGCAAGCCCCGAAACGTGGCAGGGCGGCAGCCTCCAGCCGGGCACCGCCTACGAGGCCCTGGTCCGCGCGGTCGCCCGGGACGGCGGCCACGCCTCCCCGTGGGCGGCGGCGGCCTTCACGACGGCAAGCGCCTAGCAGTCCGGCCTGAGATGCCCGCCCGCGATCACCCTGCCGCACTCTGCGGCCGGGTGCACCAGGCCAGTTCAGGAGGCGTGTGACCTCTTACGAGATTTCCCAGCTGTCCCAGCTGTCCGCCCTCGCGGCGGGAGACCTGGCACCAGTCGTCGACGTGTCGGACACGTCGACTCCCCCGGCAGGGCCGGGCGGCAGCGACAAGTCGGTTCCGGCGGCCCAGCTGGGAGACCAGCTTTCCTCGCTCGCGAAGGGCACCGCGTCGAACGCCGGCCTGACGAGCTTGTGGGCGGCGATAGCGAACCGCAACAGTGCGCGCTGCGAAATCATCGTGCTCGGCGACTCGATCACGGAGGGGCAGGGCGCGTCCCTGTGGGCTAACCGGTGGGTGGTGCAGGCGCAGGCCGCGATCCGCGCCGCCTACCCGACGACGGCGAACGGGTCGGGCGGCGGGTACGGGTTCATCCCCATCCAGTCCGCCGGCTCGGACACGTTCACGTGGCCTGTCACCCAGACGGCCGGCGCGGTGACCGAGTTCGACCTGGGTCCGGTCCGCAACAGCACCGTCACCAGCGCGACGGGCTCGACCTGGACGTACACGGCCACGCCTGGGACGACGTCGGTCAAGATCATGTACTACGACGTGGGCTATTCCGGCAGCTTCACGTACAAGGTCAACTCGGGCAGCACCACGACGGTGTCCAACACGATGACCGGGAAAGAGCTGCTCACCTCCTCCATCCCGATGGTGGCCGGGGACGTCCTGACGATCGTGTTCACCGCCGGAACCGGGATCGTGCTGGACGGGCTGCTGCACTTCGCCGGCGACGAGAACTCCGGGATCACGCTGCACGGCTGCGGCCACTTCGGCTGGTGCGCCGGGACGGAAATGAGCATCGGGTGGAACCAGCCGGAGACGTACAGCCTCAACTGGGCGCAGTGCTACGCCAACGGGTTCCCGACCACCCCGGCGGCGCTGATGATCATGCTGGGCGTCAACGACGCCCGGATCACCTCCGTCGGCTCCGGCGGCGGCCGGACCGCCGCCCAGTTCGCCAGCGACCTGCAAGGACTCGTCTCCACGATCCGGGGAGCGGCGACGGCGCTGGCCACCCTGCCGCTCATCCTCGTCATCCCGTACCAGGCGAATGAGACGGTGCAGGACGCCGGCGGGTGGGCGGCGTACGCGGCGGCCATAAGGTCAGTCGCCGTCGCCGATGCCGTCGGGGCGATGGTGATCGACCTCAACTACCGGATGCCGACGGTCGCCAGCGACTACGACGGCGGGATCTTGTACATCGACGACTACCACCCGACCGACCTGGGCCACCTGCTGCTCGGAAAGCTCGCCGCGGGCGCCGCAGAAGGACTGCCGCCGGAGGCGGTCACCACTCCGGCGCGGTGGTCGGCGGCCGAGCCGCTGGCGAGCGGGGAGAGCATCCTTCCCCGGTTCGCGCTGAACGGGAGCCTGGCCTATCCGGCGGGGACGCTCGCACTCGCCTCCTGGGTAGCGGCGACGTCCGGCACGGCCACCGCGGTGCGGGTGGCGACGACCGGCACCGCGGGCTCCGGCCTCACCTACGCGGCCGTGGGCGTCTACGAGCTTGACAGCAGCGGGAACGGGCAGCTGCTCGCGTCCACGGGCGACGTGCACGCCACCGCGTTCACCAGCGCCTACACCGTCTACGACCTCACGCTGACGAGCAGTTTCGCCCGGAACGCGGGGCAGCGGTATGCGCTGGGGATGCTGTTCACGGGCACCACCCCGCCATCCGTCGCGGCGGTCGGCTATCCGAACTACGGGTTCGGTTCCGTCGCCCCGTGGGCGTGGGGCGGGATCACCGGGCAGTCAGCGCTCCCCGCCACGTTCCTGGCCTCCTCTCTGGCGTACACCGACGGGCCGCCGGCGGCGACGGTGCACCCGTGACAGCCCGTGCGGGAACTGTGCACCCCCGGCACGTCTAACTACTGCAAGTACGAATGCACACCTGCGGCACAGGGTGCCCCGAACGCCAAGCAGCCTAGCGCGGGACGGCCGGGATCGTTTACGCGGACGGCACCCACTCGGGCCGGTAGTCCGGGTGGTCGGACCAGGCGGCGGCGAGGTCGCGCACGTCCAGTTCGTGCGAGTCCGCGCGCAGCGGCCAGCCAGGGTCGGCGGGACCGTACCCGGCACCTTCGTTTACCGCGCCGACAGTCACCTGATTGCGGGCGAATTCCCAGCGGGCCAGGATGCGCCGCTTGGCCGTGACCTCGCGCAGTACCCGCGCCGGGTCGTGGCGGGCGATGTGCTCCGCCTCGTTCAGGGTGGGGGTTCCCTCGTCGTAGACCAGGGGCTGGCCGGTGGCATAGGTGACGATCCATGAATCATGCTCGTCTTCGGCGGCCTTCCACGGCGACGGCGACTCGCATGCCTTCGCGGTCGCCTCGTCCTCGGCAAGCCGGGCTTCTACGAACGCGGCCAGTTCTTCCATGCCCCTCATTCTCCAGTCCAATGCCAGCGGTCCGGGGCTTTCCCACTGCCACGCTCGAAGGGAACCGTCTTGACTGACCTCGCACGCACGCCCGGCAAACGGGGCAGGCTTCCCGCGAAGCGCCTCGCGATGGGCTACCTGCACGAGTACGCGAAGACCCCTCTTCCCGTCCCCGCCTACCCGGTCGACGTCCGCGCGGGCATCCCTGACGATGCGTGGCTCATGCTGGGGAACGGCCCCGACCCGTCGTGCACGACGCACCCGGACGGCGTCGGCGACTGCGGGTTCGCGGGCCGCCAGCACTACCGGATGGCGAAAGCCGCCCACTACGGCGAGACCGAGACGTGGGAGACCAGCGACCAGCTTGTCGCCGAGTACCTCGCCTACGACGGCGGCCAGGACCAGGGTGTCGTCCTCGCCGACGTGCTGCTCGCCTGGTACAAGGCGGGAAAGATCAAGGCCTTCGCCCCCGTCGACCACGCCGACCCGGCCGCCGTCGACTCTGCGATGCAGGCGTTCAGGGGCGTGTACGCGGGCGTCGACCTGACCTGCGATGCGGACCAGCTGTTCAGCGACGGGCAGCCCTGGACGGTCGCGGACGGCGAGCAGCCCGACCCGGCCGAGGGCCACTGCATCGTCAAGGTCTACGCGGACGGCAGAGGCCTTGACGGCTGGGTCACCTGGGGCGCGTTCCAGGAGTCCACCCGCGACTGGACGAAAGCCTGCCTCACTGAGGCATTCGTGATCATCACCAGCGAGGACGAGGCGGCCAAAGTCGACATGACCGTGCTCCTCGCAGACATCGAAGCCCTCGGAGGCACCGGGGGCTCAGTACAGCCGAAGAAGGGAAACACCGTGTTCGAGGTAATCAAGGCCAAGCTCGAGGCCATCTGGCACACCATCGACGGGGAGGCGAAGGCCGACCTCGAGAAGGCCCTCGCCGACGTCGAGGCGGAAGTCGCGAAGGCACAGCCGATCCTCGCCGAGTTCGAGACCGCGCTGAAGGCGGCCGTCGCCGCGGCCGAGCCGGAAGTCAAGGCGGAGATCGAGGCGCTCCTCGCCAAGCTCCTCGCCGACTTCGCCCCGCTGCTCGGAAAGGCACCTGCCTCCGGCATGTAGGCTCTCTCCGGGATCGCAAGTCCACGGAACCAGGGGCGCCCCCGTTCGGCCTTCGGGCGAGCGGGGGCGCTTTTCGCGTTGTCCCGCTGTGCTCGCGACCGCTGGAACGCACGCGAGACGATGAAGCCCCCGCACTGGCCTCAAGGTCAGTGCGGGGGCGTTTCGCTTTTGCGGGCTAGAGTCCCGGCGCTGAAGCTCAGCCTTCGGTTGCGGCCGACAGCACCCGGAGCCACTTCTGCTGTTCCCACCTGCAGATCAGGGACACCAGGGGCGTGCTGCCAGGAATCGGAAGCCCCGCCAGCCGGTACACCGACCTTTCCAGGTCATCCACGATCAAGGGCGGCAGGTTGTCCTGGTCCGCCAACTCGAGCGCGCGGATGAGGATTCCGCCGACCGCGTCCGCCGTTGCCCGCGCGTTCTGCAGGTTGCCGAGAACATCCTGTTTGAATGCACTGCTGGCCATGCGATTACCTCCGTTTTGATGACGGCCCGGGGACTGCCGGGCCAGGGAATCAGAGGGGTTGCGGCTCATAACAGCGGCACTCCCTGGTCTGCCGAGACGATCCGGTTGCAGTCGTCGCAGACGACAAACTGATCCTCCGGGCCTCCGTCACCGAACCGCCGCCGGTACTCCGCTTGCGCCTCGTCTTCCGGCACCGTCTTCTCCAGCTCGCGGCGGCACACGAAGCACCGGTACCAGCCCGGCGCGAGCGGCAGGTCCGGAATCCGCCCGGCGTCCATCGCGGCGAAAAGCAGGCCCGTGCGCCTTTTCAGGTAGGCCTCGCTGACCTTGCACGGGTCGACGGGGGCGAAGATGTCCGGGAACATCACGCCCCCTGCGGTGCGGGCCGTAGCACCGGACCAGGCTTGGGCATGTTCCGGGCGAGCGCGGCGAGCCGTGCCCTCGCCTTGTGGCCGAGCTGCCTCAGTGACCGTTTCCGCCGGCCGCCCCTGCGGTTCAGCCAGATCCACAGCCACGCCGCCGCGACCGCCGCGTCAGCGGGTGCCAGCACCCAGTGGCCTGTTACGGCTTCCAGGGCCGACTTCAGGCCGGCCGTGACCGCGACCGCCAGCGCCCATCCCCGCCGGGACGGCATGGCAGACGCCGCGATCACGCACCCGGTCTCCAGGATGGCCGCGCACACGGTGACCGCAGTCATGCCCGTCACCGCCGGGCCGCCTTCGCGTCAGGGCAGTCCGCGAGCATGCTCTGCTGGCTCCCCGGAATGTGGCCGGGGCAGCGGACGTCAGGATGGAAGCGCAGGAGCCGCCTGCGCCTGCGCCGGACGCGTACCGCCTGGTAGATCAAGGCGCCTGCCGCTCCGGAGGCGCCTCCCGCGAGGAAATGGCCGGCCGCGCCGAGAAGGTCATGTGTCATGCTCATGAACGCCCCGCCTTCAGCGTGTACCCTTCGACCGCGTTCCCGGTGCCGCCCCAGTCCATTTCCCAGCCGAGGTCGATCGCGTCGAGCCACTCGTCATCGCGGAGGAACCCGCGCCGGATCGAGTCTCCCCAGAAGTCGTTCAGCTTCAGGTTGTGGACGCTCACGGTCCCGCCGGTCACCCTTGGGGCCGTGTAGATGACCAGCCGCCACCCTTCCCCGGCCGGGCAGTGGTTCGTGGTTTCCCACTCCATGACATGCCACATCCGCCCGTCGACCCGGGTCGTGTAGTAGCCGTACGGCGAACGGGGCTGCCAGTCGCCGGGGTGGGCGAGCCACACCATGATCTCGGTGTCCGCCTTGGACAGCACAGTTGAGCACCGCGACTGGAACGACGTCGAGCGCGGGGAGGCGGAAAACCACGTGTCGAACGCGAAATTCCCCTCGTAGCCGGGTGCCAGCCAGCCCTTCACGCTCGCGACCGGGTCCCAGTTGCCCGCCACCCTCGCCGGGTAGAGGAGGCACAGGCCCGCCTTCCGGTCCGCGTACGACGGGCACGAATCCCCGCCTACCCCGAACCCGGAGCCGACGTAAGGGAAGCTTCCGTTGCCAGGAGCCTGCGTCACGACAAGCTGCGCCTTGCGCGGGTCCGGGACCTCAACGCACGACCCTGCCGAATCGTGGGCGACGAGACGCGGGTCCGTCTCCAGCCACGTCCAGGCGTTAGTCCCGCAAAAGGGCTTCCCCCACGTGCGGACGTCCTGCGCCCCGGCCGGCCCAGGTGCCCCGTACAGTGCCAGTGCCGCCGCGGCGAGCAGCATCAGCATGGCGGCACCCCGGCGGGCCGCGCGGCGGGGAACCCGCCACGCCCTCGGGGCAGGAGGCGGCGGGGAACAGGAAAGGGAGCGTTCCGCCTGGAGCAGGGCGATCCGTTCCAGTTCCGCCAGGCCGGCCAGCTGGTCGCCCTCGCACGCGGCGGCGGGGAATCCCTGGGGGAGAGTGGCGGTCACGCGGCGGCCCTTTCAAGCCGGGCCGGGCATGCCGGGTCCTTCATGCTCATCCTGATCCCATCCTTCTGTTTCAAGGACGCCGCAGGTCAGAGCCAGTCAAGTATAGAGTGGTTGCGGGTCCGCAATCATCCTAGACCGTAGTGGCTTTCCCTGCCTGCGGCATCGCGCCTTCCCACGGGTCCGGTTCCCATACCGGCAGCACCTCGATCCGGGCAGGCATGAGCTTCCACCAGCCCGCGCGGTCCCGTGACCGCTCGCCGGCCCGGTACACCGTGATCCGGCGCACCAGGCTCCGCAGGATCGCGTTCAGCTGCGCCGCCGGCAGCCGGTCCCAGTCGGCCGCCAGGGCGGGCAGCACCGGGATGAGGTCCGCGGACGGCTCCGCCGCCAGCGCCTCCCTGGCGGCTTCCAGGTCCGCCGCCGCCTGGTCCCGCTCCGCCCGCTTCACCGCCGCCGCCTGCTTCCACGTGTCGTCGCCGAGAACGTCCCCGCCGTCCCTGGCACGCTGAAGGGCAATGTTCACCAGCTGCCTGTCGTGCTCGGCCAGGGCCGCCTCGAGCCTGGCCACCGTGCCGGCCGAGTCGCGGCGCTCCGCCGACCTGGCAAGGTCCCTGGCCGCCGCGTCCACGTCCGCCGCCCACGCCTCCACGGCCTCCCGGGCGGCGTCCGCGATCCGGGTCACCGACAAGGACGGCTTTCCCTCGCAGTCGTCGTACTGCCTGCCCCGAGAGCAGGAGTACAGGGTGGCGCCGCCGCTGGCGTACCCGGACGGCGTCATCGCCGACCGGCAGTGCCCGCACCTCACCAGGCCCGTCACCGGGTAGCGGGCGGCCCGCGCGCGGGGCGGCAGCTTGGCCGTCTCGGCGCGCCGCCGCCGGTACGCCTGCCATTCCGCCGGGGTGATCACCGGGTCGTGCGCCCCCTTGACGTAGGCGCGGCGCGGGCAGCGTGCCCTGCTGCCGCACTTGCACGCCGGGTCGTGCAGCAGCAGGAGTCCGGCGCCGAACCCGGAGTCGAGCACGTCCCTGACGGACTGCGCCCGCCACCTGCCCCCGTAGGAGGTCTGCCAGCCCGCCGCGTTGAGCCGTCCCGCGATCACCCTGAACCCCTCGCCGGCGATGCTGGCACGGTAGGCGTCCGCCAGGGCGGGGCCTTCCGCGGTGCCCGGAACGTACCTCTCGGTTTCTCCTTTGACGCGGCGGGTGCGCTGCGGGTCGTCCTCGTCGCGGACGCGTCCTTCCCGCCGGTAGCCGAACCGGGGGCGGCCGAACGGGGGGAGTCCTTCCCGGACCCGCCAGCCGTAGGTTTCCGCCCAGATTTCCCCGGCCCGGTCGGATTCGTAGGCGGACACTTCCAGCAGGACGCCCCGCTGGAACTTGCCCGTCGCGGTCGTCGTGTCCACGTCCTCTGTCGCCGACACGAGCCGGCCGCCGGCTTCTTCCAGTTCGGCGAGGTAGACGTGGTTGCCGAGCCGCTGCCGGCCGAACCTGGAGAACTTCCAGACGATGACCGCCTGCGCCTCGCCGGACTTGACCCTGCCGATGGCGGACAGGATCTTCCTCTTGAACGTGCGGCCCGACACGTCCAGGTCCTCGACCCAGTCGATGACCGCGTACCCGCAGCGGGCCGCGCACGCCTCGATCGCTGCCCGCTGCGTCTGCGGGGAGATCATCTCCTCGCGTTTCATCGACACCCGGACGTACCCGATCGCGGGGACCGGGGGAGAGGCGTCAGGCGGCATCGGCCGCGGCCTTCGCTTCGAGCTCGGCGACGCGCGCCGCGGTCCCCTCGGCGATGATTTCCGACATCGGCACCCGCAGGTCGAACGCGACCTTGCGGAGCCGCTCGTACAGTCCGGCGTCGAACCGGAGTATTGTCGCCCGGAGTTTCCTGGGGCCGGCCGGATCGCCGTCCGCTGGAATCAGCCTGTTGTAAACAGGTCCTTCTGCATGTATGGCCACCGCCTCGGCAGCCAAGGCCGCCGACCTTTCCGGATGCCACTCGACGACCTCGCGCTTCACGTCACCCCACCACGGCTTCTCGCGGGCGTGGGTGCTGAGCCTTGCTCTCGGCGAGACCGCCACGCCGACATACAGGAGGCGCTCGTCCGCGTCATAAAGGCGGTAGACCGCCGTGCGCCTACTCACTCGCCCGCCCTTCCTGCCCAAGCGGCGCAATTGCGGCCAAAGCTGCACGGTGCCACTCAACAGGCACTATCACGGCGGTCGGAGTGTCGTACCGGAGGATCGTGACATGCGCGCCGCCGTGTTCGACTGCGTTGAGCAGTTCGCGGAAGTTGCGGCGCGCCTCGTCGCTGTGCATCCGGCGATCTTCATCCATCGGGTGAGTCTATAGAGTCATATGACTCTAAGGCGGCTCTATCGGCAACTGCGGTCGCCGGAAATGTCAGGCGGCGCCGCCCGTTGCCGCCGCGAGAGCCTTCCCGTAGGCGAGGGCGTGCGGGGCGGACGGAACCGACCGGCCTGCTTCCCATGCGCTGACCGACTGGCGGGAGACGCCCAGCGCGAGAGCGATCTCCGATGCCGACACTCCGGCCGCGGCCCGGGATTCTTTCGCGGTGCCCGTGCGGAGATCGGCCCGGATGCGGGCGACGGCGGCGAGATCGGAGGGGCGCACGGTGGAAACGCTACGGCAGGGGAGGGGGTAAGGGAAACGGCGGAAAGTCTGTGTCAGGACTTCGGCAAGCATATGTAAGGCGTAAGCCCGTAATTCCGGCTGGCTCACGATAAGATGCATTATCGTGAGCCAGAATCCGGGGCGCGAAATCGTCCCGTCCGGAATCCGGCCGCCGGCCGCGAATCCCGGCGGACGGCTGTCCCCCGCCGCCGTCACCGCGGTGACTGCCGGCACTCCCGTCAACACCGGGCGCACGTACCGGGCAACCCTGCAGCGGTACGCCAAATGGAGCGAGCAGACAGGGCTCGGCGGCCTGCCCGCCACCGCCGGGGCGCTCACCGAATACGCGGCCTACCTCTCCGGCGTGCGCGGCCTGAAGCCGGCCAGCATCGAGACCGCCCGCTGGGCCATCATCAAATGGCACAGGATCGCCGGGTACCCGCCGCCGGAAACCGCCGGCCTGGTCGCCGTCCTCAACGGCTACCGGGCGCGCCTCGCCGGAGCCGGCGACCCCAGGGCGAAGACGAGGAAGGCGACCGCCGCCGAACGGGACGCCCTCGCCGCGATGCTCGCCGCCATCGACCGGAAAACCCCGGCCGGGCAGCGGGACGCGGCCATGATCCTCGTCGGCTTCGGGATCGGCGCCCGCCGGGGCGAGATCGCCGGGCTGGACATCGGCGGCCTCGACATCCGCGACCGGGGAATGCAGGTCAGCGTCTACCGCCAGAAGGTCAGGAAACTGGACGACCCGGTGGTGAAGCGGCGCACCTTCGCGGCACTCTGCCCGGTCGCAGCCGCAGAGGCGTGGACCGGGACGCTCGCCGCGCACGGGCGCACCAGCGGCCCGCTGTTCGTCCGCATCGACAGGCACGGGAACCTGGCCAGCCCGGTCGTCCGCGACGGCCGGCAGATCGGCGACCCCTCGGGGCGCATGACCGGCCAGGCGATCGCCGACGTGATCCGGCGCCGCGCCCTCGCGGCCGGACTCGGCGGCCGGTGGTCAGGGCACAGCCTCCGCCGCGGGCTCGCCACAGAGATGCACAAGGCGGGCGCGGAGCGGCGGCTGATCGAGCGGCAGGGCGGATGGTCGGCCGGGTCCGCCGCGGTATCGGGATACATCGAGGACGCCGAGCGGTGGCTTTACGACGCACTGGACGGCGTCCTGTGACCGCCCCGGACGACTGCGGCAGGCTGACCAAGGCCGGAACGCCTTGCAAGATATCCCGCATGGCCGCTGACGGCTGGTACCTGAGGCGCTCCCATGTAGCCGAGTCGTGCAGCATTCACGCCACCCCTGAGGAGCGGGCCGAATTCGCCGCCATCGGGGAAGAGATCATGGCGGAAGACGAACGTCTCCGGCTCGCCTATCATCAGGCCCTCCCGGTGGAGTGCTGGAACTGGCCGGTCACCGACGATGACCGCCGGAGGGCCGCGGAGGCCCGCGATTGCGCGGACCCGGAAATGGCGAGAGGCATCGCATGGGACCTGCTGGCGGACTGGCAGGATGACCGGTGCGCCGTCTGCAAAGGCTGCTCCGACGTCCTTGACCATGACCACGAGACCGGCCTCGTACGCGGGTGGCTGTGCCGGTTCTGTAACAGCCAGGAAGGACACGGCTATATCCCCGGCGGCCGGTACGAGCGCTACCGGGCCAAGAACCCGGCCAGTATTCTCGGCTTGGCCATCCGCTACTACAGCCCGTTCGCCGGATGGGCGGGGCGGAGCTTAGGGTCACAGGCAAGCCGCCGATTTATACCGGCGCGGCCCGTATCCGTCCCGCGTGGGGCGGATATCGCGGCTATCCGCGCGGATAAACGGGGCGGGGCACGCGCGGCGGGTGATCAGGTCCCGCACCGGTCTTCAGGTCGCAGTGCCCCGCAGCTTAGGCTATGCCGCCTGCGGCGGCAGCATCCGTTCGCTCAGTTCGCGGAACGCTCCCTCGGCCCGCTCGTGCCGCTTGCAGACCTCGATCACCTCGGCAGGGGCGATGTCCCTGAACGGCCCCGCAAACGGCTTGCCCTTTTCCAGGGTGGTGCCGTAGTAGCGGGCGACGAGGCGCGCCGCCTGGTCCGTGTCCGCATAGCCGAAGTGCTCGACGAGGTCGACGCGGCCCGGCCGGATCACGGCACCGTCGAGAACCTCGGGCGTGTTGGTGGTCAGCACGGTGAGCAGGCCGTGCGGAGTCGCGATCCCGTCAAGGGCGTTCAGGAGGCCGGAAAGCGTCACCTGGTCGGCACTGTCGTCCCGGGCGGTCGCGGCGTGGAACACGTCGACGTCCTCCAGGAGCAGCATCGAGCGGGGCGCGATCCGGCTGGCCATGCGGAGCAGCTCGCCGTCCTTCTTGACGTCGGCGAGCGGCAGGTACCAGACGTCCATCCCGAAGTGACTGGCGATCGCGCGGGCCACCGACGTTTTCCCCGTGCCCGGCGGTCCTTCGTACAGGTGGCCGCGGTGCCAGGGGATGCAGCGGCGGGCGTAATCCCGCTCGGCGTCGAGAAACCGGCTCACGTCTCCGGCGAGCCGTTCGATCTGGCCCGCGGGGAGGATGACGCTGTCGAGGCCGCGCTGCGGCAGGTCGTCCAGGCGCTCCCAGTCGCCCCACTTGTCGAGCATCCGGAATGAGGGCTTGCGGGCGGCGCCCTGGCTGCTGCGGAGCACCCCTTCCATCTCGGCGACGAGAGCGCGCCGGCCGGCGAGAGAGGAGGCGGTGAACACGATCTCCGGCGGTTTCCAGTGGCCGTCGTCGTCAGCCCTCGTGCCGTCGGTGACGACCACCTTCACCCGGTGGCCCGCGACGGTGATGACCTGCTCGCGGGTGCCGTCGTAGCGGAGGCGCAGCGCGGGGGGCGCGGGGCGCTCGCCCGGAGCCGGGATGTCCGAGTACCGCTTGGTCGACCAGGCAACCAGGGCGCGCTGCTCCTTCGGCGCCAGCAGTCCCAGGACCCATTCGTGCAGGTCGTCGTAGATCCCGTCACTGCCGGGGACCTTAACGGTGTACGTGGTGCGCTCGTGGACCTTGCCCCGCGCCCAGCCGATCACGGGGCGCGCGGCCTGCCCTGCGGCGAACGCCATCGCCAGCCGGGGGGCGCGGTCGCGCAGGACCGCGATCAGGTCGGAGGCGCTCCCGTGCTCGGGAGAGGAAGCGATCTCAGCACTCACGGGACTTATTTTGCCGCAAGTGGCGCGGTGCCGGGCCAGAGCCGCCCGGCCCGGCACCGCCCCATCAGGCGGGAAGACAGGGACCGGCTTCCGAGCTGCCGGCGCTCGCCCGGCACCAGCCGCATAGCGGGGGCCTGGACTATCCCATCCCTGAACGTCTCCCCTAACGGGAATCCTGCGGGTTAGCTTAGCGCGGCGATGTCCTCGGCAAGGAAAAGGCCGCTAGTCACAACGTGGAGTGCCGAGACGAGGCACGGGTTCCTCTGCCACCGGACGAATGCCCGGCTAAGGTTGTTTTCGTCAGCGATGAGCTGCATTGCGATTATGGCCGTGGTCGCGACCGCCAGTGCGTTCTTCATGGGGACTTTCGCCTTCTCAGGAACGGGGCCCGCTGTTCGGGTCCTTCGGCTGGACGCTATCGATTAGGCTCCCGTAAATTACGGAACGCTTGTCAAGCGTAGTTACTTAAATGTTATTAAGTTTGTTTCCCGAAGAGTTCCCCGGCCCGCATCCGCCGCCACACCTCCAGCGCCTCCTGGCGGACCGTCATGCCCGGCGTCTCCCCGCTCCCCCCGTGGCAGCGGCACCGGCCCTCGTGATGGGCAAGCGAGCCGGCAACGCTCATGAACTGGCATTCCTTGTGCACATGGCGGATCTGCGTCCCCGCCGGGACCGCCTGCCCGGAATCGCCAGCCGCCTCGTCGAACTCGTCATTGCAGTACAGGCAGGACTCGCCCGCGGGAAATGCTTTGCGCATCTCCTCGATGAGCCTGCCGTCCTCGTCATAACAGACGTAAGACCAGTAAGGCGGCCCGAACCATCCCCAGTTGGCGCGGCGCACCTCGACCGGGAGCCCGTCATAGGAAGTGGTCACGACGGCTTTTCCTTCCGCAGTTCCCGCAGGTACCCGAACACGCGCTCCTGCTGCTCGCCATCGAACCCGGTCCCGCGGAGCGCCTCGGATACGAGCTGGTCAGACTCCGTCGCCTCGGCCGCCTCGAGCCACTGGAGCGCCATCGACCGGGCTTCGGCCGCCATGACGGAACCCCGCTTCGATCCCCGGCCGATCAAGACAACGGCATTCCCCGTCTTAGTCGACCCGGCGGGAACCAAGTCGACGGTGCCGGGGGTGCCGAACTTCCTCCCGCCCCTGCCGTCGAGCAGGTCCGTGACGATCGCGGACGCGGTCGCGCCGTCCAGCCTCAGCTTCGCGACCAGGAGCATCATCATCTCCGCGTATGCGGAGCACGACACCAGGTCCAGCGCTGACCGGCGGACCTCGGCAACCGGGGCGTACCACTGGAAAGCACCCCACGTGAACAAGCAGGCAGGCTCGTCATCCGGGCCGCGCGTCGACTCCACCCACAGCGCCTCGCCGTCATCGTCAGCCGTGGCGGCGCCCATCAGTATCCTCCGCTCAGCGCGCGGAGCATGTTCAGCCCGGCCTGCGCCTCGTCCATCGCGCTGATCTTCTCCACTTCCGGCTTGCCGAGCGCGACGACGCCTTCGCCTACGCGGACCGTCGCCACGCAGTCAAGCGACTCGTACTCGCCTCCGCAGTGGACGACCAGGAGCATCGACCTGGCCACCGTCACGAGCTGGCGGAGCTGGGCCGCCACGTCCTCCGGGTCATAGCCCCGCTCGGCCAGGTTCCCAGCACGGTTCACCGTCTCCGCCGGCCAGTCGTTCAGGCCGCAGGCCGACGGCTGGTCCCGGTTGAACGAGAGCGGGCCGAAACGGTCCCACGCCGGGTCGCGGGGGCCTCCGCCCGTGACGAACCGGTAACTGTAGCCGAGGTACTCGCGGAGCGCCGCAGCGTCCCCCGCTGTCATCGTGCCCGACATGCTCACCGTGCGCCAGTTACCCAAGATGATCGCTCTCCGCCCGTGCGCGCCATTCGGCCGCCCACTGGAAGTCAAGCCCGGCGAGCCGAGCGCATTCCTGGTCCTCGGGCCGGTCGCCGACCATGAGGCCCATGTACGGCGGGTAATACTCGCCGTGCCGTGCCGCCACTTCGAGAGCCGCTTCGATCACCAGCCCCGGCGACGGCTTGCGGCACCAGCAGCGGGCCATCTCCGGACTGGCAGCGTCCGGATGGTGAACGCAGTAGGCGATCTTGTCGAACAGCCGTTCCGCCTGCTCGTAGGTGGCGCGCATCGCCGCCGCGACGTTCGCGTGGGTGACGATGCCGAGCGCGACGCCGCCCTGGTTGGAGACGCCGACGACCCGGCCTCCCCCCGCTTTCCAGCGGCGCATCATCTCGACGGCGGCAGGGAAGACCTCGACGTCCTCCGCACCGTTCACGAACCGCCCCAGCTCGTCTTTGCCCTTGCGGACCGTGCCGTCAAGGTCCAGGTACAGGACCGGGACGGCCTTCTCGGGGACGTGCAGCAGGGTCACTTGCGCTTCCTCCTGTTCTTCAGTCGCCTCTGGTATTCGTGCCCGTCGACCGCGAGCGGGCCGGGATTGCCTGCCGGGTTGCACCTGGAACAGCGGCGCTTATGATGGCGCGGCTTCCACGCCGCGTACAGGCTGTGGACCTCGCGCACCGCCCTGTCGACCTCGGCGCCGAACGCCTCCCAGTTGCCAGAGAACCAGGCTGCCGGCGCGATGATCTCCGCTTCCGCGAATGACGGGCTCCGCCGTGCCGGCGTCAGCAGCCGCCCCCCGTCGCAGATGACCAGCGCCGGCGGTTCCGGCCGCCACCTCATCGAGTCCCCGGTCTCCCCGTAGTCGACGGTCCCGTAAGCCGCGAGAGCGCCGTCGGCCGGCGCGGGCGCGCTGTCCTTCATGCCGGTCACTGTCCCGTCTCCCCTGCGATCTCAGGGGCGAAGAACTGCGGGAGAGGCTCAGGCCCGCTGTACCGGCGGCAGGCACAGGGCGCGTAGTCGTACCCTGTCCAGCTGCCCCCGCTGCTGTACCGGGCGACCTGCACCAGCGAGTTGCACGCCCCAGTCTGCGGGTCGTGCAACGAATAATGGTGGGTGCAGCCGCACACCGCCTCGACAGGCTTCGGGGCCTGGCGGCGGGGCGGGAGGCTCCGCAGGATCACGCCGGCGATGATTCCGGCTAGCAGGATCAGCGCGCCCTCAATCATCACTGGCCTCCGTAGCGGGCTCACGGGCCGCCTTCCCCGCCTCGTAGGCGCGGCGGATCATCCCCGCCAGCGACACGCAGTCCGCGACCTCCCGCCAGGCAACACCCTGAAGGAAGCCGAGATCCCAGGCACCGAGAGCAACCCCGGAAGCCTCGCAGGCATCCGTCATCACCTTCAAGCGCGCCGGAATGCTCGCACCGTAGCCGGGGGCGGCGTCGAAAGCGGCCCGGATCACGGCGGCTGCCCTCGTGGCGCGCGCCTCGCGCTCGGTGTCGAACGGCCCGTACTCGTCAGCCACGGGGAACCTCCGCGTCAACATAGCGCCATTCGATCCGGGTCACCATGCTGCCCGGAGTGCAGCCCTTGTGGCTGCCGCAGAAGAAGGCCGCGAACTCTGCCGGGGTCATGTGCGGGAATCCCGACATCAGCCTCGGCACGGGAACCACCGGCGGAACGCCCCGTCCGACATGACCCCGGCATCCCCCGGGCCGTACCGGATGACCCACCAGCCCGCGGGGACATCGAAGACGAGGCCGTTCGCGGCGCGGACCCGCAGCGGCTCCCCCTCGAGCGCGGCGTCTCCGGCGACCAGGCGGGCACGGGAGTCCGGTGTGCCGTCATGAGGGGCGGCGTCCTCGGCAGTGACCGTGGCACTCACCAGGGGCATCGTCAGATTGTCAGGCACTGGGCGCATCCTTCCCGGTCAGGGCGGCCAGTATGGCCGTCACCTCGTCGCACGGCCACGGGAGCCGCTCGCCGTCCGCGCTCTCGGTGCACGAGCAGACCACACCCTCGGGCTTGCCCCTGCACAGCAACTCTCCGGGCTCTTGGTCGTCCTCGAAGTGGAGGGGGTCGTCCGGGTCGTGAGGGCACGCACCGGGCTCGTCGTCGGTCGCCGCGTTGCCGTAGAGCGGGACTCGCTCGTGGTGGCTCAGGGCCGCCTCCACGGCTTTCAGGAGCTTCTCCGAAGTGGCCCACAGCGCTCCGGCGGCGAACGATGCCCGTGCCTCGTTCAACGGCAGCGCGGCGAACTCGCGGGGCATCGCGTCGATCGCCTCGCGGGCCTCCGCCAGGGCGGAGGACAGGCTGCCGTCAGCCACGGAACACCTCCACCCCGAGCGCGGCGGCGAAGGCCTTCACGACCGTCTCCGCCTGCTCGCCGTTCATGTAGCTGAGCTTGTAGCGGTTGGAACCGATGGCGACCGCAAGCTCAAGAACGGCCATCTCCGTCGTGGATGCGGCGGCCCGGTGCGACTCGATGAACTCACTCGCCTTGCGCCAGCTGATCCAGGTTTCGGCCGGGTCCTCAATGGCGCATGCCGACGTGAAGTCCCGGCGCCGGAGCCACCGCCCATCCGAAATCAGCAGTTCCACGGCGGCCCGGACGTGCGGGTCGTGGTCCTTCGTCCAGCGGCGCAGGCCTGCGGCGAGCGAGTCGAAGTCAGCCATTGCCGGCCTCGGCGCCTGCTGCGGGCACGGGGGCCGGGGCGAGCGGGAAGCAGTGCGTCTTGCCGTCGTCCGGGAGCATGATCGTCCACGGGGCGGGGAACAGCCCGTACGCAGCCCAGTCGCAGCCCCGACCCGCGTACTTCCTGTCCTTCGCGAGCGCGCCGGCGGTCCGGCCGATGCACTCCTGCCCGAGTATGTCCGATGCCGTGACCGCGCTGCCGTCCCGCCCGGTGCGGGGATGCGCGGCCAGGGCCTCGCTGAAGTCCTGTCCCGTTGCGATGTCGCCGCAGGCCGGGCACTGAAACGCCCAGTCCATGGGGTTGCCGCCGAAGCGTTCCGTCGCCTCGGCGACCAGTTCCGCCTGGGTCAGCGTCCGCCGGTTTCCCATCAGTCGCCTCCGTCTGTTGATGTGTTCACGCCGTCTGCTGATCTGTTCATGCCTGGCCGCTTGACGTGCGGCCAGCCGCCGCCCCTCAAGATCCGGCCGATGTTCTGTCGCGCCACCCCGAACACGGCCGCTATCGACGCCTGCGTCCGCCCCTCGGCCCGCAGGTCGAAGATCCGCCGCACGTCGTCCTCGGACAGTTTCGCGAGCGCGTTAGCCGATCCCCGCCGGGGCGGGCTGTGCCCTGGCACGTAGCGGAGCGGCTGCCCCTTGACCTGGCCCCTGCGACTGTCGGTCCGCTTCGCGATGCTGACCTCAATGCCGCAGCCGCAGGCGCACAGGCGCGCGGCCTCTTCCCCGTTCAGGGCGTCCCCGCTCACCGCTTCTCCGGCCCGGCATCGGGCACTCCCGCTCCTTCCGGCCGCGCCCACCACGGGCCGTGCTCGTCCATGGACCGCCCCAGGGCTTCCAGGACTTCTTCGTATGACGCCGGATGATGGAGGCTGATGGAACTGCGCACCGCACCGCCCGTGTCCGTTAGCCGCAGACGCCAGCTCTCGGACTCGCCGGCACCTGACCGGATTGCCCGGCCGACGACCAGGTCGGCCGCCGCCGTGCGGGCGATGATGTTGAGGTGGCCTGGCTCGTCGGCCGCGCCGAGCAGCAGCTTCGGGGGCGGCCCGTCGAGCCGCCTCGCCCGCTTAGCCAGCATCTGCCTGGCATCCATCAGCCCGGACATGGCCTGGCTGATCCCGTTCTCAGCCGTGACCGCATCACGCGGGGGCATGTCCGGGTCGTCTGATTCCATGAGGTCGCGGAACTTGCGGGACAGGAACGCCGCGTGGCTGACGGCGTCGCGGGCGGCCTTGTCGAGTTCGCGGACCAGCTTCGCACGTTCACTGGCGTCCATCAGTCGTCCACCGCCCGGCGTGCCTCGTAGCTGGGCTCAGCCTTGCAGGGCGTGCAGCCGCAGTCCGGCCCGTGCTTGACGCGCACCTGCCCGTTGCGCGCGGACATGCGGATGTAACCGGTGGCCATGTCCTGAGCCCGGTTAAACTCCCGCCAGTCCGAAGCGCGCTGTCCGGTTTTCTCCGGCACGTGCGAGATGAAGTTCAGGTGGTCGGCAAGCTTGCCCCAGAACAGCCAGTCGTCGTCAAGGACCCGGTGCTCCGCACGGATCAGCTGCTCGGCGTATCGGATCTTCTCCGCAGGGCCGAGCATCTCGGGATCAGAAGCGCTGCTCATCTGCTCAGTCCTCTCCTGCCGCCGTGGCGGCCCATACGTGGTGCACCGGGCAGCCCCCACGAAAGCCGCCCCGCTCGGGTAGTCCGGGCGGGCAGATGCACTCGCCTGCCGGCTGCTCGCCGGGGAACTGGTAGCCGTCCATCTCCGACTCGGGCAGCTCGCCCGCCTGTATGCGCAGCGCGGTCTCCGCTGCCGACATGAGAGGCAGCGCGTCCAGGTCGGATCGCAGGACGTGCAGCGCCCGCTCTAGCAGCGTCTCGGCCCTGTGCCCCCAAAGACGGGCGCGGTCCTTGTTAAGCGCCACGGGGAGCCTCTGTTCCTGGCGCCGTGGCGGCCGAGGTAGGGAGCAGCGTCAGGTCGGCGGGCAAGGTCGCCTGCGACTGCACCCGCCCCCCGTAGGCGACGTAGACGACTTCCTCGCCAGTGCCCGTGATGACCCCGTCCTCGGCCCAGGGAAGCCCTGCGCAGTACGTCACGCTGTCGCCGACGTGGTTGCGTGCCTCGTCAAGCGTCATCACTCGCACTCCTCGTCGTCCGGTGTTCCCTCGGCCCATGACAGCTCGAAGTCGAGCAGCCCGAGCCTGGCCGCATCCTCGACGTCGTCCGCGCGCCCGCCCCCGTCGAGGAGGTTCAGCCACTCCTCGACCTCGGGCAGGGTTTCTGCCACCCAGTGCCGGTAAGGCGGGTGCTTCTCCTGCGCGGCGACGAGACCGACGTCCACGGAGACAGTCACGGCATCCGGGCCGATCGCGTCCGCGATCGCGCGGGCGGCAGCCGACCCGGTCAGGCTCGCCGCGACATGCCTGCGGACATGCTCCGGGGAGACCCGGACGACCGTCGTGTTGCGGGGCCACGCGGGCACGGTCTCCGCCAGGACCGGAACCGGGTCGCACTTACCGGCCATTGCCGCCATCCTCGGGAAGCGCCCTGACGACGAGAGGCCCGAAGAAGCCGCCCTCGCTCCGCTCGACCGCGTACCCGGCTGCCTCGATCGCGTCGGCGTACCGGCCTTCAAGCTCCGCCGAGGCCCGCCTGTCGGCCTCGGTGGAGTTGTACTTGCCGTCCTCGTGATACACGGTCACCGTTCCGCCGCTGCCACGGGCAACGAAGCCGCAGGTACGGCTGTGCCATCCGGGGACTGCGGTCGCGTGCTTCACGGACCGCTCGAAGCCGGCCTTCTGCAGCAGCGCGGAAATACCCTGCGCTGTAGGCTGCCTGGACATTTCAGCCTTCCTTTTCGATAGGGATCTCGGCCGGACCGCGGCATGCCGCCGCGCCTTCCGGGTCGGTGACCGGGTTCACGGCGGTCAGGTGCGTGTACCCGGTCGCCTCCAGGTCGTGTTCCATCCCCTGCGGGCAGGTTGCCAGGTGGAGCGAGCGGCCCTTCAGGTCGCCGCCGGGGATGACCCGGTACACGAAGCAGCGGAGGCCGCAGAACTTGCAGTAGGCGCCGGGCACGGTCAGTCCTCCTCTGCCAGCCGGACCTTCGCCGGGTCAAGCGTCGCGACCCGGCGGTTGCGCTTCTTCGCCGACGGTGCGCCGCTGAGGCGGGTCAGTTCACCGGCCACGAGCACCCGGCCGGGCAGGCTGCTCACCAGCACCTTGTCGACCCGGAGCCGGTAGGGAAGCGTCCTGGTTGCGTCCGCGCCGGCAGGGACGATGATCTCGACTCCCGGCCTGATGTCCTCGGGTGCCATGTCAGGCCTCCGCTTCCGTGATCTCGCGCAGCTTCTCCCCGTACTGGCGGACAGCCGCGCTCAGCTCCTCCTCCGTCGCGAACACGGAACGGTCTCCGAGCAGGAAGCCCAGGGCCGCACTGCTGAACTCGTCCATCTGTGCCATGTCAGGCGCTCCTCTCCCATGCGATGCGGATCTTGCGGGCGAGCTCCGCGCGGCCCTGGCCGGCGAGGTCCAGGCACAGGCGGCGGGTGAGGGCTTCGGCGACCTCGGCGCACTTCGCGGCGAACGCGGGGCTGGAGGCGTCGGCGGCGGGGTTGACCCGGGCGACGAGCACGGCGGCCTGCTCGCGGATGTGGGCGACGACGCCTGCGGCGGTACCAGGCATGTCAGGCCGCCTTCGCGATCGAGCGGCGGGAAGCGATCGACAAGACCCGCGCGGCCAGCTGGTGGTAGCAGCGGCGGTCCTTCGCCCCGGCCGCGCACGTGCAGCTCGAGCCGTCGGTGGCGTACGTGTCCGTGCCCTTGCTGGACACGGCCAGGTACAGGCCCGGTGCCTGGGAGACGATCCCGCCGTCCTTGATCAGCTCGTCCGCCTTGGCCTGCTGCGCGTCGGTGAAGCCCTCGCGGACCTCGGCGATGGCGGCCTGGCGGATCTTCGCGGCGCACTTCGGGCCGTAACCGGTGCTCGCGGTGAGCTTGCGCCCGCAGCGGAGGCAGCGCCGGGTTTCGCATGTGACATGCGGAAGTTCGTTGCGCATGTAACCGATGCTAGCGTGCACAGAAGACAAGCGCAACTCAGTTGCGCTACTATCCCTGGCATGAACGAAAACGAGCACGTGGCCGCGATCGAAGCCGCCACGAGCCGGTACAGCGAGGCCCTCGCGGCACTCGAACAGGCCCGCAAAGAGGCTGCCGACACCGTTCTCGCCGCACTCAGAGACAAGGTTCCCCCGACCACCGTCACGGAGAAGTCGCCGTTCACCGCCACCTACGTGCGGCAGATGGCGCGCGAAGCGGGCATACCGGCAGCGACGACCCGGCGCAGGCCGCAGCGGCGTTCGGCGTCGTAGCCCGGTCATCCCGCTACCCTCTCCACGGCGGTACCCGAGTCCTCGACGCCCCACTTCCGCCGCCTGTACTCGGCCACCTTCGCCGCGTCCTCCTCGCCCAGCCGGTACGGTTCCCTGTCCAGCGGCCCGTCGCGGGGCAGCTCCTGCCGGCACGCGGGGCACCGCCAGTCCTCCAGGGCGCCGATCATCACGCCGCTGCCCGTCGTCCGGAGCGAGCGGCGGTTGATTCGCACCGTGGCAACGGCGATGTAGCGGATCGGATGGCCGCAGAACGGGCATGAGACGCGAGTCTCCAGGGTGACGATCACGCCGCGCCGCCGGACCCGCCGAGCACCAGCTGCCCCGAATGGTGGGCCATGAGGACTGCTGCTTCCCGGACGGTGCGGGGCTTGCGGGGGCGGGGCGCGGGCCTGCCCTTCAGGTTCCAGGCCCGCAGCCTCCGCTCCAGGTCCGGTTCCGTGCCTGGCTTGCGCTTGCCGGTCACGGCCTGCCCCCGGTGCCCGCCGTCTCCCTCGCGCACCGTCCCGGGTCGTGCGCGGGCATCATGCCTTCCAGGTCGGACGGGACGGGAAAATACCCGTGCCAGCGTCCCGCGGCGGCATGCTCCCGGCAGCAGGCCAGGAACGCGGCCCCGTCCCGCTCGGCCATGACGCGGACGGTCCCCCACGTGCGGACGAACGTCCCCGGCGCTACGCCGAGCATGGCCAACGGCATCCGCCCCGCCGTCACCGGTCCCCGCCTTCCCCCGCGAGCAGCGCGCGGACCTCGGGCTCGCGGAACCTTCGGTGCCCGCCGGGAGTCCGGACCGCCGTCAGCCTGCCTTCCTTCACCCACCGCATCACCGTCTTCGGGGCCACGCGGAACATCGCGGCGACTTCAGCCGGGGTCATCAGCGGCTCCTCGGCGGCGAGGTCCGGAACGGGAGGCGGAGGGGTCTTACCGGGCACCTGCCGTCACCTCCTCCGGCTGGTCGCATACCTTGCAGCGGTGGGCGAAGTCCGCCGACTCGCGGCACCGGCCGATGCACGCCTCGCAGAACCGGCCGAACGGGCCTGCCTGCGGTACGGCGACCCGCTGTTTCCCGCAGGCCGCGCAGGCGGGCACGGGCGGGTGAAGCCGTTCCCAGCATCCGTCCGGGCACGGTTCGACCCGGCACAGCGGCTCGTGGCCGTAGCCGTCCAGGCCCCCGCCGCAGTTGCACCCGTCCGTGTCGACCAGGCCGTGCTCGCACCGGCCGCAGGTGACGGCGAGGGCGAGGACCGCCGCGGCGTTCACCCGCGCGTCCTCCGCCCGGCCGGACGGCTTGCGGGCTTCCCCGTCCATCGCCTCCCGGCAGCGGGCGGCGACCGCCTCGAGCCGCGCCTCCTTCACGGCGAGATCTTCCCGCAGGCGCCCCGCCAGCAGCTCCAGCGCGTAGAGCTCCCCGCCGGACGGCTCCATCCCGGCAGGCGGGGCGGGCTCGTGCTCCGCCTCGAACTCTCCCGCCTTCCACCGCCGGATGCCCAGGAGGCCCGGCACCCGGGCCGCCCAGTCACCCGGGGGCAGGAGAATGTGCTGCCCGTCAGACGCCCTGCGGACCCAGATCATGCCCTCGCGTTCCTCGCCGTGCAGGGCGGGAAGCGCCTCTTCCGGCTGCGCCCCCCACTCCGCCAGCAGTGCCCGGACTCCGGGGGTCCCGTCCCACCGGACCGCCTCAGTATCGGCGTCGCGGCGCCGGAACCGGGCGGCGCAGCAGGGGGATGTTTCAGTTTCCGCTGTCATCGCTGCCTCTCGTGTAAGGGATCTCGTACAGGTGCCAGACCAGGCCGTCCGGCGTCCGCGGGCAGGTGCCGGCCCATTTCGCACCCTCAGGCAGAGGGTGGCCGGTGCCGAAGACCTGGAAGGCGCGCGGCCGGGCCGGCTTCGCCTCGTCATGCTCGGCCCAGAACTCGACTCCCGTCCCGTCGCCGAGCGCGCCGGCGTGCACCGGGTCGCCGGCCAGGCCGACCGTGACCGGGCCGCCAAGGCCGACCTCGTACCGGAGCATGCGGCGCCGGGGCTCCCGGCCGGTCACCGCCCGTCCTCCGTCCCGGCCGTCTCGAGCGGCCCGTCCGGTTCCATCGGAACGCCGGCGTCCGCGAGCACCCTGAGAGCGGCACGGCGAGCATCTGCGGCATTCTGGCCACCCCGGAGAAGCTCCCTGCGGACGCCCCGGACCAGGGCCTGGTAGCGCTCGAGCCCCGTGCTGACGGCGGCCAGTTCCGTGCGGACACGCTCGCGCGCCTTGGACGGGAGCGCATCGCCGAGGAATTCCGCGCGCTCCGGCGGCAGGCAGAACGACGTGACCTGCAAGCCGTAGTCCACCGTGATCCTGGCGGCATGCGGAGCGTGTCCCGGGATTTCGCAGATCGAGATGACGAGCTCGCCCAGTTTCGGCGTCGGGGCGGTCATAGCGACGCCTCGCAGTCGTCGTAGTCGCCGTCCTCGGCGGCCATGTCACGGGCATGCTGCCTGGCTTCGCGGTCCTGCTCTGCGGCGACTCCAGCGGCATCGTCGCCGACATGCTCAGGGGACGGGCCGCCCATCCCGCCGGCGTGCGCCTGCAGGTCTGCGGCGCGCTGCCTGTCCTCGCGCCAGCGGCGGAACTCCGCCAGCTCCTCGTCGTCCCAGTCGCCCAGCAGGCCGCGCTCAGCCGGGGGCGGGGGGACGGTCACGGTCCACGGGCCGAACGTCACCGGCCGGCGCGCGACACCCCCGCCCACGATCCACTCGCGGTGCTCCTCCGCGTCGGCCTCGTCCTCGCTGGAATGCCAGCCCGCGCACTCGTCCGGGCTCTCCCCGCCCCAGAACACGACCCACTCGGTAAGGGACGGCACGGGCTGCGGTTCCGGCTGCCACATGTTGCCGTCCCGGTCACGATGGGTCTCGTGCGCGCGGATCACGCGGCAGCGCATGCCCCACGGGCTGACCTCATCGCACGGCGGTACCGTGGCCAGCGTGGCGTCCAGTTCACCGGGCCTCATCTCGTCGCTCGCAAGGTCCAGCTCGGGCGCGGGCTGCGGCTCCGGGTGGTGCGTGGTGTCGGTGCACTGCTCGTTGCAGACTGGCCACAGCGCTTCGACCATGGTGGCTGCGCATCCGGTGGCGTACGCGGCCTCAGGGTGGCCGCTGTCATCTTGCTGGCTGCTGATGCGCCGCAGGGTGATGACAAGCTGCGTGTTCAGCCTGAGCAGCTCGCGAAGCTGACTTAGCTCGTCGCCGGGCGCGGACTGCGGCTGCTGAGCAGCGTCCTCTGCCGCCTGGTGGAGCGCGGCCTCGGCGTAGTCGCGGCGCAGCGCGGCCTCTGGCGGCAGCGGCTTGGCCTGGTCGCCGAACGGGAGCGGGTCGGCGAGTCGTTCCAGTGCGCTGACCGTGCCCGCGAGTGCGCCCTGCCGCGCCGCTGCGGCCCGGAGCGCCTCGCGCACCTCGTACGCCGCCTGTCCCGGCGTCCCGGCGGTCACAGGTCGTCCTCGGTGTACGACCGGTACGGCTGCCCGTCGGGGTCGCAGACGCCGAGCGCTCCGGCGCGGTCGCGCCATTCCTGCTCGTCGGCGGTGTCGGGGAACGACTGGAGCATGTCGCGGACAAGGTCGTTGAGGCCGTCGATGTTGGCGAGCATGGCGTCTTCCAGGCTCGTCGTCGGCCGTCCCGCCCCGGCGGGCTCGCGCTGCGGCTGCTGCGCGACGACGGCGGCACGGAGTGCCGCAACAGCGATCTGCGTGGGACTCTCACGCAGGATCATGTGAGTGCCGATAGCTTCGGCCACCGCAGCGACTACCTCGGCCGAAGGCTCGTCCGCCTGTCCCGGCGCGGCGGCGGTCGGCGTTCCGGGGCTGGTCTCGCTCACAGGTCGCCTCGCTCGGTGTCCGGGATGGCGTTGCCGGTGTCGTCGTCCAGTTCCTCGGCGGGCGCGAACGGGTCTGGGCCGGACGCGAGCGCGCCAGGCGACAGGGCACCGCCACCCGGCGCCGGCCGCCTGCGGCTTGCGAGCGCGCGCCGCACCGCCTCGGCATAGGCGTCGGCAGGCTCCCAGGTGACGGTTTCGGTCTGCTCGATCACGTGGTGCGCGCCGGGGTAGTCGATCTCGCTGCGGTTCGTGAACACCGCCCGGTGCCACGTGCCCGGCTTGCCGTCCTGTGGCTCGTCATGGCCGCGTTCCTGCGAGCACCACAGGTCGACCGCGCCGTACTTGACCGCCCGGCATGTCTCAGTGACCGGGGTTCTTCTCTCAGTCATCAGGGTTTTTCTCCCAGTTCGTCTCTGATGGGTGCAGGGTCCTCCCCGTCCCTGCCGGGGAGCAGGGACGGGGAGAGACTGATGGGGCTCTCCGGCTACTTGTCGTCGTCCCACGCCTGCATGGCGGCGCGGACCTGGTCTGCAAGTTCCCGGCCCTGGGATGACTTCAGCCGGGCGCACAGGACGGGGCACGCCTGCACCTCGGTGTCCTTCCCGGCGTAAAACAGGGTTCTCACCAGGGCCGTGGCGAGCGCCCCCTCGGCTTTGCGGGAGTCTTCCTGGATGCCGTTCCCGGCGGCGACGGCGGCGTCCAGTTCCGCCTGCACTTGCGCGCGGGACATCGCAGGAGGGTTGAGGCAGTGCCGGTCCCACGGGCAGGTCGCGCAGATGAGCGCCGGCGCGGTGCCGGCGGCGAGCGCCTCGGACACCTGGCGGTAGTCGGTCATTCAGGGTTCCTTTCGTTCGTGTCCGGGAGCACTGGCTGCCCTCCGGTAGTCCTGGCCCTGGCCGTGATCTCCGCCTTGACCGCTAGGTACTCGGCGCTTCCCGGCTTCCCCGCGTCGGGCACCCTGGCATCGCTGCCGCGTGCCTGCCTCCAGTCCGGTGACGGGCGTGCCATTGTCGGCCTCCACCCGCGACCGCGCAGGGCGGCGATGAACTCGGCGGCGAAAGGCTCATCGTCCGCGTCACCCTTATTGCGGAGACGGTGCACGAGAGCGTCGATCGCGGCGCGGGTCTCGGCGTCGGGGTCGGTCAAGACGCCTCCCCGGTGAGAGTCATCTGAGACAGGCGGCGTCCGGTGCGTTCCCAGCGCGCGAACGTGCCGTCCAGGCCGCACCCGGCGAGGATCCGCGCGTCGTCCTCGCCGTAGGCGACAAGCACCGACGGAGCACCGGAGTTGCCCGCCGAGGCACTGCCGTCAGGCCGGCAGAACCGGATCCGCCCGTTCAGGAACAGCGCTCCTGAAGCCGCCCCCCACACCGTCTCCGCGAACCACGACGTTTCGGTGCGGGCGAACACGAGGGCGGTGCCCCGGCCGTGAGCGGCGAGCCGGCCCAGCCACCGGCCCGTCGCGGGGCCGTAGGGCGGGTTCAGCCACACGCGATCGTGCGGCGGCCACTCGGCGGCCAGCCCGTCGTCAGGCCGGCCGATGTGCCGGGCGGCGGTCGGCCACGGGCGCGGTTCCGGGGCCGCGCACGGATCCAGGCCGAACGGTCCCAGCGCGTCAAGGATCCACGGCGGGGTCAGCCACGTGTCGGTCAGCATCCGGGCCGAGTGATGCGCCCCCATCGCCCCGGCGGTCACCGGGATTCCCCGTCGTCAGCCCACGCGACCAGGACCGCCCCGAGTTCCCTTGCCAGTTCCCGGTTCAGGGCCGGGTGCCCCCCGTTGAGTCCCGTCTGCGGGGTGCGGGTCAGGATCACCAGGAGACCGGAAGGGGCCTCCACGGCAGTCACCTCACGGCCTAGAGCATCGGTCAGGGTGGCGATCTCGGCAGGGGGACGGATGTCAGCGGGCATTCGCGGTCCTCCCGTCGCGCTTCTCGCCCTGGTCGCAGGTTCCGGGGTGCCCGCGGTACAAGACGCATCCGGGCATGAGGCAGTCCGCCAGCCAGTCGATGCGCCTTGCTTCGCCCCAGCGGAGCCACGCGGTTCCCGGCTCGTCGGCCAGCGATGCCTGCCAGCTGGCGCAGTCGCCCTCGTGGCGGCTTTCGAGCCTGCACTCGGCCGTGGCGGTAATCCCCTCGAAGCGGATTCCCAGGCCTATGTCGGCGGCGCGGACGATCCGGCCGAGTTCGGCGTCGGTCAGTTCCGTGGTCATGCCGCAGTTCACGCGTACCTCCGGCGGGTCTCGGGACGGTCCTGCCGCCTTCGGTCGGCGATGGGGATGACCTCGGCAAGCGGGCAGGCGTGGGGCGAGTACAGCTCGTCGTCGAAGGCGAGCTGCGTTCCGGCGGGAACCGGGGCGCACCAGGGCAGGCGGTTTCCGTCGAGCGTGACCGTGAACGACCCGCCGGGCGTGCCGTTGAGGGCGATCACGTTCATGTCGTCATCCCAGGCGAAGTACGCCGGGTGCCCGCATTCGGGGCACGGCGCTTCGCCGAGAACAGGAACGTCGATGCTGGTCATGACACCTTTTCCCAGGCCGGGGCTTGTCCGGAGCAGTTCGGGCACCGCTTGATCAGGGGCTTGCCGTTCACGGTGACCTCGACCGTGCGGTCGATCTCGTCGCATTCGCCGCACCATTCCGGCCGTCCCGTCTTCGGGGGCGGTGCCGGCCGTTTCGGGAGCCAGCGGGCAACGGGGTCGCGTTCGTCCGCGATCGCTTTGAGCACGTAGCCGAGCGGGTGCGGAACGGGCGGCCGGGCCTTGCGGAGCACCTCGGCCGCGAGGGCGCCGGCGGTCGCGTCGTCAATCTCGATCCGGGTCGCGGCGGCGAAGGCGGCGATCACCTGAAGCCGGAACTCCGCGCTTCCTGGCTGCGGGTCGTCCTCGCGCGCGCCCGCGTTGACAACCCTTGACTGACTGACTTGATCTCGCGCGGACTGATTAGAGTCAAGATCAAAATCACGCGCGCGCGCACGCGAGGGCCGTTGCGTAACGCGTTGCGTTCGCTGTTCGTAACGCGTTACGTTCGCGTCGCTGACCTGCTGTTTCTTGCCGCCGGTGCGCTTTTCTCGCGTTACGGTCACCGGTTCCGCGACCGGTTCGGGTGTTGCGTGACCTGCGGGCAACGCGTTACGGATCGCCTCCGCCTGCTCCGCTTTCCGCCGGTCCCTGAGTCGCTGCGACCGTTCCCTGCCGGACTCGCGGACCTTCGCCTTCTTCGCCTCGACCTCGTCGGCGTTGACCACCGTGAGGCCGCGCCCGGGAATGATCTGCATCCCGTCCTTCTTGCCGCGCCTGACGATCCCGGCCGCGATGAGCGGTCCCATGTCCCTGTCAGCGTCGTCGGTGAACTCGGCGAGCATCGTGGACGGCACGAATCCCGAACGGGACTTGCGTGCGGACCAGGCGCCGGCTTGCGTCACGAACGAAACCGAGAGGTGGGGGATGGCGTACTCGCGGACGGTCTCGTCAAAGCCGTCTTCGACAATCAGGGGCATTAGCGTCGCCTCGGCTCGAGGTGACGGCGGGAAGCTTGCAACGGGGTACTCCGGCCGGAAGCGGGGGGTTAACGGCAGCGGGAAGCGGGGAGACCGCCAGTCCGTCACGGGGCACCCCCTCCCGACATGGGGGTCCAGTCACCGGGAAGGCCGAGCAGGCGTGCCGGCCGCCAGGGGCCGGGATTCACCTGGCAGACAACCGGGGGGAAGTCGATGAGCGTGCCGTCAGGGGTGACGGTCACGCGGAAGAAGCCCAGTCGGGCCACGAGCGCGGCGAGCCGGGCGCACAGCAGCCTTGCCGCGCGGGCGATCATCCGCCGCCCCCGGCACCGGCGTAGCAGGCGTCCGTGAACGCCTCGTCGCGGGGCAGTGCCCGGAACGGCCACGAGGCGGCGAGCGCCGCCGGCCAGAACGTCATCCCGCCCGCGTGGAAAGGCTCACGGCGGGCGAACCGGCCCCGGCCGTGCCTCTCCGCCTGTCCGCCCCGGTACGCCTCGAAGGCGCGGGCGTCCAGGTCGATCACGTAACCCCACCTGGCCTGCGGATGGCGCGGCCAGTCGGCGGCGTCCGCGACCGCTCCCGCCTCCAGGATCAGGGCGGGATTCCCCATCGTGCCGCGCAGCAGCGCATACCAGCTCGCCGGGTCCCCGCCGCGCGGTTCGGCGTACCGGGCGAGTCGCACGGCGTCAGCCGGGTCCGGGCGGCTCTCCGGGTCGACCGTCCGCAGTGCCCGCGCCCGCGCCTCCACGATCCCGGCCTGGTTCACCGCCGCGTCACGAACCCAGCGGAGCACGGTCACGCCGAGATGCTCCGGGTAGGCGGCGGCGTGGACGTAGGAAGTCTTCTCCCGGCCGTCGATGACGAAGGCGATGAAGCCGCGCGTTCCCATGCGGTCACTGACCTGCCTCGAGCCGGGCGAGCCGGGCGCGCAGCTCGGCGACTTCCTCGGCCGTCCGCTTGCGGTCCTCGGCCTGGCTGTCGGCGATCTCCCGGACGGTTTCCTCGAGCCGGGCCTGCTTGCCCTCGAACCGCTTGTTGAAGTCCATCTGGAGCACGAAGGCGTGACCGATGGTTTCCAGCGCGGCGCGGACCTGCGGCTCTACGCCGTTGAGGTCTACGTTGACGGCCTTGGAGTGGCCCCGTGCCAGCGACCGGCCGGCTTTCTTCTGGTGACGGCGGGCAAGCTCGATGTTCGTCCGGGCTTCCACGGGCCGGTAGCCTTCGCCGCGCACCACGTCGATCGCCCGCTTGTCCTTTTCCTCGTGTTCTTTGGCCGCGCGGATGACAGCCTGCCGGATGGCCATGCGGTGCTTCTCGGCGTCAAGCCCGAGCGCATCCGCTAGCTGCTGGTAGGTGATGACCGTCCCGGTCGGCGTCTTCCTGATCAGCTCGTAGACGGTCTTCCAGCGTGCTTTCGCGCCGACCGGCTCGAACGGCTGCCGTTCTCCCATCGCGTTCCCTTTCCGTGTTGCTTCCCTGCCTAGCCACGCCTCGCCTTGCCGGGCCGTGCGTCGGCCCGCGATGCCAAGCCACGTTTGTCCAGCGCGGGCGTGCCGGGAGTCGAACCCGGCCGGAGACCATCCGCCCTGAAAAACCCCTGCCTTGCCCGGCCAGGACTCGCCTAGCCGCGCCTCGCCGAGCCCCGCCGGACCCAGCCATGCGCGGGCGTCAGGGACTCGAACCCTGATGTCTGCCGGTCGCCCTTCCCTGCCTTGCCTGGCCTGGCCCAGCCATGCCGCGCCGCGCGCTGCCATGCCCTGCGGTGTCACGGTTCGTCCCGCGCGGGTGCCGGGGGCTTGAACCCCGGAGCCTGCCGGCCACCCTTTGAAACCCTTGCCGCGCCAGGCCTGGACAGGCCATGACTAGCCGCGCCCGGTCAGGCCGCGCCTTGCGTTGCCGTGCCAGGACAAGCTCAGATCTTCTGGACCGTGGCCGTGAACCGGCCGTACCTCGGCCGCCAGTCCCCGATGCCGATGAGCTGCCCGGCCACTTCGGCGATCTGCCGCAGCTCGTCAAGGTCCATCACGTTCTCGTCGAGAATCCCGTCGGCGGCGGTCTTCCACGTGCGGAAGATCGGGCGGCACCGGGTGACCCGCTGCATGCCGACCTTCGCCGATGAGAAGTGCCGGAAGTTCTCGTCGGCCCACAGCGCCTCGGCCTCGCGAGGGCCGGAGTAGGCGATCGGGTTGACGTTGGTGGCGATCAGCACGCCTTCCTTGACGCGCGGCCCTTTCTTGTGCTTCTTCGCCGCGTCGTACAGGCACCGCCAGATGTTGTCGGCAGGGATGTAGGGGCCGATCTCGGGGTCGTGGTACAGGCCGCCGGTCCACTCGACGCGGGCCAGCTGCTCGTAGTCGTCATCGGTCTTGTTCCGCTTGCTGGTCAGCTTCTTGACGGCCTTCGCGGCCGGGTCCAGCGGGTTGGACAGGCGCGCGTTGTGCATGAGAAGCGCGTCCGTGCCGGTAAGAGTGATCCTGAAGTCCACTGTTCTCCTTTGAGTTGTCCTTGCCTTGCCTAGCCCCGCCACGCCCAGCGAAGCCGGGCCTAGCACAGCCATGCCATGTCTTGCGTGACCGCCGGGGGCTCGAACCCCAGTGCCTGCCAGTCGGCCGTAAAACTCCCTGCCTCGCCGCGCCCAGCCGAGCGCTGCCGGGACCAGCACTGCCGTGCCATGCCCAACCAGGCGCGGGTGCCAGGGTCTCGAACCCTGGTGACTGCCGGTCACCCTTCATAAAGCCCCTGCCTCGCCTTGCCGCGCCTTGCCCGGACAGGCCTCGCGTTGCCGAGCCTCGCGGGGCCATGCCGCGCCTCGCCGCGCCATGCCTTGCCGCGCTCCGCCATGCCCAGCCGTGCCAAGCGCGGGTGCCCCGGACCCGAACCGGGGTGTATGCCGTTCACCCTGTGAAACCCCTGCCTCGCCAAGACCCGCCGTGCATCGCCTCGCCACGCCAGGCATTGCCCGGCCTTGCGTGCGGGCCGGGGGCCTGAACCCCGGTGCATGCCGTTCCCGCGTGAATCCCTTGCCCTGCCTAGCCCGGCCCCGCGTTGCCACGCCTAGCCGTAGCCAAGACACGCCCCGCCCCGCCTAGCCATGCGCGTCCGATGATGCCACAACACTGTGGCATGGTCAATCCGGCCATAATGTTGTGGCATGATGCTACACTGGTGTTGGCCACATGCGTGTGGCAACATGACCGCGTGGACCCGGAGCCGGAGATGACCGAACTGCTTGACGCCGTTGCCGACGTGCGCGCCCAGTCGCAGCGCGTCGCCCGGCTCGCCGCCGCCCTCTACGAGGCCAGCAAGACGCACAAGCAGAACGAACTGGTCCGCAAGACCGGCCTCACCCGCGAGACGATCCGGCGGCACGTCGAGGACGAGAAGATCCGGCGCGGCGAGATCGCCCCCACGGCGCGGTACCTGGCAGCCCAGAAGCGGGCGCGCGGCGACTCCTGACCTCACCGCTTCAGCACCCTTCCCGCCCGCTGGACTGCCCGCTTTACCGCCCACCCGGCCGTAACCCACAGCAGTCCGAGTACCGCGAGCAGTGGCCACCACCCGGCGAGCGCTATTCGTGCCGCCCACGATGCGGCTTCACCGTTCACCGGAGCCTCTTCTCCCGCCGCGCCGTCTTCCCACCGCGACCCGGCATGGGGGCCTTGCCGTCGAGGAACGCCTTCTCGCGCCTCGACCACGACACCGGGCCGCGGGGCAGCAGTTCCCTCGCCGAGCAGCCGATCAGGATCGCCGCGGCAAGCCCGTATGCGGTCATCGGACCCCACAAGCCGAGCAGGCCGAGGCAGACGGCCAGGAACGCGGACGCGGCGCCGGCAAGGCAGAGGGCGGCGGGGATGAGACGGGTCACGCAGCACCCCCCGCAGCCTGGCGGCGCGCGTCCGCCCCGGCATGAATGCGCTCGAGCTGGACGGGCGCGGTCAAAGCAAGCCCCCGGTCACGCGAACCGTGACGGTTTCCCTGTGTGCCGCCTGCCGGGCACGGGACTCGCCGACGGTGTTGACGGCGACCGCGAACAGCGCGAGCTGCTCCATGTCCGCCTGCCCGGGGACATCCGCCCCGGCGGGCGCCGGGTCCGCGCGCAGCCTGGCGAGGTCTTCCGGCCGGTGCCTGAAACCGCCGCACGGGCAGTCAAGGCACGGGTCCGCCCTCGACGATACGGGAGACGGGCGGACGGGACCTGAAGGCGGGTGCCTGCCGGACTCGTGCGAGCAGGCGCACACTTCCCCGGCTTGTTCCGCCGTCGCGAACGGCATCCGGTCGCAGACTTCCAGGTGCCCCGGAGACGTGGAGGTGTCGTGGACCCACGGGTAGGTGCCGTCGTCCTCGGGGCCGTCTCCGAGCCACACGAAAACGCCCCGCCCGTGCGGGCAGGCCGCGGTGATGCAGAGGCTCACGATCCGCTCCCGGCGTCCACGACCCCGCGTGCGGCGAGCTCGGCTTCCAGTTCCGCCAGCCGCGCGCCGTCGACTACGGCGGCGGTCACGGGCTCCGGCACGGGGGCCGGCTTCCGCCTCGGCCTAGGCCCGGACCCCGTGCCGGGCGTGAGCACGTCGAACCCGGTTCCCCGGTACACGTACCCGCCGGGGGCGGGGAGCCCGTTGCGGGGCACGGTGCCGGGCATGACCCGGATGCCCGCGCTGCTGTCGCTCACGTCCCGCTCCTGTGCGTCATCCGGCAGCCGAGAGACCCCGCCGGGTACTCGCACCCAGGGCACCGTGGCCGCGACGGGTCGGGCATCGGGGCCAGGTAGCAGCCGTCAAGGTGGTTCGGGGGCAGCGCGCGGCAAGCCGGATTCGGGCAGCGGGCCGCTTCGAGCCGCGCCCTCTCGGCCGCCTCGCGCCGTTCCCGTTCCGGCCGCGGACGGGGCACTGCGGGCAGCGTGGCACCGGGGGCGATGACTCCGAGCCGCGCCAGGCGTTCCAGCACCTTCTCCGGCCGTCCCCGCGACGGGCGCCCGAGTGCCGCCCCGTAGACGTAGGGCCTGAAACCGTCAGGCGGGGCGCACGGCCCCGTGGCGGTGAATGCGGGGATCTTCACGCCGCACCACCCCCAGGGGGCATGCGGCGGGCCATTCCGGGCGCGTAGCCGCCTCCGGGCCGTTTTACCGGCCACTTGCCGCGCCCGGCCCGTTTCGCTGCCGCGTTAGCGCTTTCCGCCTTCTTCCACGCGGCACGGGCGTCCTTCCCTGCCAGTGGGGTGGTTCCGGACGAGGCGGCGGCCTCCCGAGCGCTCTCCGCCTCGTCCGGGCTCAGGGCCGGGCCATCCCCGCATGGGGGGGTTGGGGACGGCCCGGCATCCCCGCGGCCGGTGGCCTGCGGGGGACTGTCCCGGCCGCCGCGGGGGGGTGCGGCTTCCGGGACGGCGGCTGGAGCAGGGGGGGTTAGCTCCGCCGCGTCAAGGCCCCGGCCGGGAAGGGCGGTCCCGGCCGGGGGGTCTGGCGGGAAGAAGGGGATCATGCGGTGCTCCGGGCGGTGACCGGGGTGACCGCCAGCGACGGATCGAACCGCGCCGGCACGGGCCTGTCCGTCACGAACCAGTTCTCCGGATCGTGCGGGAAGGCCTCGATCCCCGCCAGCCAGCCGGGGCTGGCAAGCTCCCGGAACGGCGACGCGAGCCACGGGACGCACCCCGCCGTGCGCAGCGCCAGGTAGCGGAACTCCATCCGGTCACATCGGAGCGTGTGCGAGGTGAGGCCCGTCGCCTCCCGGTCGGGCGCCGGGAGGGCGGTCAGCCACAGCAGGCGCGGCAGGCCCGTAGCCGGGTGCTGTGGCTGCGGCATCAGCAGGGGGCGCAGGGCGGTCCGCTGGATCTGGCGTGCCGAATGCCGGCAGGTGAAATGCCACAGCGAGTCAGCCACGTCCCGCCTCCCTCGCGGAAAGGACGGGCCAGCCCAGGCCACGGGCGCATTTCCCGCGCGCCCGCTGTTCCTGCTTGCGCCGCCTCCCGTAGTCCCGCCGCGCGGCCCGGCAGGCTTCGCACGGCTCGGAGCCGCGCAGCATGTGAACCTGGTAGCCGCCGTTGGTGCCGTGCCTGATCGGCTCGGCCGCCCTACCCACGGGACTCTCCCCGGTCGAGCCGTTCGGCGGCAAGCGCGGCGACCGCGGCCAGTTCCGGCCGTTCCAGTGGTACGCCCCGGCTTTCCGTGGCCGACCGGATCGCCTCCAGTCCCCCGGCGACGGCGAGCGTTATCCGGCCGAGAGCGGCATCGTGCGGGAACTGCTCCCGCAGCAGGGCCGCCAGGCTGTCCGCGAGGACGAACAGCCGGTCGCCTTCACCGCATAGCGCGGCCAGTTCGGCGCGCATGTCCCTGACTGCGGCAAGCGACTGGTCGGCTTCAGCGTCCAGGTAGGTTTTCGAGGGCACCTCAGGCATTGCCGTGCTCCCGTTTCCACCCGGCGCGCAGTGCCGCGCGGGCACCTGCCCGGCACCCGTCGCACGCGTCCGGGCTGACGGCTGTCAGCCCGCAGCGCCCGGCGTGGATCGCGCGGGCGAGCGTTTCCACCTCGGCGGTGTCCTGTTCCGGCTCCGCGTCGGCCAGCGCCACGGCCACCGCGGCGCACGTCCGGGTCATCGCCCCGGACAGGGTCTCGACGTTCCCGCCGATCGCGAACGACACGCCGCCGTCCTCCGCCCGCCGGACCCGCAGCCCCTGGAGCCCGACCCAGCCGTCCCTGTCCCGCAGGACGGACACGTCCGGCCTGCCGAGCATCACCGGCGGCTCCTGGCCGCACGCCCGGTACAGCGCCACCGTGAGGTCAAGGATCTCCAGCGGGTCCACGCACACCGATACCTCGACACCCTTCTCGCTGGTCACGTTGAGGCATCCGTCTCCCTGCCCGCACTCCCCGACTTCCAGGCGCGCACCGTCATGGTCGGTGATGGGCTCCATCACGCCGCCCCCTCGCCCGTCATATTCACTGGCTCCCACTTCTCGCATCCGGGCCACCAGGCCCTGATGTCTGTGGCCGCCCCGTGCGTCTCGTACGGGCCGCGCCGGAACGTCTTGGTGTAGATCTCGCCCGACCGGCCACGGGTGCATTTGAGCCACCCGTCCTGCCGCTCGATGAACGTGCAGCCGCCGCAGCGCGGGCCTGGCGCTTTCCGGTCGTCAGCCGGGGGCGCGTCGGGGTGCAGCCGCAGGGGCGTGCCGTGGACCAGGGCGAGCGGGTGGCGCCCGTTCGCGAGGGCCTGCGCCTGGCGGAGCGTCCGCCTCCGGTCGCCTGACAGCTTCGGGCCGGGCTCCGCCAGCGGCACCGGGTCCACGTCGAACAGGGCCGGCTCGCTCAACGCCACCCCGCCTCTCTTGCCGCGTCCACGGCCGGCCTGCATGGCTGCCTCCGCCGTGCACGCCGTCTCCGCCCGGCTTCCGCCAGGTCCTCGAAAGCCGCGATGACCGCGACCACGGACCACGCCGCGGTGAACGCGGCGAGCATCAGCCCGGCCAGGAGCAGGTCCCGTGCCCGCCTCACCGCGTGCCCCGCAGTGACCTGTTCGCCGCCCGCACCGCGAGCGCTTCCCCCTGCCGCCCTGCGACGGCCCCCGCTATCGCGATCACCGGCACCCAGGCGACCGCTTTCGCGACCCGCCATCCCGTCGCAAACCGCGCCTTCATGCCGCGTCCCTCCGTGCCCTGATCCGCCGCGCCCACTCGGCGGCAAGCTCCTCGTACTCGCCGCCCAGGTTGTCGCTGAACGCCTGGAAGCCGTGGCGGACCGCCCACCAGTCGGCGTCCATCGCCAGCGGTTTCCGCGACAGGTGCCGGGAGTACCTGTCGTAGCCCGAGTGCGCCCCGTCCCGGCCGCCGCGCAGCTCCAGCGGGCACCGCTGGCCGAGGATGCACTTGTCGCCGTCGGCCAGATCGAGCGTCTCGAGGTCGATCGCGGGCATGGCGTCCTCGCGCCACCATCCGGGGTCGCGCCGGTCAAGGACCGCCTCGCCCCGGTCGACCCTTTCCGTGATCGTCCTCATGCCGCCACTCCAGCCGGGGGCTCGAACGAATAGGAACCGTCTTCCGAACGCCACGCCAGGACCCCGGACCCGTGCCGGGAATGCAGCATCATCGGCACTGCGCGCGGGTCGGAGCCCTGCGGGAGCCAGAAGCCGCGTGCCCGCATCTCCGCGTTCCGCGACTCGGCCGCCCCGTGGCAGCCGTCGTGCGGCGTGCCGCACAGAAGCGCCCCGTTCGCGGCCGTCGCGAGGACCGGATTCGACGTGCCGCCCATGCCGCGCGCCACGACATGCTGCACCTGGCCGCCGTAACGGCCGAGGTGCTTCCCGCATGCTTCGCATGCCGCGTCCTCGACGGCCCCGTTGCCGGCCCTCTTGCGGACCAGCAGCTTCACCCTCGCGGGGAACCCTGTCACCGGGCGGGGTGCCGGAACCGGCACCGGCCGGGGTGCCTGCGGGACGCGGACATGCCACTTCCCGCACTCCCGGTTCAGGCACTGGCGCACCTCGGCACCAGGCAGCCCCGCGTTCGGCGATTCTCCGGCGGCTTCCTCCGACTCGTACCCTTTCCCGCACGGCAGGAGAGGGGCACGGCGGGACAGGCCGGAGGCAGCCGCCAGGGGCTGCCTCCGGGAAGGCATCGGAGTGTTCCTCACTCGGGATCGCCGTCCCATCCGGGCGGGTCCTCCACGGGAACCCTGCTGTCCCCGTACTCCGCGTCTTCGGGTTCGACCCGTCCGGGAACAACGCGGTGCTCGGTGACTTCCGCCGCGTTGGCCTCGGGGTTGAGGTCAACGCGGACGCCGTCGTCTACCTGCATGCCGATCGCCATCTCGGCGGACTTCGGCAGTACGTGGAAAACCTGGAGGATGGTGGTCTTCCTGCCCATGCCGGCGAAGTGGTCGACCCAAGGGCCGGTGAGCTTCCCGTTCCTGTCGCGCGGCCCGAACCTGTCCCGGTGGGCTTCCATCGTGGCCAGCGAGGTCGGCTCGGTGATCTGGACGCCGCCGTTGACGAGGCGGGCGATCGAGTAGAACGCCCGTATCGTCTCCCGCTTCCCGTCGAGAGCCGGCTTGTGGACGAGGTGCGGACCTTCCTCGTCCCGCCAGTAGTCGAAGTCCCGGTCCTCGGCGTACACGACCGACGCGAAGATGTCCTTGAGTTTCCCGGACCGGTGGCCGAGTTCGATGTACCCCTGGTAGCCGATGACGAGCTGCGCCTTCTGGCACCTGTCGCGGCCGTCCCAGAACGGGAGCGGCCACGCGTGGCCGAGACCGGGGACGCCGGGGCGCAGGCCGAGCTGCGCGCAGGTCATGAGCGCGCCCAGGACGCTGGCCGGCTCGCATTCGCTGAGCTTCCGGATGGTGCGCAGGCAGGTGAGCGCGTCGCGGATCAGCTGGGCCGCCTCCGCGCCCTTCGGCATTGCCCGCTGGTACTCCGGGGCCATCCGCTCGATCTGCTGCCTCAGCGTCTGGATGCCGTCTTCCCGCTCCCCGTCACCGCCGGGGGTGCTGCCGTTCCGGTCGCCGCGGCCGTTCTGCGCGGCGGCGCGCGCCGCTAGATCGCGTCCCATGCTTACGCTGCCTCCTTCTTGACGCTGAACTGGCGGTAACTGGTGGTCTCGATGACCTCGGCGGCGGCGGCGGGATGCTTTTCCCGCAGGATCGCGACGTTGTCCTTGGGGACCTGAGTCCGGTTCCGGTGCCCCCAGGTCGCGGCCGGCTTCCCCTCGTACAGGGCGGTTTCCGCGTCCCCCATCACGCTGGTGATGACGGCCTTGATCTCTTCCTTGCGGTCCCCGGCGGCCTTCGCGGCGGCGCTTTCCTTCCTGTACTCGCGCAGGAGGTCGTACTGCGCGGCTGTGAGCTCGACGGTCTTGCCGGGCACGACGTCCGGGTACAGGCGGGCGATCAGCTTCGCGGCGGCCTCGCCGCCTTCGAGCGCCGGGGGCGTGCTGTTCCGCACCAGCTCCCAGAACTGGGCCTCGATCGTGACGAGGTCGGCGATGAACGCCTCGTCGCGCTCCACCCGCCGGATGACCGGGGGTTCCCCGCCGACCTGCGCGCACACCCAGGCATGCGAGAGGCCGGTGACGGCTAGCGCGTGCTGGGCCTGCGCTTCGGCGCCGTCGGCGACGGTCTCCCCGAGGTCGTCTTCCCACTCGGCGCGCCGGTGGTAGTTCGTGTTCTTGATCTCCAGGACGCCGCCGTCGGCGGTGAGCCGGTCCACCGAGACCCGCTGCCAGTGCCTGTCCTGGTGGCGCAGGAGGCCGCAGCGGCGGGTGCGGATGCCGGTCCGCTCGGTGAACCACTCCGCGATCGGGGCCTCGGCGATCTGCCCCCAGCGCATCCGGCCGGACTGCTCCCGCTCCGGCAGGGCGCCGGTCTTGTCGAGGAAAACCTCCATGCGCGTCTTCCACGGGTCCAGGCCCAGGACGGCAAGGGCGTCGCTTCCGCCGATGCCCTGCCGCCGGAGGGCCAGCCACTCCTCACGGGGCGCGTCAGCGCGGGCCACGAGCACGCCGGCCGGGGTGACCTTGCGGGGCTTCCCGGTGATGACGGCGGTCACAGTCCGCTCCCCGGGTAGCCGAGGGCGGGGGCGACGTCGGCGGCCTGCCAGGCCCGCGCCCAGCGCTGCCGGATTTCCCGGGCGTCATGGCTGATTTCCGCCTCGGCGGCTGCCGCCGCGGCGATGACTGCGGACAGGTTCTCGGCTGCCGTGCGCCGGGTCGGCCAGGGCGCCCAGTTCCCGGACGGGCCGTCGGCGTCCAGGCCGAGCCAGCCGGCGGCGTGCGCGGTCTGCCGGAACAGGGGGAGGCCGCCCCGGTGCCGCATGTCGGCGGTGAACCGGTCTGCCCGCCCCGGCTCGGCGTGCGGGGTGCGCAGCGGCTCCGCGGTGTACGGCGGGCGGACGAGCACGGCGGCGTTCGCCGGCCCGGGGTCCCGGTCGGGGAGGTTCCGCAGCCCGTCGAGGACTTTTTCGAGGAGTTCGCGCGCCTCGGGGACGTGGCGGCGGACGGGGCGGGCGTGCTGCCCGCCGGCCGCCGGGATCGGCGCGGTGACGGCGGGCGGGGCGGGGCGGAACACGGGGCCGAGACGCCGGCGGAACACCGCCGTCTCGTCGCCTCCTGACTGCGGGGCGTAGGGCCATTCCCCGGCAGGCCGGCCGCCGGCCGCCGGGGCCGGGAGCGGGGAGAGCGTCCCGTCCCCGGTCAGGTACTGGAACGGCCGGTCCTCGGCCGGCAGCGCCTCGATCGCCTCGGTGACGGCATGCCGGGCCGGGGGCGCGGGCCTGCGTCGGCGGAGGGGGAACAGGGTGACGTTCACGCCGCTTCCCCGCTTCCCGCCTGCGCGTCCCGGACCAGGCCGAGGTAGCCCCTGACGGTCGGGTCCGGGTGGGACACGTGGGCTTCCACGCTGACCGCCCCGAATTTCCGGACGGCGATCCGCATGCCGAGGGGGCCGGCGGTGACCTCGGTGCCCCATTCGGCGGCGAACGCTTCCAGGGCGGCGAGCTTCTCCTCGCGGGTGCCTGCCGGCAGGGGCACGTTGAAGACGGGGGTGGGTTCCCAGTCCGGCCGGTGGATTTCGAGCCAGGCGGCGAGGTCCGCCAGGCCGGCGACGACGGCGTGCCTGCGGTCCGCCCCCGTCACCGCGTCGTCTTTCAGGGTGGTGATGGTCATTCCGGGTTGCTTCCTTTCCTTGCGGTTACCATTGGCTTGCCGGTTGCTTCCGGCCCCCGGCCGTCGTGAGCGGCCGGGGTTCTTGCGTTCAGGCGGCCTGCGCGGCGTCTTCCCGCCGGCCGTGAAGCTGCTCGTACCTGGCTGCGATCGCCTCCGGGCTGCCGAGGGGGTGGCCCGGATACCAGGCGGCCTGCGCGGCGGCGAGCGCGCCCCGTTCGGCCGCGAGGACGGCCACGTCGGCGAGCGCGCGGGCGAGGACTACTCCCGCTGCCGCTACGGCCTGGTCGTACCTGGCGCGGGTTTCCTCGTCGGGGAGGGAGTCGCGGCAGGCGCTCATGCCGTCCCGCTTTCCGTCGCGTCGAGGGCGGCCTGCGCCTGCTCCCATGTCGCGTTCTCGTCGCCGCCCACCGCGGACAGCAGGCGGCGGAGGTAGTCGAACCGTTCCTTGTCCTTCCGGGCGTGGCGCTCGGTCCACTCGGCGCTTTCCTCCGCGTACTTGCGGAGCTCGGCGAGAGTGGAGAGGAAACCGAACTGGTCGGCGGGGAAGTAGGCGAACAGGGGAAGCTGGCCGCCGCTCTCCTCTTCCGCGATCCGGGCCAGTTCTCTTGCGGCGTCGCGTCGCTTCTCGTCCGGGTCGCGCGGGTCGAACGGGTCGGTGTCGGCCCCGAGGGTCACTTGGACGGGCGGGAAGCCCGCGCGGGCGAGTTCGTCCCAGTTCTTAAATCCGTGAGCGGACTCACGGATTTCAGCTTCGCTGCGGTAGGCGCGGGCGCACTTGAGGCGGCGCTGGATCTCCTGCTCGGTGATCCGGTAGCCGTCGGCCTTCGCCTCGGCGAGCAGTTTGGCGAGCGCCCCGTGGCGCAGGTTGCCGGCGGGAGTCGTCATCTTGTCGTCGGCGAGGAGCCGGCTTCCGAATCGCCAGCGCTCGATGATGCCGCCCGTGTCGCTTGCGGCGATGTGGCGCTCGAGCCGGAGGTAGCGGGTGTACTTCATGCCGCCCGCCTGGCCAGCTCGGGGTTGACCAGCTTGTCGGATGTGGTGCCGCACGCGTCGGCGATGGCGGCCAGGGTGACCGGGCTGACGCTCCGCGTGCCTTTCTCGATCTCTGACAGGTAGCTGGGCGAGATGCCGGCTGCGGCGGCTACCTGCCGCTGTTCGAGCCCTGCCAGGACCCGGGCGAGGTAGACCGCCTGGGGGTTCTGGGTGGTAGGCGTGAGGCAGGGCATGCCCGCGCCGTCCCGTCTGTCTCGCTTCATGCCAACGGAGACTAGCGCGAACTAGCGCGCAGTGCAAGCGTAGTCCAGGTTAGTGCTTACGATGTTGGTACATGTCTTTACAGTTCGGCGTCTGTGTGTTCTAATGGTCGATAGTTCGCGCCACTTCGCGCTAGGATTCCAACATGACGGACAGCCCCGCCCGGCCGCCCGAGGCGGAACTCCTCCGCCGCGCCCGCAGGCGCCTCCGCCTGCCCCTCCGCGAGGCCTCGGCCGCCGCCGGCCTCAGCGAAAGCCGCCTGCGCCAGATAGAGGCCGGCTACCAGACAGTCAGCAAGGGCGTCCAGATCCCGACGTCAGCGACCGACGTCACGCTCGCCCACCTCGCGAAGGCCTACGGAATCACCCCGGAGGAGCTCGAAGAGTCCGGGCGCGCGGACGGCGCCGAAGTCCTCCGCGAGATCCTCCGGCCGCAGGCCCCCGCCGCGCCGGCCCTGCGCCCCGTCTCCTCGCCGCCGCCGCCATCGCCCGGTTCTCCCGCCGAGGAATACCTTGCCGAGCTTCTCGCCCGCTACCAGGATGACGACGTGGTCCAGGCGATCGGCGCGCAGAAGGGGACAGCCAAGGCCGCGTCGGTGAAGGTGGCCGAGATCCTCGAGTGGCTGGACTTCCAGAGCCGCATCTCGGGTCAGGGGCCGGCGGGAAGCGGTTTCGCGGGGTAGGGCGATTGTAACGAATCGGTAATATTGCCGTCCGCTAACACATGATCACCTTTTGCAGTCCCTTTGCCCGGGTGTAGACCCTTCTAAGCGCGCCGGCACGCCCGCCCCCCCGGGCAGGCCGCGCGCAGGGAGGGAAGCGCGAGGGGACCCCCGCGGCGACGCGGGGCAGGAGGGGAGCAACCGTATGCGCAGCAGCATTGCCAGGCAGGAAACGGGAACCGGGGGAATCACGGGCGGCCATTCGGCGCGGGCCGCACTGGAGGCGCTCGCCGCGGCGGCACGCGCCGTCCAGTCAGCGGCCGGCACGGGAAGCGACGCACTGCTCGCCGGGGCGCTCATCCGCCTCGCGGAGGCGACAGTCGCGGCGGAGGAACTGGCCGCCGCCAAGATCGCGGTCGACGTGGTCGCCCAGGCGGCGTACGCGGCCGGCGCCGCCGGGTACAGGCGGCACCTGCGCTCCGTCTAGGGCTTGCGGGCCAGGACCCCGGCAATGTGCCCCGGGGTCCTGCCCGTCAGCCTCCTGGCCGCCCATCCCGGCTTCCCCGGGATCGCCCGCACGTCCTTCACCCCGGGCGGCACGATCTCCAGCCCGGCATCCTCAAGCCATCCCGTGACGTCTTCCGCCGTGTGGCTCCGGATGCGGGCCGGGGTGTACATGTCCAGCAGGCCGTCCGCCCGGGTGGCGTCGGAGCCGACGATGCCGAGCGACAGGGCGAGCACCGACCCGGAGGGGAGCGCCTTGGCGAGCCGGGCGATCCCCGCCGCCGCCCCTTCCGCCGGCACGAAGTGCAGCAGCAGGCCGGCGATGACGCAGACAGGCTCCCCTCCGGCGAGCATCGCCGCGACCGGCTCCAGTTCCAGCATGCTGCGGGGGCGGGGCGGGGCGGGGACCAGGGTGATGCCCTTCCCGGACAGCAGTGCCACCGCCCAGGCGTGCGCCGCCTCGTCAGGGCTGACGTAGATGACCTGCGCGGCCGGGCAGGCGGCCCGGACGGCGTCGTGGACGTCGCGGCCCGGGAGCGCCGTGACGGGGCCGCAGCGGATGAACCGGGCGACACCCCGTTCCGCCGCCCACGCGGCGGCCCGGCAGTGGAAGTCCTGCGCCGCCCGGATGTGGCCGGGGACGGCGGGGAACCTCGCGGCGATCGCCCGGCCAAGCTCCCGGTCGGCGCGGCGATGCCAGGCACCGCCGAGCATCCAGTCGTACACGCCGTGGGCGGTCGCCTCGCCGTCGTTCACCGGGGCGTCCGCGGCGGCCGCGGGCTTCCGTGACTCCGGATCACGGGGCGGTGACGGGGCGGGATCATCACGGCAACGCCGGCGCACCGCCCCCCGCCCCCCCGCGTCGAACAGGCATGACGAACCCCATCATTCCCGCCGCCCTCGCCGCGGCCTCCATCGCAGTCCTCGCCGCGTGCGGCAGCAGCGCCCCCGCCCCGTCCGCCTCGTCCCCCGCGGTCCCCGCAGCCGAGCAGGCCGCCGTCACCACGATGACCGCCCACTGCACCGAGAACGCCCCTCAGCTCGAGGAGATGCTGGACGCCACGCACGGGCTGGAGGTGAAAGCGGGCATCACGGACGAGACAGTGCCCCAGCTGGCCGCCCACCTCGCCACAGTCGTGTCCGCCTACAAGGCGCCCGTCTCGTGCGTCCAGGCGTTCGCCGCCTACGTCACGATGCGGGAAGGCTAGCCGCCGGCCCGCGGCCCCCGTTCCCCGGCGGGGGCCGCCATCCCTATCCCTGCCCGCCGCGCTCACGTGCCCCTCCTGCAATCGCACACCCAGTGCCCACTTTGCACCATCCGGCCCCGCCACGCCATGACTCACGGGTAACTTGAAGGGACGAGCGGCCACCAGGACGCAGGAGTCCGGACGTCCCGGTACGTTCCGCCGCCTCCTACGTTGCCCGGATGGACTTTTCCGGGGTGAGACGGCACGGTGCCGACAGGTGGCTGTACCAGCAGATCGCGGACGTGATCGCCGCCGCGATCGACTCCGGCGAGCTGGCCCCCCGCCAGCAGGTGCCTACCGAGAAAGACCTGATGGACGCCACCGGGGCATCCCGCCAGGCGGTCCGGCACGCGATCGGGGACCTGCGCCGCCGCGGGTACTTGTACACGGTCCCGCAATTGGGAAGTTTCGTCACCGAACGCAAACCCGAATAATAGGCGTTTTCCTGGGATAAAATTAAGAAAGCGGCTACGGGGGCCATCTCACTGGCCTTCCCGTAGCCTGACCCTCCCCCTGGTTTCCGCAGGAACGAGAGCTATGACCAACCCTACGGGCGCACCCGTGCGCACCGCCCTCTACCGGTTCTACGCGGCAAACGAAACCCTGCTGTACGTTGGCATCACCAAGCGGCTCGGGACCCGGTGGGGAGAGCATGCTAAGGCGCAGCCTTGGTGGCCACTGGTCGATCGTCAGACCGTGCAGTGGCTTCCCGCCCGCGAGGCGGCACAGTCTGCCGAGGAGAGAGCCATTGCGACCGAGAACCCCGTGTTCAACATCGCCGACTCTCCCTGCAAGGGCTGGACTTTCGACGAAGGAACAGGCTTCTACGTCAGCCTGAAGCGCCAGCGGCGTCCCCGTCCTCAGCATCGTGATGAGCTTCCTCCCATGTTCCACGGCGACGGCTGGCACTGGCCGCATGAGCGCGTCGCCCGCGCGCTCGAGAACGCGATCCTGTCCGGCGAGTACCCGCCCGGCTCCCGACTTCCCTCGCAGGACCGGATCGCCGCCGAGGCGGGAGTGTCGAAACACACCGTCTCCGCCGCGATCGCGCTGCTCCGTGACCGGGGAATCGTCTTCACGCGCCCTCGCCTGGGAACCTTCATCAGCGCGCACCGGGCCGGGTAGGCGCCTCCTGGCCGCTGATGCCCGCGTCCTGGCTGCGCGGAGGCGCGTGCGTCCGGGGCTGGCCGGTGCCAGGGGCGCGGGCGGCGTCGCGGTGGGCGTCGTAGAGGGCGATCAGTGTTCCGCCTGCACCGAGCATGGTGTCCGCGTAGGCCCAGAAGTCGCGGGATTGCCGGAGGCGGCCGGTTTCGGCCTGGCGGATGGTGCTGATGCTGACGCACAGGAGTCCGGCCAGCTGGGGCTGCGTGAGGCCGGCGGCGCGGCGGCGGCCGGCGAGCGCGCGGGACAGGGCGCGGGCCGTGGCGGCGGCGGGCGCGTCGGGGTCGGGGACGCGGGGGCGTGAGCTTGGGCTGAGCCCGGGGTCGAGTTCGCCGGTTTTGGCAAGGACTCGGAGGGCACGCCGGCAGGTGAGGACCGAGTAGCCGGTGCGGCGGGCGAGTTCGGCTCCGCTAGGGGCGAGGCTGCCCGGCTTGAGAGTGCCGTCGGCGATCAGGTCGCGGACGAGGGCAGCAGCCTGGAGGTATTTGAACTGGGCCATTGCCGGGCCGGGCTCCGCGTTCACCGTCACGGGGCGGTCCCCGTGACGGCCAGGTACTTGTCCATCTTCTCGCGGGCCTCGGCGAGCTGCTTCCGCATGCCCGCCTCGGTGGCGTCGTCGATGGTCATGGAAATGCGCGTGCCGTCCCAGCAGGACGCCTTCCCGGTCCTCGTAGCCCACAGGTGCCCGTGACTGGACTGCCACACATGCCAGCCGGGGAACTCCGCCTCCAGGGCCTCGCACGCGGTGTCCTGCCGTGCGCCCGCGGCCGTCACCCGGCCACGCCCTCACCGGTCACGAGCTTCCCATCGTCCGTCCCGGCCCGCGTCCCGGAGAACCTGACCGCGGTGAGCAGATGGGGCCGGAGCTCGTCCGCCGTCGATGCCTCGTAATGCCCGGCGGTCATCCCTAGCGGCAGGTTGGCCCAGTCGGCCCGGAAGAACCGGAACCTGACCGAGATGGTGAACAGGCCGCCGAACTCGGCTTCGAGCGCATCCGCCTGCGCCCGCAGGACGGGGTCCTCGTCGGTCGGGGCGGCGGTATGCGTGCCGTCTTCCCCGTGGCCCGGTCCTGTCTCCTCCCCGGTAGCCTCGTGCACCGCGCGGCGCAGAGACGGCCACACCCCGGCACCCCCGGACAGCCTCACCGGCTCTTTGCACTTCCTGCACCAGTAACTCACGGCATCCACGGTCCCACGATCATCACTCCGCACTCTGGGTGATCCTCAGTGCGGGAAACGCTACGCCGTGACCTGTGCCGATGTCTGTGTCCGTTTGGCCGGCTACCGGCGGGTAACGGACAACCGGCAGGTCACAGGGGCAGGCGCACCGCGTCCGCCAGCACCCGCACGCGCTCCGGCGGCTTCCGCTTCCACCGCTTCCGCAGCACCGCCACCGTGTCCCGCGCCCCCCGCTGCCGGGCCAGCCATTCAGGCTGGGCGATCCTCACCCTGTCAAGCTCCGCGATCGCCGCGTCCGACTCCGCGTCATCCCGCCCCGCCTCCCACTCGGCCGCGTGCGCGGCGGCGACGTCCAGCCGCGACCGGTGCCAGTTCCTCGGCACGGGGAAACCGGACCCGTCCATCGCTCCCGCGATCGCGAGCGTCTGCCGGAACTTCCGCTGAACCCCGGCGATCTCCGCCGCCGCCATCTCCACCGTCCGCACCCCGAACGGGTCCCACGGGTCAGACGGCCGGACATAGTCGTCCCCTACTGCAGTGGCGGCAGTCCGCGCCCAGCGCAGCGCGTCCTGCGCCTCGCCGGGCCTGTTGTCGCGTGCCGCGCACGTCGCCACGAGCACCTGGAGCCTGCCCCACGCCGCGATCTCGTCCCGGCCCATCCGCCACATCGGCCGGTCCAGCCGGTCCGACATGTCCGACGCGAGCGCCGCGCACCCGGCGAGGTCGCCCGAGCGGAGCCGCGCCCATCCCGTCCAGTGCGCCACCGCGAACTCCCCGCCGGGGTCGCCCGCCGCATCGTCGCCGGCCAGGCGCAGCACGTCGAGCGCCGCCTCCGGCTGCCACACCTGGCCGAGCATGTACGCGGCGGCGAGCCTCGCCCGCGACCGCAGCAGCCGCGCCTCCCTGCCGCCCCCGGCGGCGAGCGCGTCCGCGTCCGCGAGGAGCCCCGGCAGCATCTCCCGCAGGTCCCCGAACCGGGCGGCGAGAATGTGCCCCGTCGCCTCCCTCATGCCAGAGGAGACAGCCGCCTCGTCCGGCTCCCCGCCGCCTGCGTCGTGCTGCCCGGCGGCTGCGAGCCGCACCTGCTCCCACGCCTCCGCGTCGCCCGCGTCCGGCGGGTCGGCGTCCGGCTCGCCGAGCAGCTGCGACGTCTGCACGTTAAGCACCTCGGCCAGCACCCTCACCCCGGGAAGGCGCAGAGACGGGTAGGAGCCTTGCTCGATTTTCTTGACCTGGGACAGCGAGACGCCAGCCTTCGCGGCAAGCTCCGGCTGCGTCAGGCCCCGGCGTTCCCGCGCGGACGCGACCCTCTGCCCGACGGCAGCCAGCGTGATATCGTCCATGTGACCTCGTTCGCTGATCTGTGAACCCTAGACAAGTCCACAGTAGCGCGCGAGGTCTAGTCTTGCCTGGCAGTGATGCTGCTGTTACTGCTGGTGCGCGGGTATCTCCGCCCGCCATGCCCCGTTGCGGAGCTGAACGCCCCCGTCCGACCCGTACGCGGGCAGCCTCCCCTCTGCGATTCACTATGTTTCATATGCCCGGATGCCGTCGATTATGTCCGGGTATGGCTGTCCTGTTACGGGGAGAGATAAGCGCATTCGCATGCGCATTCAGATGCAGATGCGAATGGGCGTGCAAGGTGCCCCCCTTTACCGCCACGGCTTTCTACCCAGGGAAGTTTTTGAATGAAGGGGCTTTCTCCGGGTTACCCGCCGCACGGCTCCCCATCCGCCTAATGTGGCTACAGGGGGGGACTGCGCCCGTCCCCCGTGCGAATGCGCATGCGGAGGAAAGATGAGCTTCAAGCCGGTAGGGGAAGCGGCCCAGGACAAATGCCTGCACTCCTGGGGCGGTGATCATCTCCGGGCGCACCCCCGCATGCCCCACCTGTGCCTCCTGCTAGACAAGGGGCATTTGGGGGTGCACCAGTGCGCCGCCTGCGAGGAGGAGGAGTTGACTGCTGCTGCGGCCCCCCGTGATCCGGGCACCGGTCCCCTGCTTTGAAGCGCGCCGTTTAATCTTCTTTCCCGCAGGCGGTGCACTTGTGCTTCCCTGGATGCCCCTTGTCCAGCAGGCACACGTGGAACATGCCGGGATGCTGCGCGATATGATCATTGCCCCACGCATTCAGGCACTTGTTCTGCGCAGCCTTCCCTACCGGCTTGAGGTTCTGCTTCCCCCCGGGGCTGCCGCCGCGCTTGTCGCCGCCGCCCGACCCCGCTTTCGGGCATCCGTTGAGGTGCTGCCCTTTCTTCGCTCCGCAACTAGAGCATTCCCCTGCCATGCGAACAGCGTAAGGCGGTGAATCTCCGCAAGAGGGGCGATCTCCGGGAATTCAGCCCGGTCCGGGCTGCAATCCAGCACCCGAAATCGTTTTTGGCACCGGAAAGAAAATGGGGGTGCGTGCCGCTTGTGCCAGCGCTGGCAGGGCCGTGCCGGACGGGCCGCCGCCGTCCCGCCTGCCCGATAGGCTTAGACCGCGCGCTCGCGCCTCCCTCTTCTTCCCGCTAGGAGCCTCCCTCTTTTGGATGCCCCGGTGGCGGCTGCACTGTCGCCTTCCCTTGCCCGTCTCGCCATCGCGGTGACGGGCGTGACGGGACCGGCGGGGGTGCGGGACAGGCTGATCCTGGCGGAGGCGGGGGAACTCCCGGAGGGGGATGCGTATGCGCTCGGCGTTGACCTTGACGTGCTCGCGGGCCTGCTTGCGGGACGGTAGGCACGTTTGCGTAGCCCCCCTTTACAGGGCGTCCCCTTCACTGTAAAGTGGGGGTATGCAAACGACGGACGGCATCCTCAACCCGCTCGGCCTCACAGTCTGGACCGAGCGCCCCTGGGACCTCACCCCCTACAACGAGGCACACCGCCCGGACGACCTCGCGGCCATCACCGCGAGCATGGAGGCGGACGGCTGGCAGGGCCTTCCCCTCGTCATCGACGACCGCGGCCTCGAGTCCGGCGGGCAGCTCCTGACCGGCAGCCACCGCCAGCTGGCCGCAGGCGAACTCGGCATCGACATCCCCCTCGTGTCCGTCACCGAGATCGCAGACCGGGCCGGGATCGACATCAGCGCCTACGACAACGGCGAAGGCCAGACCGACTGGGAGCAGTTCTTCGCGGCGCTCCCCGCCGAGATCCGCGAGCAGACCGGGTTCGACCTGTGAGCCGCCTTGCCGCGGGAACGGGCGGATACGAGGCCGAGCCGTCCGAAGCCCGCGCGCTCGCCGCCGCCGAGCTGGAGCCGGTCTTCGAAGGCTGGCCCGGCGACCTCGACGCCCAGCTGAGGGCGATCACGTCCAGGCTGGTCACCATGCAGGCCGTCGTCGACATAATCGCGGCCGAGCGGGCGCGGATCGTCGCCGCGATGCACGCGAATGGCAAGGGCAGGTCCTACCAGCAGATCGCGGACGCGCACGGCATGTCCCGCGGGCGCGCGCAGCAGCTCGCCGAGGCCGGGCGGAAAGCAGGCGGCTTCCGCGCCTCCGAAGCCGGCTGACCGGGCATGGGACGCCCCAGGCTCACCGGGTGGGAGCCCGCGTTCCTCGCCGCGCTCGACGCGGGCGCGACCGTCGGCGAGGCCGCCGCCAAAGCCGGCGTCAGCCCGGCAACCGTCGACAAGAAGCGCTGGGAAAGCCCGGAGTTCGCCGCCCGGGTCGCAGAGGCCAGTCCCCGGCTCCGCGCGGCGGCACGGAGAGCCGGCCCGCGCACGTTCGGCGCGGACGCGGCGGCACGGGTGCTGGACGGGCTGCGGCGCGGTCTCACGCTCAAGCGGGCCTGCGAGGCGGCCGGTGTTCACAGGCAGACGGTAATGCGCGTTCGGCGCATCGACGACGAGTTCGACGAGGCGGTCGTCGCCGCGGCGGCGGAAGGCGGGGGATCGGCCGTGTCGCGGCTGCCGCGCCTGGCCTGTCCCGGCGAGTGGTGCGGGACGGCAACCGGGTACGACTACGGCTGCTCCCGCGATCCCTGCCGCGCGGCCGTCACGAAACGCGAGGCTGCGCGCCGCCGCCGCCGGGTGCAGCGCTAGACCCGGCACCGCCGCGCCTGATCGCGGACCCCGGCGAGGACTAGCCCCCGAACGGCCTGACCGTGATCTCGTATCCCGGCACCTGGACGGCGTGCCCGAACACGATCCTGAAGTTTCGGACGGCGTCGTCCTCGGTGGTGACGACGTTCATGAGCGGGAATTCCCTGCCCGGTGCCGTTGCCGTGATCTCCACCGGCCGGGTGCCGGGAGGCGGCAGTTCGGGGAAGAGAACGCAGTCCTCGCGAAGGTCCACGAAATCCACGGTAAGGCGGGATGCCGACATTCCGGGAAGGGGTCAGCGCCTCCGCCAGCGCCGTGCGCGGAGCCTTCGCTGATACTGGCGCCCATCAACGGCGAGCTTCCCGCCGCCGCCCCGGCGCGGCACTTCCCGCACCACCCGGTGATACGTCATCACGGCCAGCAGGGACGAGGCGGCATCGGAGGGCTGCCACTGCACCCTGACCGCCCACTCGGCCACCGTGCGCCGGACCTGTTCCCGCTCGCGCTCCGAGAGCATCCCCGCAGCCGTTTCGATCAGCATGAACGCGTCAAGCCACTCGGTGAAGCTGAACAGTCCCTCGCGTGACAGGCGGACGGCCTCCTCCCGTATCGTGCAGCCGGCGTTGCCGGGGATGACCGTGCTCACGCGGGCCTCGCGGTGACGGTGGCCCCGGCAAGGTCCCAGCCGGCGTCGGGCGGGCAGGCGGCGGCGGCGAGCGTCATCGCCCGCGCTGCGGCCCGGCCGGGGTCGGCCGCGGTAACGGTCGCCCCGACGCGCACGGTCCTCGCGTCCGCCGCCCAGAAGACTTCCGTGCCGGTGACCGCCGGGTCGTCATCCTCCTGGACCTGCGCGCGGCGTTCCGCCCTCCGGACGTCCTCGGAGCGGATCGGGGCGGCCATGCCGAGCACCACGGTGACGTCGTACCGGCGGACGGGCAGGACCCTGGACCGCCTGCCCTGCTCCAGCGAGATCAGCCCTTCGGCGGCGAGCATCCGCAGTGCCACGCTCGCGGTCTCCGCGGACACGTCGTGCCGCTTCCCCAGTTCGACCCTGCTCGGCACGGTCCCGGTCCCGGCGTAGTCGCCGCGCAGGATCTCCTCCCGGAGCCGCCGTGCCACCTCGACGGCCGACGCCGCGTCCCTGGGCGTCATGAGCGCTTCGGCGAGCTGTGGATCGTCACCCGCTACATGGTAGGGATCACCGAGTTCGGTGGGTAGCACGCGTTCCCCCTTGACTGTGCCGCGTCATCGTCTACTCTTCACTGTGTAGGCCACAATGCACAGTTAATCAAGTGGAGCACCCGATGACCGAACCGCCGCCCTGGTACGCGGGAACCGCCGCCCGCGCCCCCGCGCCCATGACCGCGCAGGATCTCGACGACTGGTGCGCCTCGGTCGATGCCGGGTCCGCTGTCGGCGGGACACGGCGGGGCGAGACCCCCGAGTCCGTCATCCAGCACGGCGAAGCCGTGATCGGCGTCATCAACGCCCGCAGGAGGCGGGCGTGAGCGCGGGCGCCCGTCCCGGCGGCATCGCCCTGCCGCCCCTGAGGTCGCCCGCGGACCTGGCCTGGCAGGACGACGCCCCCTGCACGCAGGCAGACCCGGAACTGTTCTTCCCGGAGAAGGGCGGCTCGACCAGGCAGGCCAAGCGGGTCTGCATGGCCTGCGATGTCCGGGCCAGATGCCTGGAGTACGCGCTGGCGAACGGCGAGCGGCACGGGATCTGGGGCGGGAAGACCGAGCGGGAACGGCACCGCATCGCCGCGGGCCGGCCGCGCGGGCGGAACGGGCTGGCGGCATGACGGCGGCGGCGTGGGGCGGGTCGTCCGCCGGGGTCATCGTGATCGGGGTGTGCGCGGTCCTGCTCTGGTTCGCCCGCCGGCATGCGCACAGGATTCACCAGCAGGCCAGCCCGTGGCTGTACCGGCTGCTGATCTTCGGCATGTACGTGGGCGGCTGCGCGGTCGCCCTGACCGCCCTGGGCGGGTACGTGATCGGCTTCGAGATGTCCGTCGCGGGCCTTCTCGGCGGGGTCCGGTCCGGTGCCGGCTACGAGGTCGCGGTGATCGGCGGCTTCGTCGTACTCGGCGCGGCGCTCGCCGGCGCGGTCCTCGAGCCCGGCCCTGCCGTCGCCTGGTTCGCGCTCGCCGTCCCGTTCGTGTGCGCCCTGTCCGGCGGGCACCTGCACGGCGTGCTGACCGTGTTCCCGGTGACGGAGTGGGCGTCGCAGGTTTCGCAGTGGCTCGGCGGGCGGTGACGGCGTGCACGGCGGCGGCCTGTACCTGTTCGCGCTGCTGCTCATCGGCGTCCCGTCGCTGTTCGCGGCCCGGATGGCCTTCCGTGCCCGCGCCCGCAGGGGCGGCAGGCCCGCAAACGGCGGCGGTCTCGTCTCCGGGTGGCTCTCCCACCGCCGGGCGCTCAGGCTCGAACGGGTCAGGCACGAGAACGCTGCGGCCCGTGACAAGGCGAAGCACGAGCACCGGCTCAGGGAGCAGGCGGAACGGGACGCACGGGCGGGGCACGCCGGCGACGGCACCCCGAGGCGGACCGTGCGGGGGAAGGTCGTCCGCCTCGGCGACGGGCCGGCGGCTGGCAGCGCGCCGCCCGGCGCCGCACGCCGGCCTTCCCCGCCGCAGGACGGCACGCCCCCGCCTCCCGGACCGCCTCCGGCCCCCGCGGGCACCGGAGGACCGGAACACCGCCCGCACCTGGAACCCCCGGCGCGGGGCGCGGAAAGCCGGGAGGGAGGCTCTCCCGGTACCCGCCCCGAGCCGGGCCTAACCGCACCCCCGCCCCTGGAAGGGAAGATCGTGAGCACGCAGCCCGCGTCCCAGCACGCGGCATCGCAGGCGCCCGGCGTCGAGCAGGCAGTCGAGGGGATGCGCGTCATCCTCGCCCACGCCATGTCCGGCAACATCCAGTCCAAGCGGGCCGCCGTCCTCGCGCTCGCCGAGGTCAACCGCAGGTCCGGCCTGGTCGCCCTGACTCTCGCCCGGCACATGGCCGAACCAGGCCGGCACTACGGGCCGGAAGTCACCGAGCGGGTCGCCGCGGCATCCGCCCACTGCACCGCGTCCGCGACCGTCCTCGCCGAAGCCGACATGGCGCTGCTGATGCTGCTGAACTCTTCCCTCGCCGAGACGATGGCGTCCGGCCGGCAGGTCCCGCACCACGACGAGCTGTCCGAGACGGGGAGCCGCTGATGCCCGCCGCCGTGGAGAAGCGCCCCGCCGGGGACGTGGTGCACGTCCCCGGCATGCCCGCGCGGAAACGGGAATCGGAAGCGCTCCCCGCGAAAGCGTGGAGGTCGGCGCGCCGCAACAAGGCCGTCTCGGTTCCCGCCGCGGTCCCCGTCGTGACGTGGAGCGCGGCGGAGATCATGCACGCGTCCGGCACCGGGTGGGAAGCCGCCGCGGCGGGGGCCGCCGCGTCCGCCGCGGTCTGGTGGCTGGCCCCGCACAAGTGGACGGACAGGGACGGGAAACCCCGCTGGCCCGAAGTCTGGTATGCCCGCGCCACCGTCGCCGTGTTCTCCGCCTGGACGTCCGCGACTGCGGTCGCCGGCCCCGTCTCCCTTCCCGCCGCGGTCTCCCTCGCCCTCCTGTCGGCCGCCTGGGGCTACCCGTACTGGCGGCACAACAGGGTCCGCGGCTCGAAGGACAGGCGCAGGCTCCTCGAGGACTGGCGGCAGTTCTGGTACGGGCATTCCTTCGCCTGGGGAGTCGGCGGCTCGAACGTGATCGAGGCCGAGGAGAAGCGCTCCCAGATCCGGCTCCGCGTCCAGCTCATCCCGGGCCGCCAGTCCGCGCACAGCGTCACCGGGTCGGTCCACCTGATCGAGTCGGCCCTCCAGGGGTACGCGGGGATCGGGAGGGTCCGCGTCGAGCCGGTGCGGGAGAACGCCAGCCAGGTCGACGTGTTCATGAAGCGGGAGAACCCGCTGCGGGAGACCGTGGAGTGGGACCCGTCGCTGGCGCCGGCCTCGGTGCACGACACCGCGCTCCAGGGCCTTGACGAGACCGGCGAGTGGCGGCGCGTGCCCCAGCTCATCTCGTCGTTCGTGCTCGGCGCGACCCGCACCGGCAAGAGCAACGACCTGCTGCTCCACGTCGCCCAGCTCGCGGGCTGCCCTGACGCCCGGACGGTCGTGATCGACCTGAAGAGGAGGTCCGCGCACGCCCTGCTGCCCGTGCAGGCCGCCGACTACGTGATCACGACGGTGGACGAGGCCCGCGCCTACCTGGCGATGGTGGAAGCGGAGATCGCGGCCCGCTCGGCGGGCGCCTACGACGGGGAGGAGCAGCTCCGCGCCACCCCCGCGACCCCCGCGGTCATGACGTTCTGCGACGAGGTGAACCCGCTGGCGTCGGCCGCGGGGGGCGACGCGGCGTGCGCGAGGCTGCTCGCCGTCATCGCGTCCCAGGGGGCGGGGCTGGCCGTGTTCCTCCGGGTCTACACCCAGTACGGGGCGCTGCACGAGTCAGTGCGGTCCGAGCAGGTCCGGATGAACCTTGACATGCGGGTCTGCTACCGGGTGAAGGAGCCGGACCACGGCCAGTTCGCGATCGCGAACTATCACCTGTTCGACGCGTCGAAGCTGGAGGAGAAGGGCACGCACCTGCTCCAGGTGGGGAAGGACTCCTACCCGGAGCACATCCGCGCCCCGCTCATGTCCCATGACCTTTTCCGCGCCGCGGTGCCGGAGGCCCTGGAAAGGCGGGGTCCCCGGCGGCAGCTGATGCTGTGGTGCGGCGCGGAGCCGTCCGTCGTCCCGGGCCTGACGTGGCAGGAGTGGTGGGATCGCCGCTGGCTCCGCCTCGACCCGCGTTTCCGTGAGATCTCGCCTCAGTACGCCAGCGCCGCGGAGGAGTTCGGCGAGCCGGAAGAGGCATCCCCTGCCCCTGCCGCGCCCCCGGCTCCCGCCGGCGTGCCCGGTGATGACGAGGACGGCGCGGCGGCCGCGGCGCGGATCGCCGCGGAGACGGAAGGCCCGGACGCGGAGCCTGTTCCCGGCGCGGCACCGCGGGCAAGCGAGATCACGGCGCGGAACCAGGGCCGGTTTTTCGCCCTGCTCGCTTCCGCTCCCCCTGGCGGGGCCAGGACGGCGGACCTGACGGCGGACTCGGGGGTGTCGTCGGGCTGGGCGTACAACACGCTGAACCGGCTGCTGGACCGGGGCGCGGTGACCCAGCCGGGACGCGGCCGGTGGGCGCCTGTCCCGGGCAGGGACGGGGCGGCGGAGGCTGCGGCTTTGAAGGCGGGCGACGACGCGCTGATCAGGGGGGCGGAGGGCCGCTACCCGCACCTGCGCCCCGTCGGGTGACCACGGGCTGTGACGGTTTTCCATTTCTCCACGGCGGACCGTCCCGGCCCCCGTACGCGCGCAGGCGCGTGCGCGCACGCGCGGGGCAGTGGAAATGGAGAAGTGGAATTCCACGGTGGAAAACACGGACAGTGACCGGAGCGGGGGAGCCGTGCGGTTCCCCGGACGTGATCATGAGGAACGGGAGACCATGACAGGCATGGCAAAGCACTCGGCGCCCGCCGCAGCTGAAGACGGCAGGCCGCACCGTGACCGCCTGCTGCCGGTCCTGTTCCTGATCGTGGGGTGCGGCCTCCTCGAGGTGTGGGCGTCGTGGCTGACGCTCGGCAGCGTCTCCGGGTTCCCGAAGCTGGGCCGGATGACGACCGGGTGGATTCTCCCGGTGACCACGGAGGCGTACTGGTCGATCGCCGTGGTGGCGTGGCTCGCCGACCCGGCCGGGCCGAAGTCGAGGAAGTTCGCCATGTGCACGGCCGGCGTGGTGTTCGCGCTCAGCCTCGCGGGGCAGGAGCTCGGCCACGTGACTGCCGCGTCGCACAGGCCGGCCCCGATGGGTCTCGTCATGTTCGTGACCGCGCTGCCGCTGGTCGCGGTGGCGCTCGGCGCGGTCCTCATCCACCTCCGGCAGGCCGACCGGGAGGAAGCCGGCGTGGCAGCGCGGGCTGCGCGCGAGGCCGCGCGGCGGGCAGCGGAAGATGCCGCGGCGGCCGATGAGCGGACGTGGCTGCGGCGGGAACTGGAGGCGCTGAGTGCCCGGCGGGACGAGGACGTGAGCGCTCTGCGGGCGGAGCTGGACGAGGCGGCGAGCGCTCTCGCGAGCGCCCGCCGGGATGCCGCGGAATCGCTCAGGCGAGCGGAAGCGCTGGAGCGCAGGCTGTCCGCCGCGAGCGATCGCGGCAGGCCCCGCAAGGCGCCCGCGCCTGACGACCGCAAGAGCGCTCAGGCAGGCATCAGGGACGGGGACCTTACGACGGAGCTGCTGGCCTACATGGAGCTGAAGGACAACCCTGAGATGCGGAAACCCCGCAAGGGCGGCGACCTGGCGAGGAAGCTGGGCGTCTCCGGCGCGACGGCGCGCAGGTACCGCGAGAAGTTCCTGAACCCCGACGGATCGCTCAGGGAGCTTCCCGTCGAACCGCTCGCCAGTCAGTCCGGGTGAGCGATCGGGCGAGCGCGCGCCTGAGCGATCCGTCCCTGAGCGGTCGGTGACCGGTGAGCGCTCGCGGGGATGCGCGGCCCGGGTCATTCAGGACCGCGTTCAAGGTCATTTCGGGGGCGGGCGGACCAAGATCGTTTAGCCCGGAGCAAGATCGTTTACGGAGGGAGGGTTCAATGCTGGCAGCCATCATCGGCGGCGTCCTCGTCGCCGCGGTCATCGCCGTCTCGGCGTGGGCGGTGTATCACGAGAGCCTGACGGTTCCGCCACGGGGTCTGCGGCGCCGCTGGCGCTCATAGCCCCACTCCGGGATCGTTTAGAAACGCGGCAGCCCGGCCCCCCGCATCGTCGCGGGGGACCGGGCTTTCGTCGTCAGCAAGGTCATCTTCGGGGGAGGGCAACCTATTTCCCACATCCCTATAGGGATGTAGCGGGCGCTGCGGCCGATTCCCTGCCCTCGATCCGGGCCACCCCGTGCTCGTCGCACCATCCCCAGCCCGCTTCGGCGAGCGGCCCGTTCCCCGGCGGGGACAGGTGCCCGCAGGCGAGGACGAGGTGCGGCCTCCCCTTGAGCCTGCCGTCGCGCAGTTCCGCGCAGGCACGGCCGGCTTCCAGGCGTCCCTCTTCGGCGGCTTCCGCGCGGTGCCAGCGTTCCCGCTGCTCTCGCGCAGCGTCATCGGCTTCCATCGTGTTCTCCTGCCTTCAAGATCGTTTAGCCGGGGGAGCGGCCCGCCCCCGGAGGGGCGGGCTGCCCGGGTTCAGGCGGCCCAGGCGAGGCGGTGCTTGTCCTCGCCTCCGACCCTGACCGCCGCTTCCCGGTCGGCCAGGGTGAGGTTGGACTGGCAGGACTGGGGGACCAGGTCGACGTGCCCTGCGGTGTAGAGCCGGGTCATTTCGGCGTCCAGTTCGGCGCGGGGGATGTCGGCGAGGGCTTCGCGGATGATCCGGAGGCTGGCGTACTGGGTGCCGTTCTCGGCGGCGATGAACTTCGCGATGTTCCTGATCCGGTCCGCGGTGGTCCTGGCGGTCATCTTCGTTCCCCTTCGCCCGTTGTTCCCTGCTGACACTCTTATTCTTGCCTACTTTTGGCCACATGTCAAGCCGGACGGGAGAACTGGCTTTCGCTATTTCCCTGACTTCCTCCTGCGCCGCGTCCGCGCCGACGCGTCATCGTCCGCCACCGGCGGACGGCCCATCGGCCACTCGATCCCCCACGTCCGCAGCGTCCGCAGCGGCACGCCCAGCTCCGCAGACACCTCCTGCTGCGTCATGCCCTGAGAAGCGAGAAGCCGGGCTGCCTGGACCCGGCTCTCGTCACGCGTGCGGGGCATCAGCCGTAGATCTCGGCGTCCAGGTCGCTGGCGAACGTGCCGTCGTCCGGCCGGGAAATGCCGGACAGGGCCGACGCCGCGATGTCGCCGTCGTCCCAGACGTGCCCGTCCGGGCCGCGCAGTGCCGTCGCGCCGTGCTCGCGGGCGAAGTCGAGCATCCCCGCGTTGGTGTAGCCCTGGCGGTCCTCGGTGTGCCCGTCCTTGTAGGTGAGGGTGTAAACGCCCGACTCGTGCCTGCGTCCCATGATCGTTCTCCCTGTCTCGTTCCCTGCCGACACTCTTATTCTTGCCTACTTTTGGCCACATGTCAAGCCGGACGGGAAAAGAGAAGATGATCTTGAAAGCCCGCAGCCGAAGATGATCTTGAAGAAGATGACCTTCGAGGCCACGCCCACGGCACCTCTCGCGCGCCACGTCGACACCACCCGCCCCGGTCGGTGATCATGGCTGCATGGCGGCACGGCAGCGGTACCAGGCACCACCCGTCACGGACGGGGAACAGCGGGAATGCGCGCGAGGCCCATGGTGCTCGGCCTCCACCCGCGACGAAGAGGGCACCTGGCATCCCGCCCGCTCCTACGCCCCGTTCTGCCCCGCCGACACCAGCAAGATCACCGCCGACGCCGAAGCCCTCCCCGCCGCCTGGGAACGACTCGCCGCCCGCATCGGCGACCCCGTCCGATCCGGCCACGCGATCCGGAGACCGCCCGGCTCCCGCGTCCTCGTCGACCCCGAGCACGACGCGCTCCTCCGCGAGACCGCGGACATCACCGCCGGGTGGGCCGCCAGGGTCCGCGCCGTCCCCGGCCTCCGCCTCGCCCGCC